TTTACCAAATTCTACTATATTAGAGAAAGTAAGTATAGGGATGTTCATGAGTAAATCTGCATTACCCATTTTTAAAACATCCTCATCTATTTTCTTTTTATCATTTTCATAATTCTCAATTTCTTTTCTAGCTAATTCTCTACCATATTCAGTATCTCCATAATCATATTCTATTTGAGCCATTCTTTGATTATGAGCAGCTTCTGCTAAAGAATATTGAGATTCTCGCATTTCAGTAGCATTATTAATAGCTTCACTTCTACCCTCATTAATAGCTGACATTAAAGCTCCTGCTCCAGATAAAGTCCACTTAGCATTTCTTATTGCAGTTCCTGCACTTGCTCCTCCTGCTAAAGATAAACTTGCAATTAATTTAGGAAGCTTTATTGCTTGAAGTCCCATAGAAAATAAAGCACCACTATAATAAGCACCTACAGCAAATCCCAAGTTCTTTATAAACTTATCTCCTATAAAGTTAGCACTAAAAGTAAATGGGTGTTCAGATTCATATTCAGTATAATAATTAGGTAATACTTTCTCTGACCAATCATTAATATCTTTCATTGCTTGAGAGAAAGAATTATCCCATAAACCAGACCACCTTCCTTCTGCTATAGCAGTTCCTATACCAGCTACTAATCCTAGAGTACCATCAAGAAATGTAGTACCTGCAAGTATAGCTCCTTTGGCTGTACCTGCTGCAATTTTAGCATACCAAGGTTCATTATTAGCTCTTTCATCTCCTAAGTTTCTAAATTGATCTTCATTAACTGCACCTTGATCAAAGATAGACTCTCCATAAGGAGTATCACTTTCAGCTAATTGAGAAGCTACAGTTTGTTCTGCATTTGCTTCAGGAGAATAAGTAGAAATAGGAGTAGACATTCTCTCATTTCTTCTCAAGAAATTAGCAAATTCAGGATCAAAAGCTTCTATTCTACTATTTCTATCTTGATTTATTTTATTTTGATTTTGAAGTTGTCTATAATTCATAGCTCCAACTTCTCTTATATCTAATGGTTTCTGTTCTTTTTTAGATGTTGTACTTGCCATAATTTAATTATTTAGAATCCAGTAGTTTCCCACTCTTGTGGTTTTGTTTTATTTCTACTCCAAATTTGAGATTGGTACCAAGTAGCTTGTTGTAATAAATCTGCATATCTTTGTCTCATTTCAGACATTATATCATTATAATTATCTGAATTTGTATCAAGGTTTTTATATCTTATGAAATTACCATTACTATCATATACAGGATACTTGTTTCCATATATAGCTTGTTGCAATTCTGTAGCAGACCTCAAGGTACTGGACATATTATCTATTGCTCTTGGATGAACATTAGCAGGAAGCATATATCTTTTTACTGTACCATCTTTAAGTTTAACCATTACAGTATTACCATAAGCCGAGTATCTGGAAGAGAGTACTTCAGCATCTTCTAAATTTTTCGCTGATGCAGATTTATCAGTTCTCTTAAATGTTTTACTATTGCTATTGAATTCTGCTTCCCATAATTCATTACCATTATCCAAAGCATTTAATACCTTCTTCATAGCTTTGCTCCCTTCTTCTACATCATAGCTAAATTCAGTAAATTTCCTAGCATCATATCTAGTATCTCTAACTTCTTTAGCTGCTTTACTAAAGTCGGTCCACATTTTACCAAAACTATCCCCTCTAGAAGCTTTCTTTTGAAGTTTATCCATAAATACTCTAAAGTCAGAAATTCTATTACCCGCTCTCATAGATACTGGTTCTAAGGTGCTTCCATAACTTCCTACAGGCTGTCTGTAGTTTTCGTTATATGCTTTCTTACCAGCCTCGTTCATCTGAACTTTACCATTTCTATCTACATAGAAATATTGTTTGTATCTATCAAAGTCTTTAAGCATTTGCTCTCTTTCTTTAGCTTCTTCAGGAGAGTAAATATTCATAGGATTAAGAGCAGCTAAAGCAACTCCAGGGTCTTTTTTATCAGCATTTGCTAATTCATGTTGGTATCTAAGTTTAGCTATATCTGCTCCATAATCATCTTTCAAATATTGCCACTTAGATTGTCCTACAGCATCATATAAACCTAAATTACCATAATACTCGGCTTGTTTTAAAGCCTCTGCATTATTCCAATTTCTAATACCAGAAGCTCCTATAGCATTTTGTACTAAATCAGTTAATATTTTAGGAGCATCATCAGATTTTTGAATAGCTGCTAATACTTCATCTGGTCTAAATCCATGTTGCTCTAATGTTCTATATTGGAAAGGTAATATCTTTTGCAATTGTAATCTTGCAGCTTTACCTTTTTCTCCTGCATCTCTTAATTCTGTAGATAATGCTTTAGCTCCTGCACTTACTTCTGCTGCTAATTGTTTACCCGAATAATTAGCAAAAGTTAATTCAGGATTATTCATAAACTCTCTAAGACCTACTTGACTAGCATCTCTTGAGAACATCATAGTATTATCTTGTAATTTAGCTTGTTGTTGAAGAGCTACTTGTGCAGCTCTTTTATTATAAGCATTTTCAATAGGAATAATTTCTTTAGCATATCTATTTTTCATATTAAAGAAATTCTGTCTTGAAGCATTATTTAATCCTCTCATAGCTAAATCATTAGACATTTGTTCTAAACTATCTGCATAATTCTTATATTGCTCATAAACATCTCTGTCTTGCTCTTGCCCTTTTAGTCTCTCCCAAACAGATGCCTTATCCGCTATTTCAGAATACTTATTCTCCAAATCTTGATGTGCTTGAGTAGTCATTAATACTGGAGCTAATAACTCTTGATAACTAAAAGGTTGAAATTGTGAATCTATTACTAAATTATAATTAGCCATATCCAATATTATTTAATTGTTAAATAACCTCCATAAGCAGCTTTGTTAGCTTTCTTTTTAGCTTTTGCTGATTTCTTTTCAGCTTCTTGTCTAACTGCTTCCCTTTGTGCTGGGGTTAAATCATTATATCCATTTTTATATGTTATTTCTCCATTATTTCCTATGCTATAATATAAACCAGGATTAGTATTAACCATATTAGCAGAGAAGTTTTCTTTTCCTATATTACCTAAACTATTAAAGAAATTACTTAAATTAGCATTTATAGCAGCCTGTCTTCTTGAATCAACAGTGTCCTTTAATTGTACAGCAGCTTGTATTCCTGATAATCTTGCTGAATTAGCTTTCATCCTACCTTCAGAATTATACATAGCAGCTTTAAGAGCAGATTCACTATTATATTGATTAGTTGCCCTATTAAAGTTTTCTACTTGTTGTCTTTGTGCTAAATTATATTCTTCTGCCTGTCTAGCTAATTTACCTAAATTACCTAAATAATTATTATCAGCAGCTAATAAAGAAGCAGTAGCTGTAGCTCTATTACCATTACTATTATTAATTAAAGCTCTTCTTGTAGCTCCTGCTTGAGCATTCAAATCATTAATATAATAGTTTCTATCAAAAGGAGTATAACTAAGATAATTACCTATAGGATTAGCAGTAACTCCTTCAAATTTACCAGTATTATTAGCAGCTTCAAGTAATGAATTATAACCACTATAATCAGGTTTACTAGCTATTGATTGTATAGCTCCTATTGCCGAGCCTACTACAGGAGCATATCTTAACCAAGTAGCTTTAGTATTATCATTATTATTATTTTGTTTAGCCCAATCAGGTAATTGTGAGTTTTTAGAAATATATTCAGGAAGAGGCTTAATATTATTTATATTTAAAGGACTGAAAGAATTATTAGAATAATCATAAAAATCATTACTTTTTGTATAAAGATTGTTTATATCTTTGTTATAAGTACCTTCCATTGTCATAGGTCCTCCAATATCAGGATATATATAATAATCAGGAATTAGATTAGTTTGATCTCCGTATCCATCAAATAAAGTTCCTAATTTACCTCCTCTAGCGTATTGTCTTTCTTGTTTTTTCATTTCTTTCTTTTGTCTTATAGATTCTTGAAAAGCAGCAAGTCTTCCCATATTAGCTTCAAGACCATTTCTACTTATAGGATCATTTGGTCTTTCTTCAGATTCTTTTTGCATTTGTTTAGCAGCATCTGCAAAAGTCATTCCTTGCTTACCTTTTATTTTATATTTTTCTCTTATCTTTTTAGGAACAGGTATTCTATTACTAAATACATAATTATTCCAAACTACTTCTCCTTCTTCAACTAAATTAGGAATACCTTGTTGATCAACTCCCATTTGAACTCCTTCATTAGGATTTTCTTCATGAGTACCTCCCTCGTTAATTATCTTTAAACCATTTGAGAAATCTCCTCCATGAGTTTGTATATCTCCTCCTAAAGCTGCATAATTAGCTGCCATAGTATAATCATTTAAAGCATCTACAGATGCAGTTTTATTTACCAAGCTTTGTGTTGCCATAGCATTAGCAGCATCAATTTTAGCATTTAATTCTTTTGCTTTTTTCTTAGCCTTGGCATTACCTGTAAGAGCACCTACTATTCCTGACCCTAAACCAACAACACCTCCAATTACAGCTCCCCAAGGACCTCCTACAGAAGCACCTGCTGTAGCAGCAGCACTAGAACCTCCTAAAGTATTCATTACTTGTCCTAAAGTATCGGTACCTCTCATGTCTTTCCAACTAACATGGGAGAGTTGTTGTCTATTAGCCCACTCATTCATTAATTCATCATTAGTATTAGCAGTAGGGGCAGTACCTTTTACTTGGTCTATATTAGATTCTAGTGCAGAAGTATCTGCTGTTTGAGCATTAGCATAAGCAGCCGAAAAAGCACTAGTAGCTCCTCCTACTACTTCTCCAATAGAAGCAACAGAGCTTTTGGCATCTTTAAATGAATCTTTTAAAGCTGCTTTAGATTGTCCTCCCCAACCAAATAAGTTAGGAGCACTATCATAATTATATTTATTATTCTTTATTTTTCTCATATAGCTATATAATTTATTTGCAAAATTATAAATAAAATTTTAATTATACAAGTAGTTAAACACATTTATTATAATTACTAAGTTATTTATTATATAAATAAAGGAGAATCAAATTAATGACTCTCCTTTAAAATTATAATACACCACCTAATGAAGTAGCTAAATCAAATACTGAATATCCTGAGACTTTATAAAAATTATTTCCTATAAATATATATTGACAAATAAAACTTGGAGGTAATAAAGATAAATAAGTTTCAGAAGTTTTTCTATATGCTACAGGAATATCATAAGAAACCAATTCTGTAAATTGGTCTTCATATTTATATACTTTTATATACCAAATATATGCTATAGTATCATTAAAATCTTCTTTATTGAACACACTCCTTTTAAAATAATTTTTAGTATTTGTATTATCTTCTCTTAAATCAGCAGCATTATTAATTGCTATAGTAAAAGTCTCTCCATTTTCTAATGTACTCATATCGGGGAGCACAATATTTCTTACATTTTCATCTACTGCATTAAGAGAACTAGACAATACTTCCTTATTATTATTTATAGTAGTTATTTCTAAAATTGTTTTAACAGCATTTATAGCTCCTTTCATAGTAACATCTCCATTAGTATCCCAAGTAATATTACCATTAGCTACAGAACCACTACCGTCAGCATTAAATTTAGAAGCACCCCCATTAATAGTTAAGTCTTTAGAACTTAAAGAACCACTTAAATCTACTTTATCAGCTATTACATTAATTTGGTCTGAAGTAAGCTCTACATTACTTGCTACTACAGCTAAATCATCACTATCTAATTTAACATTTTTTGCTACTATTGCTAAATTATCTTGGTCTAATTCTACGTTACTTGCAACTACTTTTAAATCATCTGTAGATAGTTGCACATTATTAGCTATTACTTCCAATAGAGCATTAGATACAATTACATTTTTACCTATAATTTCTAAATCATCAGTAGTAAATTTACAATTCTTAGCTACAGTAACTAATTGATCGGTAGTTAAGTTTACTTTACTTGCTATCCACTCTAATTGAGAAGTACTTAAAGTGACTTTATCTGCAATAGCCTGTAAACTCTCTGCTGTTAATTCTATATTCTTAGCTACTGTAAGTATCTCTTCAGAAGATAATTCTACTTTACCTGCAATAATCTCCAGCTCATTCTCTGTCAAAGCTATTTTACCTGCTATAACCTCAAGATTAGCATAAGTTAATTCTACATTAGCTGTAGTACCTTCTTGAGGAGTAGACCAATTAGATTCTGTGCCATCACTATAAAATACTTTTAAAGAATACCAAGTATTATCACCTCCTATAGGAGTAGAACTCCATCCAGTAGGAGGAGTAAATACTTTATAAGTAAAGTTATAAGTACCTCCAGTAGGAGTATCAGGTATTTCCTCAGAGTATTTATATATAACAGCTACATAAGCTTGTACTAAAGATGATAATAAATCGCCACTTACTTTAATAGGAGTAGACCATGAAGTTTCAGAATCATCACTGTAAAATACTCTAATTGACATCCATATAGTAGTTCCTTCCGGGACATCGGAACTCCATCCAGTAGGAGCTATAAATTCTTTAGTTTCAAAATTATAACTTCCTCCTATAGGTATATCAGGTAAACTATCTGTAGCTCTATAAACATATTGAATCCATGCAGATACTTTATTGCTATTTATATAATCTTTAATAGTATCATAATCAACTACAGCATCTTTACCATTAGGAATACCAAACTTAAAATCTATAGTACTTTTATCTGTAAGTTTGACAGTAACTGCTGCTTTATCAGAACTATAAGCGGAAGCAGTAGCTGTGTCTATAGTTTGAGTACATGCTTTTAAATCATCAAGAACATCAGTTAATTTCTCATTATTGTTAGTATAAACAGCATCAGATGAAGTTACAGGATATATTTCTGTAGTATCACTGGAGCTATACCCAGCTAAATTTTTACCAAATAATTTCTTTATTATTCCCATAATTATTCTAAGTATTGAACACATAAATCATGTAATACAGTCTTATTAGTATTTTCTCCTATTTGAGAAAGTTTAATATAAGCCCAAGGATTTCTAATTCTATCTCTTGAGGTTCTGTAGTCAGGTATTTGAGCTTTTAAATCTTTAGTAGTGTCTACTATATTAGGAAGTTCTGCAATAGTATTATTAGAATTAATTATAAATCCAAAGTCACCATAACTAGCTCTAGGAATATTACATCTCCAAATTCTAAATTTTCTCTTTAAAGAAGAAGGCCTATCTAATATATTTTTCAATTCAGAATGGCCTATTTGATATTCATTCCAAACATCTAAAGTATCAAAAGGCTGATAAGTAGAATTATTGCTATCATAAGTTAATCCATTAGAATCAAAAGCATCTGCTCTAAATTCAAGATTAGTGAATACTTTATCAGTAAGAGGATTTTCATTAGCAACTATTGTAGTATAAAAAGGTTGGAATTTACCAAAAAACATATTATAATCTCCTTCTCTATATATCCAAGGATATGTTTTAAAATTATAAGAATCATATTCCCACATAATACCTTTGTCTTTACATACAGTAAAATAAGGAATATTTTCATAACTATAGAAAGAAGCAAATTGATCAATATTCTCATCTAAACCTAAACAATCTTCTTTACTTATAAAGTAGACCATTCCATTTACATTATCATAATAAGATACAAAATTATTAAAAATTTTGGGATTCCAAATACTCGTATTTTTTAGTTTATTATTAAAGTAAGATACAAATCCTTTATTTTTAGATACATTAGATATATTATCTTTAAATACACAAAGGTCTTTATTAACATCGTCAATAAAATATAACCCCGAAGGAGTATTACAAATAGACCATTTATTATGACATCCTACTTGATTACTTATATATCTTTTACCATTTACTTTACCACTATTAGCTATTTCAATAGGTACGCCCTCAGTAGTAGATATTTGAGCTTGTTCATTATAAAGTATTTGTGCTACTCCAGTATCTTGAAAAGATATAATATTATTATTCCATCTTCTTAATGCTCTTACAGGACCTTTATCACCATCTAGGTCTAAAGTACTGGCTACAGTAATATTAGTCCAAGTGTCTACTAATTCTCCAAGTGTTTTACTTTTAGTCCAAGTAACAGTATTTCTAAAGTGATCCAAATTAAATTTATTAGGATTTATAGTTCTGTAGGTAAAGAAGTTATTTCTTTGACTATATACCATGTTTACTTTATTAAAGTTTTCCGTGGTAATAGCAAAATTAGATAGTTGTCCTCTATTTCTATCATATCTACCATCAATATTAACTCTTGTTTCACACATGAAAGAAATAATATCTGTAATAGAATTTTGATCTTCTGTAGTATAAGGATAAGTTTTTACACAATCATATCTCTGAAAATAAGTATCTCCTTCAGTCCATTCTACAGTAAAAGAGCCTACAGCTTCATCTAAATCATCTACTAAAGATACTGCCTTACCAGCAGGAAGCCATAAGTTATTCTCAAAAGCTTCTTCTGTTTGTCCTCCAAATCTATTTTCTACATTATCATTATATAATTCTCCTAACCAAAGAAATCCAAATCTATCACTAAACTCAATTGTATCTTGAGATACCCCTGCACAGTTGCCCTCAGTATCCCAAAATGGTCTATGTGTATCGTCATAAGCAGCATAATATGGATCAACATAACTTATACCCTCTACAGTACTGTCAGCATTAAGTCTGGTAGGTAAAATTCTTTGTTTATTTGTTGTTGTATAATTTAAAGCTATAACTGCATGTATAGGAGATTTATATTTTATTCTAATTGGGTCTACACCATCAGTAAAACCTTCACAGTATTTTTTATAATATTCATTATCATCCATTTTTTGTGAAATAGAAGAATATAATTGATGATAGGTAGCTGAAGTGTCTATAGTAGTAGCTGAAGACAAAGAGGCTCCTATAACTATTGGATAACCATCTTCGATTAATTCTCTAGTATTATAAGTAATTACTTTATCTACGTTACCATAATAAGTTAAAGCACCTAAATTAGAATTCTCAGGTTCCGGTATTTTGACCATTTCTTGCTCATTAGAACTAAAAATAGTTACTCCAGAAATCCCTGTTTTAGTACTACTTCCTTTTTCATAAGCATTCCAAACTAAATTAGAGTCATCTTCATCCTCCTTTTTAGAGAAATAATGAGTCCATGCAGAATATCTTAAAATGGATCTTCTATTTTTATCTAGCATTGCACTTCTACTACCAGAGGTATCGTTAGCTCTTTGATTATTTAAAGAACCGTTTCTGTGCCAAGGATAAATTACAAAAGAGGTACTTATTTTATTAGCATTATCTACACTACTATTTTCAGTATAAATTTCATCAAACCACATTGGCATAGCAAGCATCTGCTTCCATCCTCTAATAGAAATATTGTTTACTTTACACTCTTCTTTATAAAAACCGCGAGTTAAATACTTTGAATAAGAACCCCCAACATGATAAGTTAATTGAGAAGTAGATGTAGTTACGTCTACATCACTATTCTGAGAAGTTAAAGGAACATATCCTATAATTCTTAATTTAAGATTTGATTTATCAATTGATTGTACTTCATCATCAAATTCTATATCAGGAGAGTGCATTGTAAATATAGATTTATCTACAAAGAAGGAATTTTTATTATTAGCTACAAATTGACTAAAATCTGATGTCTTTAAACTAGTGGTATTATTGATTGAAAGATTAGCTACTATAGGAGTAACTTGATTTGGTAAACCAGATACTCTAAGAGCATACTCTGGAGCCGATTGTATTTCAGCATTTGCATTATCTCTTCCTGTGATAATGTCATTGTGCATATAAGCAGCATATTTACCGCTATTTGAAGGGTCTAATTCTGTAGAAACACCATAACTATTTGTAATAGTAACTTTCTTATTTAATATCGCTCCATAAGGAGAATCTAATCCTGGTACTTTAGTTAAGTTATTTCCTATATCAGATCCATCTCCAGCTTCTCCAACATAACTATTATTAGTAGAAGCAAAAAAAGCAGCAGTAGGTCTTACAAACCAAGAGCTTTGAACAAAAGGAGTATTAGTAGCTCTATCTCCTACATTATAAACTGTAGGACAAAGAATACCTTGACAAATACAAGTTCTTTCATTAATATCAGGAAATACTATTACACCTCTAGCTTTAACATAGTTATTATCAATTAAATCTTGGATAATACTTTTATCATCAATAGTTAATTTGCCTTTAACTAAATTCCAAGATACTACTGAAGAAGGAACTCCCATAGCAGTAAGTCTTCTCATATTATTAGCTATATCTACTTCTTGATCATTTATAAATATAGCTTCAGACCATTTACCTGTTCTATGTTGAAACTGAATACCAAATCTATAAGTTTCACCATATTTAAATGTAGTAATCTGTCTTGAGTTTTTATCTAGATTATTTTTATGATAATATACTGCATTAGGTATTGTAATATCATTATCTTCTTTATATGAAAATGTAAGCTGTTTACCTTTAAAATAACTTCTTACATCAGAATCTATAAGCTTTCTTTGTAGTTTAATATCTCCTAAAAATAAAGTACTATCCTTATTAGCCATAGTACCAAAGATAACATCTTCTCCTCCTATATATAATAATTCAGTATTATCTATTATGTCTCCTGAGGTACCATTATCTACATAAGTAATAGTATCTCCAGTAACAGCAATATCTATAACTCTTTTACAAGTAGGGGTAGCATCTATAGATGTCCTAAGAATAGAATAAATACGAAGATAATCAAAATTGGTATCAGGATTGGTAACAGATATAGTAAAGCTATTAGAGCAACTATCCTCAGGACTACCTCCCCTATCACTATGAGCAGTATAAAACAAAGGTGAAGTAAAAAATATATTAGATTCTTGACCATATTTATCATAATAAGATAAACAATATTGTAAAACTCCAGGAGCAAATATACCTCCAGCAGTATCATTTTTATAAATATTTACAGACTCTTTTAATTGTAACTTTCTAACAAAATCAAAAGAATCATCATTCCAGTTATCTCTTACTGTTGAAGAAGCAGCTATATTAATAACTCTTGGAGGATTTAAACCATCAGTCCAATATACTTTTATAATATCATCATTTTCATATAATGGTATTGTTTCTATAGGATATTCTACATCAAAACCCAGCTCCCCTTCATATAATAACAAACCATTTAATTTGTTGTTATAAAACCATAATTTATAAATTCTATCTTTATCTTTAGCATTACTAGTATTAGACTTAGCCCCTGCTGTAAATATTACTATAGTATCATTTATTACTGCTTGTCCTATTGGAGTACCATCAATATAATCCCCTATACCTTTAATATCAGAGGCTAAAGTTCCTTTTTCATTAGTAAGAGAAAGAGTTACATTGCCTTCAGCTGAAGATACTCTTATATTTTTATTTTCATAAGCGTAACTTTTATTAAAGGATGCTGGAGAAATATCTCTTTGCATTCCTGTAGTTTTGTATATAGCTTTCTTTAATTCCATAGTTATTGTACTTTAATATATTCTCTAGTACCATTATTTTTAAATCCATTTCTATGATCAGAAACTCTTTGTACTAAAGTATTCCACATATTAGTTATAGATTGCATTTGATCTATTGTAGGTCTTACTAAATCTGATTGAGCTTGCCCTACATACCAAGCATATTGTTTTTGAGTATTGGCTAATACATTATAAGATATTTTACTCATATCATATAATATAATAAACCATTCTTTTTTAATATATAATTCAAGAGCTTTAATAAAACTACTATTATCAGGTATTAAAGGAAAACCTTCTTTATCTAAAGCCATAGCTTCATAAGCTATTTCTATTTCTCCTTCTTTAAATGAAGTAAATATTACATTACCCTGAATTTTATATGTCTCATCTTCTATTTTATTTTCTATTCTTTCATTATCTAAATAATGATTTCTACTCACATGAAAAGAATCAGTTGAATATCTTATACAATGATTATGATATTTAACTTGTATCATTTCTAAATAATCACAAGGTAATAAAGCTCTATATTCTTGTATATTAATGTTTTCTGTTTTTTCAATAAATAATTGAGGCATTCCTACAATTCTTATAAACTCTACTGCATAATTAACTGCTCTTTCAAGAGTTAAATCATTCAATAATGGATGATTTAATATATTATCCATGAGTTGTCTTATACTTATATAATTATTCATCTATTTTAATATTAAGTTTATTTTTCCAATTTTCAACGAAGCCTTCTCCTATTGTATTTTTAAATATATCCCAATTATTTTGAACAAATCCAGATATATCAAAAGCATTGTCAATAGCTTTACCATATTTACCATATAAACTAGTCTTTCTAAATATATCCGTAGCTCCTGCAAACCCTAAACCTTCTAAACCTATTTCTACACTATTATCTATAGTATCAAAAGTATTATTTGAATTATATAATTGAATACCATCAACTGCCATTCCCACTGTTTGAGAAGCAGGAGCATATTCTTTCAATTTAGAAGCAACATTTCCTAAATTAGTAGCTACAGAAGTACTTAATCTAGGAACTTTAGATAGCCACTCCATTCCTTGTGCTGTAGCTCCATATAAAGCAGTGGCGGTTTCTACAGCATTTAACCATTTATTATAATCTTCTTGTTGCCTCTGTCTATATTCTACATTTTCTTGATGAGCAGCATTATTAGCATTATTAATTCCTTTAGCTACTGCTTGCCCACTTTCTGCACTACTTTTTATAGAGTCCAATATAACATCCTTATCATGTTGAAAAGATTCTGAAGTAGAAGCTCCTGTTGGATTATTATCATATTGTTCTTTAGCTTTTTGAGCTGCTTGATTTATTCTTTGATTTTGATTTATATCTGATTGTCTTTGTCTTAAAAGAAGTCTTATTTGAGTATCATTATAATTAGGATATTGTTCTCTAAGTTGGACTTCTAAATCCCCCCCTCACCAAATTTATTATATGCTTCTTTTATTGTTTCTAAAGAAGTAATACCATTAGACACTCCTAATTTCATCATAGCAACCTTATCAAATATAGATAAATCTTTCCACATAAATTAAAATTTAAAAGCATCAATTTCTTTATTTTTAATCTTTTCTTTGATTCTTAATTTAAGATCTCTTACAGGAGTAAAATACATAAAAGTTTTATTTGTATAATCAGCTTTTACTCTATTATAAATAATTTTAAATATTTCTTCTTCCTGCATTTTAATAAGTGTTCTATTCTTATAGGCTTCCTCATCTTCATACCATAATTTAATAGTTTTATCCCAATCTACTTTAAAAGAAGCTTTTATTTTACCATTAACTATTTTATAAGAAGGTTCCCATTTTCTAAGTTCTATAGTACCCATTCTATTAGGAAAAACAATATCATAGCCTTTAACAAAGGCATCAGCAAATTTTTTATTCATTTTTCTTATAATAGAATAGAATAAACTTTCTGAAATAGGTTTTCCAATATTAAACCATTTGTTTTTTCTAATATATTTATAAGCATCATAAACACCTAATGAACCACTTATCTTAAATTTCTTTTCTCCATATACTTTTTTTATTTCCTTTTTAAAATCACTTAGACTTTTTTTCTGCTCCATAATTACTTAAATCGTCTTTAGCATTATTTTGATCATCTTGAGGTTTATATAAAGCCCCACTAAGTTCTTTTACAATAGATTCAATTATAGTAGAAACAAGAGACTCTTCAAGGGGAAATACTCTATCATATAAATCACAATTATTATTATCATCGTCTTCACATTGTAACTCTGAAGCAGCTTCAGTGTCCTCAAATATTGCATTCATTTTAATTTTCTCTAAATAAAGATATTGAGGGTTTGAAGATTTAAGGTATAAATAGTTATCTGGTCCTATAGAAGCATATATAATATTCTGAAGATATTTATTATGCCCTACATATCTCATTCTTTCTCTTGATACAAAAGTAATTTCTCCTAAGTAATAATTTATAGGAAATACTTTAGGAGTTCCTATAGTCATTATATTAGGAATTTTTACCGAGCTTCTTAGAAAAGAACCTCCTTCACAAGGTTCCCCGGAAATAGCAGGGACTTCTATAAGATTTAAACAAATAGATTGATAATTACTTAGAGCTACACTTGATCTAGTGTTATTACTAGAGTATCTTGTAGAAACATCTAAATATTTAGTTCTAAGTACAGCTCCTCTATATTTATTAGCTAAAAATACTATATGCTCTTCAGTAAATACAGAATCATCTGAAATTACTTTAAGTTCATCTAGTACCATATATATTAATTCCCTATATGTCATAATTATATTTATAAAAAAACTCTTGTGCAAAGATAAATAATAATTATCAAATACACAAGAGTCTTAATAGTTTTATATATATTAATCTACTATTTTATTTATTGATAACAAGGTCATCAATGTCTTTCTCATAAGAATCAGAAGTTTTAACCACTTTAGTGTTTTGAATCTCTTCTATATTCTCTTCATTTACTTTAACTCTATTAGCAAGCTCAGTAATATCTCCTAAATGTAATTTATTCATAGTTGTATTATTACAATAATTTGGATAAGGAACTAAACATGAAGTCCCAAATATTTTATATAAAGCTTTCTCAATTAACCTATAGTCTTCCTCAGTAATTAGTCCTCTAAAGTCGTTATATATAAATTCTTGTATTGCAATTAAAAACAATAAATTAAATACATCATTATAGTTAGTATATCCTAAGTTCTTTAGATTATTAAAGTAACTTGTTATTGAATTATAAACTATACTATCCATTGCAACTACAAGTTTTTACATTTACTGCATTAGGTTTTAAATCCTTAATAAATTTATTATAAAGTTCTATAGCTTCAGCATAATGATCTGTATTAATACTTGTTTCTAAGGCTTTAAATTGAAGAAATAAATTAATAAAGTTCTTAGGAATAGAACATGAATTATATATTTCTTTAGTATAAGCCATTATAGAATTATACAAAGCACAAGGATTAAAGGTTACTCCAAGAGTATATTCATTATCCATTCCACAAGGAGTATCTGAAGTAGGAGTACCAGTTGCTTGCACATAAATAAAAAACATATTATTAGACAGGGAAGGTAAAAAATCACCTACACTTAATTCTAATCTATAAGTTTTAATATCATCTCCTTCTTGAGAAATATCTTTAAAATAAATTATAGAGGTACTAGGACCTCCGTCTTTATAAGTATCTTGAGTATCTATTGAAATGGACTTTAAATAAACATTATCATAGTATGGCTGACTTCTTACAGACACATCTATAATTAAATATCTACCATCAGGTGTAATGCGTAATTCATTGAATTTTACCATACTTATTAAAATTTAAATAGAAAAAAGGGGAGAGACGAATCCCTCCCCAAAAAAGTATTTGTATATATTAAAGAGTAGCTACACTCAATCCTGATGCAGTATTAATAGCTTTAATAATATTATTAGTTAAAGTATTAGTATCAGCAGGAATAGCTACTGTGAGAGTCTTTTCAGACTTCTGAACATCATGATTATCGCCTATACTGTAGTAATGAATATCAATGAAGTTATAAGGTTTTGAAGGATCTACAAGATACTTGGTAGGAATTACATTAGGCCAAGAGATATTTCTATAAATATCACCTCTCTCACCCATGAAGAAATACTCAAGATCAGCAGCCTTTTTACCATTATTAATAGTGTCTTTTGAAGTAGCAGATTCTACAGTTCCCCAAATAACTTCATCACCATCTACTACAATAGTAGTAGGATTAACATCAAAGTAAACAGGAACCTGCTCCTTAGTACCTAATACCCATTCTTGCTCAGCTTCATTAATCTGAATACCTGTATAAGTACCTGTTAAATCGGCTTCTTTAGTAGAATTATCTACGGAAACTAAACCTGTATCAGTAACCAAATCAAAAGTTACTAAAGGAACTAATTCTCTACTAAAGTTTTTTACAAGAGAAATAGCTAATTTCTTATAAAAATCTGAAGCACTCATTCCAGCATAAGCATGAACAGCACCATGTTTAAAATAGTAATCTTCATCAGACATTCCCAAGAATTGTCTAAAAGAAATTCTTAAAATATAATCCTGACCAGAAACAGGAACACCTCCATTAACTTCTGAATCAAGAGTTACTTTAACAGATTTTAAAGCATGTGCCATAGAAGCTGCTTTAGTGACTGAAACTGAAAGAACCTTATCAGTACCTACAAGGTCACTTCTCATAGAATCTACTGCTCCTCTATACTCAAAATAGAAGTATTTTTTATCTTTATCACTTCTAACTGCAATAGATCCTGCATCATCTGTAGCTAATACATGTTCTGACTTTAAAGCATTTGCTACATAAAACTGTCTTGCCTGGTTTACACTGTACACCATTTTTAATCAAATATTTAATTAAACATTTTTGTTTCCTGTATTTGAATTCTTATAAGTCTTAGAAGCTATAGCTAAAGCTACTGCATTTTCTAATATCTTTTTATGTAATACAGGATTTAATTTACACTCTGTTTTTATATTTTCTCCTTCTATTGATATATTATCAGGAAAATCATTAAGTATTATTGGGGTAGGATTGCTTAAATATCTTACTAAGTATCTTTGGATACTCTTAGTAGATACTAATTCAATTAAACCTCCTCCAGCATCTAATCTAATTACCCTTCTTTTACTTGGGCCTCTAAATGGGTTTCTATTAGTCTTTTGAAAATCATTTTGAGTTGTTGCTACTACATCTACTCCAGTAGAAGTATTACAATCAGAGTAATCAAAATAAGCAGATTCGTAAGTTATAAATAATAAATCATTGGGTAATTTAAAAAAAGTAGAATTATCGGATACCCCTAAATGATTAGGATCCTCATTTAAAATAGTTGTTTTAACTAAAGGTTCCAAATATCTTCTTATTTCTTCTGTTTTCTCAAAAGAGTTATTTTCTTGATTATTACCATTATATAAACTTATAACTAATTCTCTTTGTGCCTTAGTTAAGAATACTGATTTTTCATACTCGTCTAAAGCTATTGTTAAATCATTAGATGCTCCAAAAGGTAAACTTTGATTATAACTATTTAATAATACATCAAATTCATTGCTAAATTCTTCAGTAGTCATAATTAACTATTTCTATTATTACCGCCACTAGATACCATACCTAAATTAGTTTGGCTATTAACACCTAATGCTATTTGACTATTTAAATCAGCAGCATAACTAGCTTTAGCTAATTCAACGGCTCTTTGCAGTATTTCTTCATGTAATTCTGAAGGTAATTCACACTCTGTTATAGTATTTATTCCTGCTATGGAAACATCCCCTAAATCAGCTAATATAATAGGTTTAGGTTTTTTAACATATCTTAATTGATAAGTTACTTCACCACTAAATTTACCTATTATTTCTGCTATGGGCAACTCTACTATAGTAGTGGTAAATGTTTTACCATCATTACCAGAATCTAAAATATATGTAAATTTAGAAGGAGCTTCAGCATTTTCAAATAAATCAAGATGTCTGGCTACTTTTGCTACCTTAGAAGTGTGTTTTTTTATATCTATTATTTCACTAGCTTTTTTAAAGCCTTCTTTAATTATTTCAAATATACTTTCATCATCATCATCTTGACTATTATAAACAGTAATAGATATATTATAAGTTGTATTAGTAGCATTCCATCCTGCACCTACTTCTATTTTAACATACCCATAGTCATTATTATCTGATTTAAAGCTAATACTGCTTGCAGTTACTACTGTTTCTTCTGTAGCATAAGATTCATCCCATTGTCCACACTTAATAGTAAGAGATACATTTCTTTTCTGGTCTGCCCAGGTAGTTATAAAATTGTAATCACAGCTTGTATTATCTACATATTCTTGAAAATAATTACAATTTTTCTTATCAGTAAACATTCTCCATACTTCCTTTTTAACAGGATAAGCATAAGGTTTTAGCATTAATCTTTGATACTCTGAATATATCAAAGGAGTAACAGCAAATTGATTTTTACCATCAAATATTATCTCATTTACACTCAAGAAATAATCTTTAGGAAATACAAATACTTGACTTCTTCTATCAATTTTTGCAGTATCTTCTATTCTGGTAGCTACTTTATTAACATTATATAAATTAGAAACTCTAACTAAAGTAGAAAAATCATATTGTCTTTTCTGATTACCGTCAAATCCTTCTACTGTTTTATTTAATCTAGGATTAAAATATGCTTTTAATACTTCATCTTGAGCTTTAGTTAAGAATACTGATTTCTCATACTCATCTAATCCAGGAGCTTGATTTGAAGCAACATTATTATATAATACATCAAATTCATTAGAAAATTCTTGAGTTGTCATATTTATTATTGTTTAAGTTTTGCTTCAAGCATAAACTTGATTTCTTGTCTTTTAGGAGAATTCAAGTATCTTGCAGCTATGTTTAATGTTGGGTCTTCACCATCTTCACATAAAGGTTGATTACTTTCTCTTAGATACAAATGGTTTCCTCTTTTAGAAATTAAACCTGCTTCAATACTCTTATTGATTAAAACTTTAGTTTTTAACAAAGGATCCGTAATTACAGATAAGAATAGTCTACTATCTCTTTGAATGAGTTCATTAGCTTTTGTTTGTAAGAATTCAATATTAGTTTTTGCTGATAAGGGTCTAGCATCAATTGTTTCAATAATTGTTTTAAGAATATCTTTATCATCTTCAACTTTTCCAAATTCTTTATAACAAGCCATTGTAGTAGTCATATTACTTCTAGCTGCTTTGTTCTCTTCTCCTTCCTCAATAATTACAAATTGATAAGATGCTTTAGGGCTATCTCTTAATACCTTTAGTGAAGGAGCTATGACATCTTTATTAGCTAATAGAATCTTATATTTAATATAATCTTCGGGATTACTTAAATTAAAGTAGTTATCTTGTTTAGTAAGTCTAACCCTGCTAATACCAATATCATTACCATCATCCCAGAAATTATCAATCTTTTTATAAATACTCAAAGCATTATATTCGAGTCCCATAAAATTCTCAAGAAATGCTTTTTCTTTATCTGTAAGCACATTAACAAAAGCTCCTGATTGAAGTCTGGGTACTACAAAGGTTCTAGTAGCAGTTTCTGCCATTCCCCCAGCTAATACATGCTTGGGATTATTACCCCAAATACCATCAATTTTAGGAATATATCTTACAGTAACTCTTTCATTTCTAAGAGGACTTACTAAAGAATCATCATTAATACTGATAATTTTCTTTGAAGATTTAATAGTTTCTTCTCTTTTATTTTCCTCTACAGGAGCCTTTACCTCCTTCATAGGTAAGTCTTCTGATAAATCAATATCAAAGTTTGAATCATTTAATTTCTCTTCCATTTTTGTTCTAGCCATAAAAATAATCTCCTTTTAAATTTTATATATTAATATTTTAATTTATATATTAAGGATTATAAAGGAGAGAGATTTTCTCTCCTTTATAAGTATCCTTAAATCTATTAACCCTGTAAAATATTGGGGATAATAGACATTGTTCTGGTTGGATCTAATACACAAATACCAAGTTGAGTCATCTTGTGTATTACTGCTGAGTCTTCATCAAAGCTCATATATGGGTTGTTCATTGCTCCTGTGAAAGGATTTCTAAGGCCCCCGTTATGTTACCACTAAGCTTTTTATCTTAGTTTCTATAACTTTCTTATTGTTATAGTCCAGCATATATTTTCATCTTAATAAGATGTCGGATACTCTTGGATATATTATATTCTGCAAGCAGGTTCAATATCTATGCGTTACAATGGTAAAACCTTTTAAAGTTTTACTTTATCTCGGTATTCTCTAAAGACTTCCTTACATCGTTCCCCATAACACAATTTTCTAATAGTACCAAATGGTTTATTTAATAATTGTGATATTTTTTTAGGTTTCATATTATAAATAAAGAACATGTCATAAATAGTAAAAAGCTCTTTTTTAGTTAATGTGACACCGTGCTTTTTTAACCCTACTAAAAAAGCATGTCTTTGTTGCATTTCATCTGATGCCCATTCTAAATTTTCTATTCTATTATCTTCTTTATCACCATTAATATGATTAATAGTCCTATAATGATTAGGATTAGGAAGAAAAGCAATAGCTATTAACCTATGTATATATCTATAATAATATTTCCCATTATTATAAAGTCTTACTTGGAAATAACCACTATTTGATTTTCTTCTACCTACTACCATTAAATTACCTTTTTTGTTTTTAATATTTCCTTTATTTGAAATACTATATTCAGGAAATTCTTGTATTACTTTAAATATTTCCATAATATATGGTTTATAAAATTAACTAATAGAGTTCACCGATTTTACCCGATTTTCACTAATATATCACTATATTAGGCAGCAAGTTCATACTGATAGCCTCTATACTCAGGATTACCCTTAATACGACATTTGAAAATATTTGGTTGGTCCATAGAACCAATATCAAATATATCAAATCTATAAGACATTGCTACTCCACCAAGTGGGTGCATAATCTTATTTCTTCAAATTTGTTATCTATAAAGCTTTTTATCTTTATATTCTTACATTTTATTATCATGTAAGTTCAGCATATATTTTTATCCTCTAAAGGATATTGCTCACTCGTGGAGATATTTTATTCTTATTTCTAAGTTTCAATCTCTATGCGTTACACTGACTATAGTTTTTTAGTTCTATAGTTTAGCACGGTATTATCTTTGCACTATCAGAGGTGCATTTCTCTTTTTTCTATTACATTTTATTTTTAAAAAGATTTCACCGTTTTTGAGCAATTTTTCAAGATGAATTACTTCATCAAGCCGCAAGTAATTTTACGGGATCATCGTAATAAGGATCAACCTCTACTTTTAAAACAACTCCATTAGGAGCTTTAAATTCAACAAATTGGAATCCAGCACTAAGTGCATTTGAATGCAAGTTAGATTGAGTTTTTTCTACTACTTTGGTAGAATTATTATCTAATACAAACTGAGTCCAACCTGATACAGTTTGCAATACAGCCTTATGGAATAAAGCTGCTCCTCTTTCACCAGTTCTTAAAACAAAGGTTCTCTGACCCCAATCAAGTTTTGAAGCACTTAATTGGTAGAGTGCATCTTCGATTAATTTAAGACTAAAGGTATTATAATACATGGTATTAGATACCTCCATTTGCTCATATACTTTATGTTATCATAGTAGCTCTTTATCTACTATTTCTTCATATTACTATGAAGTTCGGACTATATTTTCATTTAAGTAATACTTAAACGCAAGACTCTCGTGGAGCATTACTATTGTAATGTTGGGAGTTTTCTTCCCAAATTTTTAGTCTCTTTAAAAGTTCAAAGAGTTTCAATCTCTAGTCTCTACACTGCTTATAAATCTTTAGTTTATAAGTTAGCTCGGTGTTATCCTAGTAGGACTTTCACCGATTTAGCCTTGTTAATTTTAATTTTTTGATTGCTTTTTAAGCAACTAGCTGACCTATATAAGCTAAGCCAGCACCTGTCTTAATTACACCACCAGATACACCAATGTTTTTATACTCACCATTTGCATTTCTGTTGCTTCTACCAAATACCATTGCATTGTTCTTGTACTCGGAGAATTGTTTCTCTACTTCAAAATCAACTACGTGCATCCACATATTTTCAACAGTATGAGTATATCTACCCTCTGTCTCTTTAACCAATGGAATACCAATAGCTAATTTTCTATTAAGAGCTTTACCATCAACTTTGTGTCCAATTCTAATAGTAGACCACTCATTTCTCATAGACACAGGAGCTGAGTATCTTATCTAGATTTTGCATTATAGGCTCTTTATCCTATAAACTTTAATATTATTAAAGCACCTTGGAGTACATCTTCTTCCTTGCTTAAAGCATTAAGGAAGTGGACACTCTTGGAACAATTATACTGTCAAATAATTAATACTTTTTATGCTAATTATTTTATCCTCATGTTCTACTCTCTACACTACTTATTCTAGTTAGGAATAAGTTAGCACGGTATTAGTTATCCCTTTACCGTTTTTGCCCAATTTATTATGCAGCTATTAACTGCAAGGTGACATATTTTAGACTATCACCAACTCTTCTTGATAATGTGCTCTCTACAAAAGCAGATTCTACAGAAAATCTCTCTCCTTCAAGCAATCTCTCAGCGGGAACACCAGCAGTATTATTACCACCTAATTCTACTCTATAGACTGCGTTACTACCTTCAATAGTAGGCTCATCAAGAATTCTAAATTGATAAAGCTCATTTAAATTACCAACGATATACTCACCTTTAGCAAACCAATCTTCACCAAATACTAAATAGAAAGGAGCTGTATTAGCACCTACATTACCACTATCAGCAGTAACTACAGTACCATTCTCATCTCTAGCTTCCAATAATGGAATGTTTCTTCTGGACGAACCGATCACGTCCCAGGTGTATTCGCTGTCATCTTCAAATTCTTTAGTAGGAAACTTATCCAATAAAGAATCAAGTGTTTTACCTTTATAGAAAGCAAGCAATTGTACCATCAAATTTGATGCTTTCTGTGGTGCTGACTGAAAGATAGCACCCATGTGATTCTCTTTGGTTAAACCTTTCCAATGTTGAAATCCAATAGTTTGAAATTTACCTAATTTTCCAGACATAATCTATATAAATTAAAATTAATCATCACGATTAATCTTAAATATCTAGATTCCACCCTTTATGTATTGAAGATTCACTATCTTCACTAACACCTGACATAAATCTGAGATTCCCATCTGAGTCACGTGAAGTGTTATTAAGAGTGTTCTCCAGTTCTCTAAGACCTTTATTTACTTCTTTTCTTATTTTTCCTTTTAATAAGCCATTAAAGTCTTTAAAACCATTAGTAAGAGTAAACACAAGTCCTAGCTTCTTTAGGAACTCTGTACTATTCTCTTTTTCATATTTCTGAATGGGAGTAAGTAATCTTCCCGTATCAGGATCTTTATAAGAAGCACTGGCAATATTTTCATAGATTTTTTGTCTAGTAGCCTTATCTAATTCAATTTCACCAAATACTTTCTTATCTTCAAGAATAGACTTTTTTAGAGCTTCTCCTTGTTCTTTTCTCTTCTGAATAACTACTTCTTCTTCTTTCTTAGCATCAGCAATAAGATTATTATATTGCTCATTAAAGTAGTCTTTATTGCCTTTTAAAGCCTCTCTAGCATCTTCAATATCGGTTCCAGCATTAAGAGATTTTTGTACTTCTCTAGTAGCTCTCTCTTTTGAATAACCTCTATTGATAAAGTCTTGATAAATTAATTGTTTTCTAAGATTTTCTCCTTTATCACTTTCATCTGAAAGTGATTCTTCTCCAATAGAATCCAAATAAGAAATAGCATCTTCAAATTTCTTGATGTCTGAAGTTTCTATTCCTGCATTTAAAGCTTCATCTATTCTCTTCTGTCTTTCATCAAGTGATGCTTTGATTTGCTGTTCAATAACATCTCTAAAATCTTCAGGAGCTTTAATCTTATTAACATTTTCATCATCAAGGTCTGGGAAGATACCTTCCTCCTTCAAGGCTTTGGCAATGGAAGAGTAGAAGTTTTTTGGAGAAGTACCTTGTCCTTTAGGAGTAGGTTCTTCCTGTTCCTCATTATCTTTCTCATCACCTACGCTCTCCGATCCTCCAAATAACTCATCTGGATTGACCTCAGTAATGTTTTGTTTTTGTTTGTTTTTATTATCGTTTTGTGTTGTATCTTCTTCTTGAGAATCATTATCCTCAAGAGGAGTATCATCATCAACAAATAAATTGTCAATATCAGTCTGATTTAAAATGTTTTCTAAACTCAATTCATCTTCCATAATTTTACTTCTTTTTAAAATTACTGCAAAGATATAAAATATTTTAAATATAAACAATAAACTAAATAATTTACTTATACTATATGTAATAAAGTATTTAGTATTTAGGCAAAAAATTAGGGTAAAGTTATTCACCTTACCCTAAATAATTACATAAAAACATGAATTATCTTATTTTCATGTTTACAATCATCATCCATAAACCAATAATTCATAGCAGATTCAATTATCTTTTGTTCTATATCTTCATCAAACCAGTGTTTATAAAGATTTATACAATTATGATATTGAGAATTTATAGCTATATAAACATCATATATAGAAGTCCCTAAAGGAATTGCGTCTCTATATCTTTCAGCAACTTCTTTAGCTTTACATAAAGTAAATCTTTCTCCTACATATTTTTTGCCACTTTCAATATGATACATATCAGATACTATATTTCTAGCTTTTGTCTCTGATATAGTGTGAGTATCTTCATGGTCTATTACAGCTGGATAAACTTCAGAAATTACATTTTCTTTCTTTAAAGAATGCACCTCATCTTCTGATAATAATCCTTTCTGTTTTAGTATTTTTAAAAGCAAAATATCACTCATAATACTATTCTTTAGTTATTAATAATTCTTTGAGAACTTCTAAATCTTCATTATTAAATGCTAAAGTCTTATTTACTATAGGTACATTTAATTTTATAAGTCCTCCTCCTATTTCAATATCTCCTATAAAATCTGTTTTAAATACAAAAGGTTCTGTTTTCATTACAGATTCTATCATTTCTGGAAGTATTGATTCTATGTCTATATTACCTTCAGAGTCAGCAATCAAATTAAAAAATTTCTTAGTTTTATTAAAGTTATTATCAATTATCTTAACTATAATAGGTTTTATAAATCCTATCATAGGATTAGTTTTAGCTATACCATCAAGTTGATTTATAAGAAATTCTTTAATTTTTGAACTAAGTAAATTTACAGGTATCATATTCCATTCTTTATAAATTCTTCATAAGTAGCTCCAGGATTATCTTTACTATACTCCTTGAACTTTTTAAACATCTCCATTTCAATATTGGTATCATTAATTATCTTAGTCTTGAGTCTTTTTATTATCTTTAATTGTTTATCTAACAGCTCTTTTCCTTTATCGGTATTTTCAATTCTAGCTTTAACAAGATTAAGAATTTCAGATTGTACCATTGCTTGAAGCTCTTTATAAGTTTCAGCATACTCACTATCCATTAATAATTTATTCTTTTGCTCATCACTTAAAGGAGAGATTTCAGCATTAATATCATCCCAAATTAATTTAGTTTGTTGAAACTGTTGTTTTTGAGCTTGTATTTGATTCAGCTTATTTCTATAATTCTCCATTAGCTGTATTTGAGCATCAAGATTATCAATAGAACTCATCATTGGATCTCCTCCACCTAATATAACTTGATTGACTGGATACATAAGACTTAGCATTTATTTTAAATAGGAGAGATTTTACTCCCTCCTATTATATTAGATATTAGGTTGTACAGTAGATCCACAACTACAAGAACATCCACTTTGAAGAGGATTAAATAAGTTTCTCAAAGTAGTAGTAGTACCAGTAGTTACATTAGCTACAGCAATAGGATAGAAAGTACTATTAGCATAATTAACTATCTTACCATCATTGCAGCATCTTCTCTCTGCTTCAAGAGCTATACCATTCTGAGCAGCATTATTAACACAGTTAATCTGCATATCAAGAACTTTAGCTCTCCAAGGTTCTACTGCATCAGCTACAGCTTGTTTAGTTTCAAGAGCAGAAATTCTACCTGAGAGTGCATCAAAATTATCTCTTTGATTCTTATAAAGAGCAAATGTACTTTCATTGAACTTCTTATTTAGTCCATCAAAACCATTTCTTTGACTCTGATATAAACCAAAATCACCATCTACTTGAGACTTCCAAATACTAAACATTTGGCTATCAATAGTCTGTCTATCACTAAATCTTTGCTCCTGTTCTGCAAGCTGTCCCTCATAGAAATTAGTAGTAGCTTTTAAATAGTTATCACATCCTTGTTCCCAAGCTTGAAAAGCAGTAGGAGCATTAGTACCATTAGCAGTACCTAATCCACTAGCCATAATATTAATATTTTCTGGCATAGAAGAACTACCTCCAAATAAACCCCAGCCATTACTTCTATTACCTAAAGCTAAAAGACCTAAAGCTGTTCCTGCAATTCCTAGCATTATATTCACATAGAGTCGTTAATTCTATGCAGTTCTCTTATGAACTTCTATATATTACTATATAGTTTAGACTATATCTTCATCCCTATATTAGGGAGTCCCCCATTTCCACTCACTTGAGTGTATGCCTTAGATTCTTCTAAGGACTTACTAGTCGTTGAACTTTCCTATAAAAAATAGGCTTAGCTGCTGATTTTCTTAATAAATTAAGAGGTTCCAGCAATTAAAGGGATTTTACTTGAGCCATAATATTAACCCAATCCAGTACCTGCAACACCTTTTGAAGCATATTCTTTTTTAGTAGCAGACTCGTCTTTTATTACTTCCTTTTCAATAACTTCCATAGTAATAAATTTAATTATTAAACATTTTTAAATAACATCTCTTGTAAGCTTACGGGTACAAAGATATTAATAAAACATTTAATTACCTAATCTTACTAAGGGCACAAAAATAAAAGAGCTAAGTACTTTATAATAAGTATCTTAGCTCTTTGTGATTTATCAACTCATTGCTAACTTAATCTATATATAAAAATACCCACTTAATAACTTAATATTAAGTGGGTTATATAATAGTTAATTAGTATTGTTTGCTAATTTATTTTTCTCAATAAACTTATCAAGATCTTTTTTAAACCATCTAAGTTCTTTAAAACCTTGAATATGCTTTCCTTTAGGTATTTTTTCTTCTCTAACATAGTTGTCAAAAGTAGCTCTACTTATATTTAAGTAAATACAAGCAGTATATTTACTAATACCTTCATCTTTTCTTGAAATTGAATTTATAATATCCAATAACTTAATTTCTTCCTCTTCCGTTAGATTAGAATTACCTGCATCAATATCTTTGATAATTCTATTTAGTTCTCTCTTTATTATTTTTAGCATATAAAAATACTATTAAAAATACAAATACTCCTGTTAAAATCATCTGTAAACATAAATACCCTAAATCATTTAAAGGGATGCCTACGTAATAATCAATTATATTAATTAACCATGTAATAGATATATAATGTAGAAATAATCTATGATACTCACAAAATTTAAATACATAAGAAGAAACATATAGAAATAATAAAGTAAGTAAAGAACAACTTCCTATGTAGCTAAATATAACTATATCTATACAAAAATAAGATAAAATTGAATTTAATAAGCACATAGAAGCCATAATTCCAGGTATTAGTTTTATTAAAATCAATTCTATCTTATATAAGGTTTTATTTAAGTTTTCCACCGCAGCCATATCTTCTATGAGTTCTTGTTACTCCTGCTTTTGCTGTCATAGGCTTTGCTCTTCCTGTCTTATTTGCCATAGTAATAAAAAATTTAAATTGTTAATTAATAGTAATAGTAATGGATTCTCCTCTAGAATGTGCTTCATTTAATTTAAGCATCAATTCTTGAAAATATTGTGTGCTGTTGGTAACTTTACCAACTACATTATTTTTTCCTACAAGAATACAGCCCAACGTATCTGACTGAGTATTTCCTACATGAATTAAAATCCCACTAAATCCTTTAACATTTTGAAGTCTAGGCAGTTTACCGTTATAAGGTTTTGCCCAAGATCTATCTTTAAATTTAGGACTTATAGTATTCATATCAATATTATAAGTTCCTATAGGAATGGCTGTTTCTCCATATACTTTTAATTTCTTAATTTCTTCTTCTTTCATATTGGAGGTTAAGCCTCTGTCAGTATCTTCAAGAGTGTTAGAAAAGAATACATCGTTAATATATAATTTACCAATAGTATAATTAGCTTTCTTAGCTATTCTCTCTACTTTTAGTTTCATTATCAAATAACTTTAAATCCTGTTTTCTTAATTTACAAGTAGCATCTACACAAAGAAAGTGCATCAAATCAAATACTTGTTTTCTTAAATCCTTTATTTCCTTTTCAAGATCTTCATTTTGTTTTCTTAATGAAGTATTTTCTTCTTTAATTTCCTCAAGCCTTTTCTTATTATCCTCTGCAAGAACTTTATAAAACTGTAAAGCTTCCTGCATATTTTTAATCACTGTCTGATCCACTTCAGAATTATATTTTTTCCTAGTAAAAAACCAAGAAGCCCATCCTGAAATAATAGTACTGGCAGCTCCTATTCCTCCTGTTATAATAATACCTAAATCAATCATTTTATTATCTCTATAAATTTTTGTTCCTTTACTTCTATATAGGGATTTTCTTCAATAACATTTACTGCCAACACAGTATGCTTTTTTTGAAATAGTCTTTGTATCCAATATTTTTTAGGAGGATTCACAGTCTCTCTCTTTTTACTTATTGTTATATATTTCTCACTAGTAAAATTAGGTTCAATAACTATTATATTAGGATACCGTAACTTTAATTTCATTTGATACCAGTTATCTTTAATTATAGTGTCCAGATGTATGATATTATTATTAAATATGGTATCCTTAAATATAATAGTATCTGTCCTATTTATATTAGATTGTATATATTGGAGGGATTTTAAATTCTTGTCTTTTACATTAAGTTCTTTTCTTAAAACATTCATTGATGCTAGTATAGAATCTTTTGAATTATTAAGTTGAGCTATTGTAATTTGATAAACTCTCTTCTCTTTTTCGAGACTGTCTAATTCGTGATTAAACGCTTTTTCATTTTGAATAGCCACATCAAGAGTCTCTTTTAAGTTTGCACCTCTTTTATATAATAAATAAATACTTGATAATACAAGAAATAAAATCCCTGCAATTATATACTTCTTCAACATATTTCTTCTCTTTCTTAAATCCGATGCAAAGATAATATAATATTTTCAAATATGCAAGTATTTTAAGTAAAAAAATTATAGTTTATAAATAAATTACTTATACTTCACTTCCTTTTCTGGAGAATCTACAAAAGATTATTAGGGGATCTTTTCAATATAATCCCCTAATAATCAAACAGATAATTATGATAAAAATAAATTTAATAACTTATTCATTAATTAGTAGACTTATACCCAGCCGCCTGCGCTGCTTGAGTAATCTCACTTACAAACTCCGTGTATCGTTTCACAAGTGGGTCGCTCTGATTTCCCAACTTCAACAATACCTGGCTCTTCTCATCACTTGTGAAGCTCTCTTCAATGGCTGCACTCACGATGGATTCCACCGTGACGGGAGTCTGCACCTTATGCACTACATCTGCGCGGTAGTGAGTCTCCTGCTTGCCATCTACCTCCGTTACCTCCTCCTCAATATTAAGAGGTACATTCTTCAATTCACCCCACGGAGTCTCTGTCGGGGTTTCATCGAAATATAATTTTGTATCAATCATAATCTTAATGTATTAATCGTTATCAAGAATACAGCAAAATGCCACGGTAGCAGTTCTAGTTGAATCCATATTAAAATTAAAAGTGTGGAAGTGCAACGGAGAAAGAGTATCGTATGTATTCTCTCCTGTAATCATAGGAGCCATCCACTTGTAACCAGTATTAAAAGAAGTGCTTAGAACCATAATCTGATATATATTATCATAAGCATAGTTTACACCATCAGTGCCTGCGCCAACTACTGTAGATATATTGTGGTCTTCTGACTTATAGAAGTCCTTGTGCCACTTTTGTTCTGTTGTCTTAGAGAGTTTTCGCTCACCCAATTTCTCATAACCACTACTTGTTTCAATATCGAAATTCTCTGTGGTGTTCTTTATGCAGAAATCGTTATTGTTTAAATACAATTTGGTGTAATCTTTGCAGCGGTAGAATGAAACAATAGTATCTGAATCTGCATCAACTTTACAAGAAACTGCTTCATATCCAAATACCCAAGTATCCTTAGAACCAATAGGAATACATACACCTCTCACTACAGGTTGTCTTAACACAACTTCCAAGGTATATTCTTTTACTGTGCCACCATTGGAAAGCGAAGCATTGATTTTACAACTAAATTTTTTAGTGTAAATACCGGTCATAACCCCATCACTAATACCTTGAACAGCTTCCCCGTCTGAGTTATACACTGATTCAAAGGTTCCTTCTGTAGCGTTACTTACAGATAGTTGAGGTTCCATTACCTTAAAGTGGCTACTTCCTCCAAACATTTCGTAACAACTAGATTGTGTAGTACCATTTATATATAGAGGAGTTCTTGACATGTTTATATAAGTGATATTTCCATCGCTATCAATAAGTCTAGCTCCAGTATGTTTTCCCCAGAACACTCCATACGGAGTAATAGTAGAGGAGCAGCCATAACCTAAAACTGAATTTAAATTTTTCGTTCTAAATTCAATGTAAAGCATAGCTTGCATTATTTCCATCGCTACATTATCTAATGGAATATACTTGACATCCCCTTCTTCGGAGTTCTTAGCTTTAACATATTTACGAACTGCATTAGCTGGATATCTCGTCCATGCTCCCTTATTAGTAGGATTCACATAAGAGGAACAATCTCCTTGAATATCAGAAAAATAACCTGTTTTTACTGAAAATTCACCGGTGATATTATCATTTCTTACAGAACGAAAAGTATTATTATACAAAACAGAAACGTCCACAGGGTAAGCTCTTGGCGGAATATAGATAGATTCATCCCCATCATAGGTAAAAAAAGAGTCACTTATAATGAATCTTTCATAAGTCGGGTTAGTACCTCCTAGAATAGCATAAATACCACTAGTGTTTGCCAAAAGAATATCTGCACCATCTGAACCATCCAATACAGCATCACTTCCATCAGAGTACTGGTTCCAATTAGTTTGATTCAACTCTTTTACAACCTTAGCATCTTTTACTGCGGAAACTTTAAAGAGGTTGTGAAATCTCATTTCTTTAAGCAGTTGATCGTCTCCTATCAACTTATGGTAGCCATTCACTCCGCCACCATCACTAGCACCACGGGTAAATTCAATACCTGTGTAGTGCTCCAACTTCTTCAATCCGCTTGCATCGTCAACGGCGGAAGGAAGAATAATTTTCAATCCTAATTTACTCATATAATATTATATTAGTTATTATTACTAGTATATCCAAATTGTTGGTCTAGTAAGGCAAGTCTCTTACTATACCATTCTAAAATGTGCCTTGGAGAATCGTAAACTCCTCCACTACTTGGAGAACCACAAGTATAATGTTTATCAGGAGTTAATATGTCAGAACTTGTATGTTTAGCTGAGCAAACATAAGAATGCCCATTATAATTAACTGCATCTCCGCTTATATACTGTTTATTACTAACCCATTCGCTATAAGAACTATTCTCAGTGTTAATACTCTCATCATACCCATGGTAAGGTAACCCGTCTTCATCATATAAAAGTTTTATTGAGCCTGCCGACATTTTCCAATATACAGGGTCTCTATAGGAGGATTGTTCCCAAAGTCTTGCTTCTTCCTTATAAGCACTAAGTCCTATGCTATTGATTAGCTTGAGTATGATGCGTTCCATAGCAGCTACTGATATAATATCAGCATCTCGGAGTTCTTTCCATCTGTTGCGCACCTCTGTTTTATGATACCACCATAAATAGCTAAAGAACGCGCCTGTCAATATTGTATTTGTCGGTTCATAAAAACTATTTAATCCAGTAACACCCATACTTAATGATACATCTGTATCATAATGATTTGCTGCAATCTTTTTTCCATCGTACATTGTCCACAAAGTATTGTGCCACATAGAATCTGTATTATAGCAATCATTAACTACAAGGAAATAATCTATACAATGAGATATATTATGGTGCTCATTAAATATTGCTATCTTTGCTTCTTCCTCAGTCTCAAATCCCCAATCAGTTAGGTTTTGTTCTGTAAGGGTAGTAGATAAAATAGGACATACATAAGAATATAAATCAAGCGTTTTTCTGACTGCAACACTTCTAGTATATTCCTTCTTGCTGAATCCAAGTGCCGTAGCTTGTTTCTGTGTCAAGTCATTCTCTGATATTATCTCATGTGTTCTCTCATAATATCCCGTCTGTGCATAGTCATTCGGTGAATCATAATCATAATATTGGAATGTGCCATCCGTTTCCTTGCAAATAGTAGTCTTCGGATTACGCACCTCTAACTGTTTCCACATTATATAACTTGGACGATACGTATTATAACTTGTGTTCACTACATCGTGCTTATAAGCTACTATACAATAAAATGTTCTTCTTATAGTAACACTACTTATTTTACCTCCAACTTCAAAATCTATTGTCTCCTCGTCATAGCATATATCTCCTACATTGTAATCTTTATTTTCGTCCCATTTTTCTATATCACCAATGTTTTGAAGATTATTATTTTTAAGGCTCCAAAAATAAGTATTATATCTCATGACTACCCCATTGAAATAATCCCCAAGCAATAACTGCTCACCATTGTTATCATTTTTTGCAATGTGATAGTTGTCCTTATCTTTCTTTAAGTTCCATGTGAATAACCCCCATGGTTCGCCATTATAATAAAGCATAAATGGAAAACCATCTGGGTGTCCCATAGCTTCATCATTGATTTCCTCAGATACATTTTTACAGCCACCCTCTAACACCTCAGTTTCTGTTTGTTTAGCAGCAGAAAGTAAGCTTGACCAAGGTCTTTGGTCAAAATAAGGTCTCGAAAGAGCGATTTCTTCTGCATGTCTATATACTCCCAATGACCGTATTTTCCATAAATCCATTGCATACCCTTTCAAATGGTATCCATCTTGAGGAATCCATCCATCAAATTGAAGAGTAAATGATTCTTTTCTAGCAGTATCGTTATATAAATCTATAGAAAAGTTCGTTTTATCATAAGTGGAAGAAGTGGCTCCTTGCTTTGAAATCTTAATTGGCTTAGTGAAGCTGTTTCCATGCACATCACGGAATGTAAGTGTAGCCTGCACCTCCACATACTTGCTCGTTGGCATACTTCCCTCAATATCCACTCTTGCCAATACCGTTGGCATGGGTAGCTTCAAGGATGTTGCTTCGCTCCAATCACCTGTTCCTCCTTCAAAATTTTCAAGAGTATTTTCAAGAGCAGTAAGTCTTTTATCTACTTTAGTATTAATAGGTTTCTGTTCTTCTGGAAGTCCTTTTGGAATATAAGCTTCGCCATTAGTTCTAGTACCTCTTACAATAAGACCATCTTTATCTGTAGTAAACTCAATAAACTCATTATTCTCTACATTAATAGCATTCAAATCTGCAATACTATTAAACTTCTCTTGTAAACCATCCAGCTCATCAAGTAGCCATTGAGGAAGTAAATTTCTCTGTATATCAAGTTTACCATTAGCTCTCAAGAAACCAAATAATACATTACCGTCTATATCTTCAGTAGCTAGAATATATTTATCATTTTTAAAGTATTGCAGATGTCCTACACTATCAAATAGCTTTTGAACATCTTCTGTAATTCCATGTGCATATTGAGTACCGTCTTTTCTTTTAAAAGCTACAATAAGATTACCATTAGAATCTTCTGCTGCTAAGATATATTCATCATTTTCAAAGAATGTTAGGTGTCCTACATTATCAAAATCTTTTCTAAGAGTATCTACTTTTTCCGTAGTTTCTTTTCTTTCTTCTATCTCTTTTGATAAACTAGTATTTGTTATTTCTAAATTATCTATAAGATTATCAATTTCTTTTTTTAATATATTATAATTTTTAGAATCGGTATTCTTTAAAGATTCTATTAATGGAAGAACTTCTCTAGGTATTCCATGGGGAATATCAACTTCTCCATAATTATTAGTGATTCCTATAGCTAAATTATCATTAGCGTCTACAATAGCAAAAGCGTATTCAGGTAATTCTGCAATTTTAAAGCCTTCAAAATCTTTAAGTCTTGTTTCATTATCAGAAGTTTTAGTCTCATTTACTGTGACTCTATTTTGCAAATTCTCTATATCCTCATTTATTAATGGAACTTTAGTTTCTAAAGAACTTACAGAAGCAGCTAATTCATCAGTAGCTGCTTGTTGATTTAAAGATGCTAGACCACTTTTAGTATTATCATAAGTAACAGCAGATGCTACAGAAGCTCCTCCAGTAACAGCTATATTCTTAATAGAATCTGTATTATCTTCTATTTTTTTATCAAGATTAGCTATACTTGTATCTAACTCAGAACTCTTTTGTTCTAATGTTTTAGTATCTCCTTCTAAATATATTTGTTTTGCTGAACCTAATTTACCTTTGCTGGTTGCAGCATTTAATTCATCTGTTAAATTAATTGCCATACATTAATTATTTAAGATATTACAAAATTCCAGGATTGTAATGTTAAAGTATTAGCAGTTCTATATACTTTATAAGTGCCCCAAGAAGTATTAATAGTACTTACAGCAGTAAGTGTAACATCAAATCCTGAAGAAGTTACTCTATTAATAGTTAGTTCATTAGGAACTGCAAACCAAACATACTGATTATTTTCTGTAGTTATACTAGGATTAAAAGCTACATTACTTGAAGAATATAAAGTTAATGCAGTAAGACTTCCTGATGTTAAAGACTCTAAGAAATTTGCTCCTGCATAACACATATATCTTATAGCACTAGCAGTTTTAGTAGCTCTGTTTTTCTTTTTTACAGTTAAAATAAATGATTGCTTTCCTCCATTAATTTCTGCTTGTGTAGTACCGCTTGAAGCTGGAATATCTGATAGAGTAACAGCATTCGCAGAGTTAGAATATTGAATTAATGACTGTTCATCCCCAACAAAAGCAGATCCTTTACTAGTAACAGTAAATGTTACTGTATGTGTTTTAGTACTCCTATTAAAAGATAAACTTAAATTAGGAACGATTGGCCATTGAGCATCTTGCAACTCAGATACATTTTCAGTTATATCTTGAAATTGTGCTAAAATATCTTCTGGTAATCCAGTAGCTGCTTCTAAAGAATTTCTTAAATCCTCATCAAATTTATCTAAAGTAAGTGTATTATCAGCTATCTTATCACTAGTAACACTTTTATTCTGTAATTTCTCTGTAGATATTGCATCAGTTGCGACTTTATCTACAGTTACAGCCTTATCATCTAATTTGCTAGTTGTTACAGAAGAATTTTCAATAGTCCTACTATTTACTGAATTAGTAGCTAATTTAACATTAGTAACATTATAATCTACTATTTTATCAGTTTCTACAGCTTCATCTGCTAATACTCTAGTATCTACAATAGCATCTTGTAAATTATAATCAGAAATACAAGAATCACTTAAATGAGTATTTACTATACTTCCTTTAGCTATTTTATCTCTAGTTACAGCGGCATCTTTAATTTTGTTTGTTGTAACACTTGCATTAGCTAATTTTTCTTCAATAACAGCAGAAGTGTAAAGTTTATCAGTAGTTACTGCCCTATCTTGTAATTTCTCTGTAGAAACTGACTCATCATCTAATTTACTAGTATCAATAGCACCATCTTCTATTTTTGCAGTAGTAACAGCTCCATTATTAATAATTCTTGTAGTAACCGCATTACTAGCAATTTTAGGCTCTATTACAGCATAAGAATCTAATTTGATAGAAGTAACTGAATTAGCTTTAATCTTCTCACTACTTATAGAATAATCCTTTAAATCTTCTGTAGTAATACTACCATCTTTAATATGCCTTGATTCAATAGAATCATCCTCTAGAAAAGTACCACTTTTAATTTCTTCAGTTATTTCTTCAATAGATTTACCTTCTTTATTAAGTACTGCATCTGAACTAGTAATAGGATATATATTTTCTTTTGATTTACCATTTATAAGTAAATCCTCCGTTAATTGTTTTATTTTTCCCATTATTTATTATTATTAATCATCCGCTACTTTGGTAAATTGATTATCTTCTTCTTTAAAAAAGATAGTATCAAAGGTATTATCCTTTTTAATAGCTTTAAAACAATGTATTTTATTTTCCCCTTGGTCATCATCAATCACTCTAAAATATGTATATGATACACTATCCTTAATAAAAATAATTTCAGCACATACTTTAATATTCTCCAATAAAGAAGGATCTGTAATCTCTTTGTTTACATCTTCCTCACTAAAAATTAATGAAGTACTGATCTCTTTATCTTCTTCCGATAAATTACCTTCTTCAATATTATCAGTATCTGTACTATTATCTATCAATGATTGCCAACCATTAGGACTATACCATTTTAAATCTCCATTATAGAACCAGATGCTGTCTTTATCTGGTTCTACTTTGGATTTAACTATATTAATTTTATTCATTATTTAGTAGTCTGTTTAATTGATTGTTTATTAATTTGCTTTTCTTTTAGCCTAGCATCAGTACTAGCTTTTTGTCTATCTAATTCAAGTTTATCTCTATCTAGTTTTAACTTAGCATCAAATTCTCTAATTTTCTCCATTAGATTAGCTTTAGCTTCTTCTGAATACACTGGCTCTTGAATACCGTCTTCATTATTAGCATTTGCTTGAATAGTAGCAATCATAAGTTTAGTCTCATTATCCCTTATATTTGCTTGCTCTTTTTGTTGTATCTCAGCTTCTTTTTGTTGAGCTTGCATTTGAGCAGCTTGTTGTTGGGCTTCTACTTGTTGCTGTTGAGCTTGCTGCTGTCTCTCTGCCAACTCATTTTCATTCTTCTCAACTAATCTTTGCTTTTCTGCCATTGAAATAGAACTATATAATCTCATAATAGTAGAGAAATTAAGTGTACTATTTTGTAGAGCAGCTTGTGCAAGAGTATCTAATTTACCTTTTAATTCTTGAGTATTATTACTATTATCTACTACTAATCCATAATCACACTCTGCAAACTCATCTCCATCAATATCCATAATTCTAACTGAATTATCAGACATTATATATTGAAATTTCTTACTTCTTCCTTTAAGAGCTATTTTAGCAGTTTCAAGAAAAGCTTCTAGTACTCTTCTTTTTACATCATCATGTATAGTAAATAACCATTCTGTAATATGTGAAGATTGTAGTGTGGATCTTTCTATTCCTCCTACAGTTTCTCTATTACTAACTTGTCCTTCTCTTTGTTTAGTAATTCCACAAACTTCAGACATTTCAAGCTTAATAAACTCTAGTATATTAATGTGTTGTTGAATAGAGTTACCTAACTCTGCATCAATTACTCCACTATTAGCATTATTTAATGCTCCTGATAATACTCCTGTAGAAGCTCCTATATTACCTTCTTTAAAGCTATCAATAACAGCAATCTTATTAGTCTTAGCATAATAAAGCCATTTTTCCATATCCCAACCTTTTGGAACTTTTGCTAAATCTATATTAAGTATTTTTCCCCAATTAGATGCTAATAACTTATTTAATCTATCATGAATAACATCATAATAATAATTATAAGGTTTCATCATATCTACAAGACTAAAAGGCCTAGCATCATTTTGATTGTATATAGAACCTATAATACCGAAATGGCATCTTGAAGGATTAGATAATCTATTGTATTGTACTACTCTAGGTCTCATATTAACATATATATCAGAACCTATTTTAGTACCTTCCCAAGCCTCATTAATATAAAATGTTTGCTCTTCCTCTCCTCTATCTTTATCTATTACATAATTCTCAGGAAAGAAGTTAAATACTTCATCTCCTGTTTGAGGATCATAAGATTTAACCTTTTTTATTCTTCTTCTTGATTTCCAATATACCCTTAGCACTCTAACATTACCTGCTAAATCATAAGGAAGTAGACTACTGCTAATACCTTCTTGAGTTCCCAATGGATCCCAAAAGAAATTATTATCAGTATCAAATTCTTCACCCATCATGTGTGTATTAATAAATCCATATCTCTCATCAATATTATCCATCGTATCTGATGTAGATTGTCCTATATGATCAGGTAATGAATTTAAATACTCTAAGTCTTTTTTAGTAAGAGAATCATAATAAGTATCAATAATTTTTCCAGGACTCCAATAATCTTCAAGTATTATCATATCGGCATCTTCAATTCTATTGGAATATCCTGATTTAAATACTCTAATTTTAAGAGGATTAATCTTTTCAAGTACAGGTTCTCCACCTACTATATCTACTTGATATATTTCTTCTCCTACAGTTAAAGCATCATTAAATCCTTGTTTAAATATGAAAGGAATATTTAACTCTTTTACATAATGATTAAGTAAAGAATTAGCTCTTACTTCTCTCATATCTTGCCAATCATAAGAATAATAATCATTAATCTTATTTAATGCTTGTTCTGATTCTTCTTGAGATTGTTGTTGATTAGACACCCATTCCTGCATCTTTTGCAAGACTTCTTTTTTCTTATTTTCTTCTATTTCAGATATAGCATTTGGATTAGTAATTACAACAGTATAATCAAAGACCCTACTACTTTCTTCTCCTTTAAGGAGATTAAGTTTAGGGTTCATTATAGGATAATGTTGAATTCTATCTGGTACAAATCCTGCTTTAATATTTTCTGGATTAAGAATTAGTTCTAAGTCCTTCATGTGCAATTTTCCATTCAGCAGGTCATAGTTTATTTTTTTATGTATAACAGATTTTCTAACTAGACTATAATTAAAAAAAGTTTTACTGTCGGCAAAATCCAAGTGCTTTTTTCTCCAAGCTTTATTCTTTCTACTGAAAGGTATTTGTTGTGGAGGTAAACTCACTGTTTCTTTTTCCATAAAATATTTCTGTATTTGATGCAAAATTAATAAATATTTTTGAATTATACAATACTATAAATAAAATAATTATATAGAATAATTAAATTAATTACCTATAATATATTTAGACATCCTATTATCGTAGTTATTCTTAAAATAATCATCATTTCCTAGGTAATCACTACTTATAGTTTCTCTAGATTCTGTATTCAAATTACTACCATATAGTATTACTTTTTCTTGTCTATATAACATTACCATTCCTAAAGCTCTAATTCTATCTACATTTATTTCAGGAGTAAAAGCTATAAGCTCTTCTATTAAAGCTCTATTCTTTAATTTATATAATTTTGCTATTTCTACTTCTTTTTCTTCGCCATCTTCTTTTACTATACTATTTATAGGCTCCAGTAGCCAATCTCTAATTAATTGATTAGCATAATTATTAATAGCAGCTGTTGCATTAACTCCATAAGCATTTGAGCCAAAATTACTATACTTAACTAGTTGCTTATCTCTTAAATACTGCGGAGTTTTAGCTAATAAATGAGTACTTTTCATTTTACTGAAATAAGCATATAATCCTTTTTTATTACTTTCATAAAGACACCTGGCATTATAAAATATACATAATAATCTCACTATTTCAAAATTATCTTCTGCAAAAGGCTGTCTTCCTGTATATTCAGCTACTATTTGATCCGTAAATAAATCAAATACAAAAGTTGATGATAATGAAGAAGATTCGGCTTGGTCATTATCTACAGGGTCATGACCTATTATATATCTATCTTCATATACTTTATTATTTTTATCTTTTTCAGGCATACTAAATATCTCTAATGCTCCTTGTGTGGAATTATCTACTCCATATTTTCTAATAGGAGTATCAGAAGTTATTTTATATTCTACTTCTCCATTTCTATTTAATACTAAATTACCTATATAAACATCATCATATATATTAGGATTACTATCTAATTGAGCCAATCTTTCAGTTAAAGCAACTGTAGGAAAATAAGCAGCTTTTACCTTAATAATAGCTTCAGCAGGGGTTATAGGATCTTCTGCAATAGCTCTAAGTACAGATTTAGGATCTGTAGAATTATATTTAACTTTATATCTAAATTTAAGTATTTCTAGTAAAGCTTTTATAACATCTGATACCCCATCTTTATTATAACATCCAGCTCTATTTACATAAGAAGGAAAAAAGAATCCGAAATTAGGTCTACCTTGTTGAGGTTTATCAAATACATTTTTAATAGATAATATATTATAACCTTCTGGACTATACAATAATGTTTTAGCTGAACTAAAATCAGACTCATCTTCAGCAGCAGTTCCTACAAGATACATTACAGCAAAAGTATATTCACCATCTTCTACTGATTTTCTGGTAATATCATAAAGAGAAAGCAGTCCTTTAAAAGAACCCATCTCTTCAAATAAAATCCAACCACGCTTACCTCTTAATTTCTCTGAATCATCTTTAGCAGATACAGCCATTACTTGATTTAAAGAGCCTTTCTCAATTCCTCTTTCATCTTTATAACCCATTTGCCAAGTCATTTCATTTGGAGAATTCTTTAATAGTAAATGAGGGAAAGGAGTATTTTCAAATATAAAATTTATTTCAGGTTTAAATTTTGATAATGTACCATCTTTAGAATCACTAAGATATTCTTTTTGATAAGCAGTTAGTACAGTAATTACTCTTCTTCTAGATTCTTCAGACTCTCCTAAAATTAAATTGTGTGACATTATGGCAGCTAATGAATAAGACTTAGCACAGTTATGTGTTTGAATATATTCTCCTATAAGATAGGAACTATCTGGAGCATCCACAGTGACACATTTACACCTTTGCTTTCCTATATATTCAATATTAGTAATACAAGTTTTTAATTCTCTGGAGTTATGTTTCTCTTCATTTATTTTATTTCTTTTTCTTTCAAGATTAAATAATTCTTTTCCTCCATAAATACTAACTTCATAAGTATCTAAACATTGAATATAAACACCCTCTTTTCTATATCCTGATTTTCTTACGGTATAATTACTATTATACCCAAGACTTCTAGCTATTTCCATAACATCAAAAGCAAGTTTTTTTGATGCTGTATTAAGTACTGGTATGTTGCCATGTATAGTTCCATCAGTATCTAATAATCCTTTTAATATCTCTAGTCTTATCTCTCTACTATTATATTTATATAAGTCAGGTATAAATTTATCTTTTGATTTACTCATCCATAATCCACAATCATATAAATATTGTATATTACATTTTATAGCATAAGAATATTCATTATTTCCTATTTTATATATTTTATAGGGTATTTTATTTATATAATTATCTATATCATTTTTTGCAGATGTAAATATAATTTGATTTTTATAATTAGGATTTCTGAAAGTTCCATCACCTAATACAATTCCTAAAGTATAAGCATCAATAGGTATCTCTTTAAAACTATATTCTACTCCTTTATTTTTTGGTATAAAATAAACATAAGCTTTTCCTGAAGGGATTCTCCAAGAAGGAATTCTTTTATTAATATAATGTTTATATAAATACTCAGTATTTACAGTCATTATTTTTTTTGAATTAGCCCTGATAATATTCCATAAATGATCATCAGAAGCATATACTTCTCTTCCATCTCTAAGAGTTATTTTATATACATCAGCTACATCATTAAAAGGAATATCAGTAACTGTAGTTATATTATTATTAGTACCAAATAATTTATCTCCTATTTTAATATCCCCCCATTGTTTAATTCCTTCTGGAGTATAAACTTTTTGAGTATAAGGATGAGCACCTCTTTTAGCCAATTCTATAGCATGTTTACCTTCTTCTCTTGCTTTATATAAATAATGAAATCTCCAATAAATACCTTCAAAAAAGAAAGGAAATGATTCTTTTCTTATAGCCTTTTTAGAACCAGAAGTTATAATATTAACCATCATAGGACTATAATTTAAGAACCAATAACAATACCCTGTTACCCATTCTCCATCTTCCTCTCTTACATAGCCATTTAAGCATCTTCTTATTTCTTCATCCCAATGTTTCCTGTACTCAGAATTAGGATTACTATTAGGTTTAAGAAATGTATAACAATTATATTTTAAATAATGAAGAGCTGCTGGTCTAAAATAATCCATATTTTCTGTAATATGAGGGTTTTCCAAATCAACTATAATTCTACCTTTATTATCTCTGGGCAAATCTTTAGCTCTTTTTCTATTAGGAGAAATCAAATTTTTAACAAAAGGAATAGTAGTAATAGCTTCTTCAAATTGTTCTCTTATTTCAGGTTCTAATGAACTTAATAATTCATCTGTTATAGGAGTTTGAAATTCATTTACTTCTATCATAGTTCTCCTTTTATTATTTTATCAAATAGTTGTGAATTTAAAAACTCTAATATTTTAACACTAAAAGCAGCTTCTGCTCCTATAATAGCCTTTCTTTCTTCAGTGCTATTAGCAGTTCTTGACACATATTGAGAACTTAATATTTCTGCTTTTAATCCTTTTTGTAAATACCAAAGTTTATATTCATATTGCTTATAAACTTTTATTTTCTTTTGAAGTTCCTTTGTATGAAATACGAATCTTCCTCTTATATCAATTCCTAATTCTTTTCTTTTAGCTATGAGATAATCATTCAATCCTTTTATAAATCCTTCCATTGCCTAGTATAATTATATATTTTTAAAAATCCTCATACATTGCTTTTTCTTGAGTTCCTCTAACTCTATCACTTTGAGTTATTTCTTTAGCTAACGATTTTTCAGCCTCATCCAAATCTTTTATTAAACCAGGAATCTGCTTAATAGTAGCTGTTACAGTATTTAAAGTATATATAGGTTTACCTTTATCATCTACTGCATTTAAATCTATTTCTCTAAGTAAAGTTCTTAATTTATTAACAGCAAATCTAGTATCTTCTAATAGCAGAGCTGAAGCTGGTTTAAATGTATTATAGAATTTCATAGCTTCTAATAATAAAGCATCTGGTTTCCAATCTTTATTTAATCCTTCTCCTTCTTTAATAGATTTTAATCTGTCCTCTTCATCTGTAATATATTGATAATCACTTCTAGGGTCACAAAAGAAATATATAAATCCTAATTCCATTATAGCTTTTTCCTTTGATTTTGATTTATCTCTATTCCATATATTTTTAAAAGGTTTTAGAGCAAAAGCTTCTTCGGATATTTCTATCTTATATCCTTCATATTTAAATAATTTCATACTATATTAAATTAAAAAAGCCTAGCCTAAATTAATAGACTAGGCTCTGTATTATGTAATAATTGTTTGTTCAGGAACTATGATTTGGGAAGGATTATCAAAATATTCTTCTTCATACTCCTCTATAATAAAATCAATATCTCGGTCCTGCAAGAATAAACAAGATTCTCCATTTAATTCAATAACTGGCAAGTTATATTTAATAATAGGATTATCTGTTATAATTCCATCTTTAAGAGAACCTTCTTGATGTTGTTTAACTCCAAATCTAGTAGGATTAACACAAACAATATCTCCTACTTTAATACCTCTTACAGAATCTCCTACCGCTAACACAGTTTGATACTCCTTCAATTCTCCTTTAAGTTTCTTTGAATCTAAGAGACCTCCTGAAGTTTTAATATCCTGCTCATATTTATTCATTGTTGTAATAAGGGCAGTAAACATTGGTTTAATCTTTTTTAGTATCATTTGACTTCTCCAGATTTTTTAAATATTTTTCTTTCTTCCTTACTAGTTTATCATAATCACAATAGAGTTTTCCTATATACGGAATACTAAAACTTGTATTGAGAGCTTCAAATTCTTGTTTTGTCAGATTCTCCTGAAGAGGTAAAGACTGAACTTTATCTTTAATAAATCTCCAATAACTTTTATAAACTCGTCTTACCAATTCAGGAGAAATGTCTAACTCTATTGCTATATCTTTTACTATATCTGTATATTTCACGATAACTCAAATAGAAATAATAAATTAAAAGTATTACTATTAGGATCTACGTTAGGTATAAATTTAGGATTAATTTTACCATCAATAATAATACCGCTTTTCCTTAATTTACCTAAAATTACTTGAAAATGCTGGAGAGATATATTACACTCTTCCCTTACTTTTTTTCTAGTTTCTTCTCCTAGAGTAACTTGATCTAATATTTCTTCATTCTTTATTACCTTACTAAGCTCATATCTATGTTTTAAAAAACAAGATATTATATCTATTTCTCTTGAAGTTAATTTGTGGTAAGGGTATAAAAACTCAAACCATCTTCTAAAGAACTTACCATTTAATGAAGTAGGTACTCTTATTACATTATTTGCTATCATTTATACCCTTATTTAAATTAATCATTTTCTTCTCCAGTAGAAGTAGTTTCAGTCTCTTCTTTAGTTTCTTCTTCAGGAGTCATTAATTCTTGAATCTCCTTAATACAACCGTCAAGGAATTCTTCTTCAAATACAGGAGCATTTTCAACAACCTTAAATAGATAATCAAGTCTTTTAAAAATATTGTTTAATGTTTTTAATTGACTATAAAGTTGATTGTTTTGTTCACTAAGCTGATGTGCAATTGCATTAAGTTTATCATAATCCAACTTTGCTTCCTTTTTTATTTCTTTGTTCTCTTCCATTTTTTATTTATTTTAAATGATTAATATGATTCTAAATATTTATGATGAAATTTTCCTTCATATAGTTTATCCCACTCTGCATTAGATGTCTCCTCAATATTAGTAGCACCACATTTATTGCAAAATTCCATACCTGCAACTCCTATAATAGCTAAAGATAAACATCTTTTACAATAATGAACAGGTATTGCTTCAAAGTCTTCTTTGGTCAATTTTTCTTTATCAAATTCTTCCATATTATTTATAATAAAGAGTTATAAATTGTCCATTCTCCTTTAAGACTTGAACTACATAAACACCTTTATAATCTTCACTATTAAGAATTTCAACCAATTCTCTTATAGTTTTAGTACATAGAGCATTATACTTTTTATTATCTTTAATCCTTGTTTCTTCTACTACTTCCATAATTTTATTTATTTTAATTAGTTGCGGGGAGCTGACTCGAACAGCTGATCTCTGAGTTATGAGCACAGTGAGTTACCTCTTCTCCACCCCGCGATACCTTTTTACTTATTATTATTCTCCAGAAAGAGAGGTAAAGCTAATCTGCTTTAACCTCTTAGTGTACTTAAAGTTGAAATTAACATTGCCATTACAACAACACATTTTGCTAAAATAATTACACTTTCCATAATAATAATAATTAAAAAATTAAGAGCTTCTTATAGGAATCGAACCTATATTGCTTGTTTACAAGACAAGTGTCTTAACCATTAAACGAAAGAAGCTTTTCATCACCCAAGATGAATAATCTTTTCTATTACCTTTAATATTATTACTACAATCCAACAGGCACTAAACCATATTTGTTCAAACTTTGAAATATTATTCCATTTCTTAGTTACCTTAAAATAAAATAAAACAGCTATTAAAATATAAGCTACTAAAACAATTAACCACCAAATCATATTCTATTACTTTTTAAGTACCTCCATTGGGACTTGAACCCAAACAATCATTTCTGATTAAGGGATTTTAAGTCCCTCGTGTCTACCTATTCCACCATGAAGGCATTATATTATTAATATAATCTTACATCACACAAGCTAAATAAATAGTCATATTTATTTATATTTTGTATAAAAGCCTCACAATCAGAAGTAATACCTTTATATAAGGTATCTTTAGGTATTCCATTATAAAAGTCTATTGTATTTATTTTTACTTCTGCTATAAAATCAGTAGCATTAAGACAATCACAAGCTACTCCTTTAATTGCATTAGGTTGCATTTTTCCTAAAATACCCATATACCCTTCTGCTAAACTATCTTGATAATTTGATATTATCTCCAGAAAAGCATCTAAATACTCATGTATATTTTTCTTAGGTGCTGCCCAGTGAAGATTCTTACATTTAGTTTTCCAGCCTTCAAGCTGATTTATAAAATTAATGAAGAACTGATTAGTAGTAACTTCATCTGTTGTTTTCTTTATATCTCCTAAAGGAGCAAAAAATGTTGCGCTCATATCTTTTATATTTTATGCTGCAAAGATAAACAATTATTTTTAATTTACCAAATAAATTATGAATTATTTTTCATTTATTCTTAATTTCTGTGTCCTCTATCAGATTTGAACTGATGACCCCTTGATTAAAAGTCAAGTGCTCTAAATACCAACTGAGCTAAGAGAACTTTTAGGAGATTCTTTAAACTCTATCTCCTAAAAGAGTCACAACCATTTAAAACGAAATATGAAATCAACACCTCTCTAGTATGATTATTTAATAATCCTTCAAGGTTTATTTTGTATCCCTAATGAGATTCGAACTCATATTGAATGCTTAGAAGGCATTTGTTCTATCCTTTGAACTATAGAGATAAGAAAAGGAATGCTACTTAAAACAACTGGTTAAGTAACATTCCTTAATCACCAATCGCCATCATCCTTTCCAATTGCAAAGATACAATTAATATTTTAAACTACCAAATATTTTCATAATATTTTTGCAATTTATTTTTGTTTTTCATAGTATCTTTATAATCCTACTATATAATTAGCCCATTTTTCAGTATAAAAAGAATCATAATTCCATTTATATTTAGTATGCTTAAATACCTTATATAATATACAATGTATCAAAGAAGGAATACCTATTATAATAAGGTATAAAGGACCAAGTATTTTAGATTGTTTACAATGTCCATATTCATGTTTAAGTGTATTTTCAGTAATATTTCTTTTTATAAAGATATAATTACCTAATGAAATATATCCACTTAATTTACTATTTACTACAGTATAGACATCTCTAATTTGCCCTTCTACATAAGCATCTTTGTAAAGGCATACCAGTAGAATCAATGCTATAATATTCTGAGGCAATTGCCATACATAATTAATCACTCTATTAAATTTATTTTCAGTCATAATCTTTATTATTTACTTGAGTAACTATATAAAAAGTCCCTAGGGAATTTTTTGAAATTTCCTTACAAAGAATTATTACTAATTCTCTTTAACCTATAATTTTAGAAATGGGCGGTTACTGTCCCCCTAGGATGCTTTGCCCTCAACCTTTTCTCATTGCTACTTGGTGCATCACCACTTCCTATATATAGGCAATTTTTGTCTAGTAGAGTGACCTCAGTTCCACTTGAACTTACTACTCTAGGCATCCCCATGAGTCTGTACTTCCTTTTAGGGTATGATTCTCTTGGGAGTAAACAGTATAGCAATTACTGTTAGACGGTGCAAAATTAAGAATAAAAAATGATATATGCAAGTAAATAAATAAAATATTTATAGTGGCAATAATAAATTATTTATATTTAAAAGCTATTTTTAAATTTTAAAATTTTATTTTTTTATTGATTTTATTTTTTTGATTCAAGTTTTTTATTTATAAGTTTTTTATTTACATGAGGGGAGGATACCCCAGCCCCACCTGCCCCATCTCAGAGCGGTTGGGATATTCCCCCGTGTAACATTAATAAAACTGTAACTATGGCAGATTTGACTTTTATCAAGACTAGAACTATTTCACAGTTCAAGGAGATGATGAATGCTGACATCATCGAAGTAAAAACAGCTAGAGAAGGCAAGTACTTCTTTACCTGGGGTCCAGGCTCTGATCAGACTGGAGCTTGCAGCAAGGCTCCTTCTCTCTTCGAGAAGCCAGTCATCTCTCTTTGCGAGGGTGACGATGGCGAGTTCTACCTGATGCACGAGAAAGGCGAAGGTGGAGCAAAGGTTGTTGCGACCTTCTAATCAAGGGGCCTTCGTGCCCCTTTTTTTATTGGTTTGCTATTCATAGAAATAGAATATTAATAACACTATCTACTGAACATTGTGCAGGCGATTTGCTTGCACTTTGTTCATTTAGATAATCAAATACACTATATTATGATCAAGTATTTATATAATATAAAGTCTTTTAGAGCTGTAGTTGGCGATAAAATAGCTAACAAACTCGAGGAATTGCTCTATATTGATTGCAAATATCCTAAGAATGCCGAAATACTCTATTCATTGAAAGCATGGTCTCATGATTATGAGTGGATTGGCAATAGATGTCATAAAAGATATGCTACTTACACCAATGAGTCTTATAACAAAGACTTCTTACTGGAGGATGCTATCTTAAACATCGAGGATAAAGGCAATCATTGGACTATTGAAATATATGAAATAATGATTTATCATTTCATATTCAAAGGCCAAGAGTATTGCCTTCAATTGCAACCTGAGTGCAATGATTATAATCGCTATCAGATTGATTTAATCAATCAAAAGATAGTCAATAATAATCCATTGCATCCTTGGTAATCAAGGCACCTGAGCATGTGTATAAACTGCTCAAATTTTCTTTTATATAACTCAAAACATAAACTTAAAAATTATGGAAATGTATAGAATTAAAACACTTAAATCAGAGTGTGCCATAGCTAGCATTGAAGTTAGCAATGAAACCCTAATAAGAATGGGTAGTGAATGCTTTAACATGGAAGCTTTTGAGCTAATAGCATCAACATTTGCTAGTAAAGGCTTTTCATGTGATAAAGATCGCTATATTAAAGCAGTTACCAAGGTTATAGATAACTATGAAATCATTACTAAATCACCTGATTATAAAGTATCAGTATCTCGGTACTACAATGCTGAAGGTAGAACTGCAAAATATGTATTCACTCTCATTAAAGTAGAGCTTAATACTGTGATGGATCTTATCTAAGATAATAAATGACTGGGGATGAAATACTCCCTGGTCTTTTGTTTTACTTCTAATAATAATACAATGAGACCTAGATTTAAAGTTAATAGACTTTGTAGTTCAGATAATTATGAGCTGTCCAAGAAAATACATAGAGAAGATATAGTTAAATCTCATAATGAAAATCAAGCTATTATTAATGAGATTATTACTACCACTCATGTAAAGCAAGCTTATATTTCAGTATTTGGTAAATTAATGCCTATAACTGAAGAAGAGGTTATCAAGATACAAAATTCATACACAATAATATACAAATAATCATGAAGAAGTTTACAGTACATTCAACCTACAGAGATGAAGCAATATTTCAGGTTAATATTACTCCTGAATCATTTAGAATCATTAGAGATTCTCAGAATTCTACTATCTTTAAACAGATAGAAGCAATGGCTAGAGATAATGGTTTTAAGAAAATTACAGCACATGATATAGAGAATCTCTTTTATAAATCTTTTAGGGGATTTAAAAACATTGTAGATGGTGAAGAAAAATTAAATATCACTATTACTGCTAAAGCTGGAGATAACACTGTAGGTATGAGATTCACTTTCATTAAAGTAGTAGAAGATGTATTCATAGATGAGGAGGAAGATTAAAATGAAGAAGTTATTCGTTAAAGGAGTACTGTTCTGGGCAACAGTACTCCAAGTTATGTCTTTTATATCTACATTAGATTTCTTGACAATAGACATTCAGGGTTTTATAGCATTCTTATACTATGCAGCTACTACAGTACTATTAATTATTGCCTGCAAAAGAGTATTATCATATAATGATATTAGAAAAATATCAGGATATAATATACTTGAGAAATGGTTAAATAAGTATTTGCAAGAAAAATAGCTACATGTTTATATTTTATTTGTTTGGACTCCCCATATTCTTAATAATTATGGGGAGTTTTATTCATTTAGATAAAGATGCTACATCAAATAATATAGGATGTGCTATGTATTTAGCTGCTTTCATTACTTTAATATTAATAGCATTGATTGGTTGTTTATCTTAAAATAAATACAAGTTATGTTCACCTTCTTTTGTTTAGTAATGTTATTTATACCTATAACCATGATATATTATGCTTGGAAACATAGACATAATATTGAATCAGATGTTATTTGGTTTTTTATAATAACAATTTCATCAAACATAGTTTTATTAATCACATTATTAATTGCAAATTATCTAAATAAATAATTATGAAAAAGTTTATTGTAGGCATTCTCTTAGCCTTTTTCTGTATTGCATCTAAGGCAGAAATAAAGAGAGAAGGCAATGTATTCAAAGTAGAAAATACTGAATCACAAGATACAAAAACATCTTTCTTTTGGGAAGATAAGGATAATAATCAATATCCTATATATATCACAAAGAAAGGAGCTTGTTATGTTTTAAAGACATCAAAGAAAACAGGAAAACAGTATAAATATTATTTACCTGAACAAGTAAAAATCGTGATTCAAAAGAATATAGATTAAGCACCTCATAATATCAACAAATTGCTGTTTTACTAATTTCCAGCTAAGGTGAAAATCCACAATTAAATAAATAGCGTTATAGGTTCGAGAATACCTTTTGGCTGATAGGAATAGACTATCAACTTTTTATTAAATATTATAACTATGAACGAAAGACAAATTGATGGTATCAATAAAATAATGGACTTTTTAAATTCAAGTGAATTCAAACTTCCTTATAATCTAGAGGAATTAGTAAAGAACTGCAATAGAAAAATCCACATGCTTGAATTTCGTAGAGTTGATGATGAAATAATAAAGCACTTTACAGAAATCTGCGAAAAAGAGTGTAATAAATATATTTAATAACTAATAGGTGAAATGATGGAATTGGTAGACATGCAACTCTTAAACAGTTGTGAGCAGTTAGCTCGTGTGGGTTCAAATCCCACTTTCACTACAATAAAATATTACTATTATGAATTTTTATGAAGAATGGCTATGTGGTTCAGAAGATATGATCCTAGCTGAAAAAGAAAGTGAGCAAGACTTATATGAAAATAATCTTTGGGAAACTAGAGATGGTTCTATAATATCTATTGCTAGTATGACTACTACTCATATCAAAAATTGCATTAGAATGATTTATAAAGCTAATGGCAATTGGAGACCTGAATATCTTAGACTCTTTGAAAAAGAGTTAAGAAAAAGAAAATATGACTAATAATTTTTTCATGGTTATATATTTAAATTTTTAAGTTAGTGTTTGTTGTTTATGTCACAGAGGAAACTGATTGTGAAATTCGTTTCCTCTTTTATTTTGATTATTATTTAATATTATATATATGAAAGCAGAAATAGAGTGGATTAGCATTGAAGATAAATTACCTGAATTAAATGGTAAAGAATGTGTTAGAGTGCTAGTTCTAGAAGATTTATCTAAGAAAGTTAAATTTGTAAAGCATTATTATATAAATGAAGCTCTATATTTAGAAGGTGAATATCCTTTTGATGGCTTTTTTATAAATGGAAATGTAAGTCACGAAGTTAAATATTGGGCTTATCTACCAGATATGCCAGAATTTATTCCTTATAACAATGAAGAAGAATTATAAAGTTTTAGACTCTGAAAATAATATTCTTAGAGTATTCACTACCTATGAGCAAGCTATGACATATAAAATAGCTATGAATAGGTTTGATTGGATTATTAAATAAAATATCCTACATAATCATAAAAAATAAGATTTGGTTTTGAATTAGTGTATTTGTAAGACTAGGGAGTAACTCTGTGAAGAGTGAAACCTTTTTATTGATTATTTAATTTATTAATAGTATATAATATGGCAAAATTAATTATTCATCCTAAAGGATTTAAAATTGTAAAATTTTCTCAAGAAGAAGGAAATAAATTGAATTGGGGAACTCCTCAAGGATTTATTTGTATGCAGTGTAATAATTATATTGAAGGTGATCTTTATTATATAGCAGCTTTACATGATGTAATGGATGAAAACTGTTGTAATAATTATCTTAAAAAAGCCAATTACTATGCTGAAGATGCTGAATATGAAGATAATATTATTGAAAATCTTAAAAAATTAATAGATATAGAAGAATGATACTGGAATACACTGAAGGACATTATAATTATAGTATAGATAATAAAGACTATAATGATTATAGCAATGATGAAATAGCTGAAATACTAAAAAAGCTAATAGATAAATATAAAAATGAAGATCCTGCTCTTCTTCAAAGATTATTTGAAATAATATTAGTATATGAAGGAGAAATGGAAAATCTAGGACAATGTGATTCTTGTGGAGAATTTATAGATAATTATAAAATTGAATTATGATTGATATTAAAATTAATCTTAGTATTGTTCTACCAGGTAGAATAAAACTAAGTAAGCAGGAGTGCTTAGAAAACCCAAAAAACAAGTATAAAACTGCAAAACAATCCCTCAATATTAGTAAAGAGGGTTATCTTAGCATGATTTCTAATAAAGAAATACCTTACTGGAGCAATGCTAAGAATTGGAGTAGATTGAATACAAAAGAAAGATTGGAGCAACATCTACAAAAGATTTGTGAAAGTCTTGGAGGTATTACATACTCCTATAAAATATTTGATGAGTAACGTCAAAATGTTTCATACTTAAAGTTATATGCTTAGAATCTAAAAGCAGCCTACGTGAGTATCCTGCTTTTTAATTAGACATGCCATTTTATTTTATATAAGTTATTTTTGTTTTTACTCCTATTGGAACCTACACACTCCAATAGGAGTTTTTATAAACCTTTTAAATTTTAACATTATGAATCGTGGTATTATAGTATTATTTGTAATATGTATTGTTCTTGTAATATATATTAATCATTTAGAGAATAAAATAACTAAATTTGAAAACTATTACTCAAGGGTAGAAGCACTTCTTGATAGTATTAATAGTGTTTGTGATGATTTTGGTGATAATGTTTTAGAAGAAGATTATTACTATGATTATGAGAAAGCTAGAGAAGAAGCTGAGAAAATAGATAATGTAAAAATAAACAGAAAATAAATGAATATTAATAATAAGGTAAAAAGATATGTTATTGTAGCTTCATGCTATTATAAAGATAATAAAATAACATTAAAAATATATTAAAGAAAATGAAAGCAAATATAATTACATTTATAGCAATTAGAGATAATGGAGAGTCTCAAATTATTTATGATGAAGAAAATAATAGAGTTTTATATTCAGTAAGAGATTTAGCAGAAACTCCAGAAGATGCTTATATTACTAGAGAAATTCCAAGTGCTTGTGAAGTTGTTGATGTAGTTAAACATATATTAGAACTATCCAGAACTTTTGAAATAAATTTTATTGATATAAGTGCTTATACTCTTATTGGTAAATGGGAAGAAGAAAATAATATGGAGTGTCCTAAAGATGTAAAAGCAGAATTTCGAGATATGTGTGCTTATGAATTATTACAGTATTATAAAGAACATTATGAATATATCATTTAAACAAAAAGAAGATAAATATATTCTTCAATTTAATAGAATAATAGAAGATTCTAATTATTTTAAAGATGATACTCCTATAGGTGAAAATACTGCTAGTTGGTATGAAATTATATATAATAAAAATAGAAGAATCTGACCATATATGGATAAGCAGAGACTATAAAGCTTCTATAGAAAAAGCATTTCAAATATTTGTAAATAAAGATAATGCAATAGCTGAATGTAATAAAATGAATGAAACAGAAAGAAATTTATATGGAGCTATACAAGAGATGTATGAAGTTATGGAAATAGAAACATTAGATTAATCATAAATTATAAAATAAGAATGTTTAATTTTAAGAAAGACATAATAATATTTGAATTATCATTAACTGCTATAGATAGAAAAAATTCTATTCCAAAATATATTAAAGAATTACAAGAAAATGGATTTGATATTATTAAACATGATACAGAATATTATATTAAAATAACTTCTTTAAAAGATATAAAGAATTTACAAATCTATACTAAAAGTAAAATAAGAATATATTTAAATGGAGATCGTAATGCTCTAGAAATAGTTAAAATGATAGATTATGATGAAGTTCGTGATTTATATTCAATAAATAAAGAAAAACTTAATTATGAGTTTCCTATATAATTATCAAAAAAGAATTAAAAATCTAGAAGATTTAAAAGATGTAACTGAAGATAATCTTTTAGAAAGAGTAAAAGAATTACAAGAACATATTATATGTTTAGAAAAGGAAATTGATGAGTTAGAAGAAAAAATAACTGACCATGACCTTGACATACAAGCATTAAAAGACCATGTTATTCATTTAATATAAATAAAATGGACAAAAAAAGAACCTTATTAAAAGAAGCTCTTTTAGATAAGTATAATTATGATAGAGCTGAAAAAATAGCTTTTATTCATGGGTGGAATCTTGCAAATGCAAATCCAGACTGGAGAGATGCAAAAGAAGATCCTCCACAAGATAGTGGTACATATTTAGTATATGATGGAACATTTCAACACATAGGATTTTATTATGAAGCATGTAACCAATGGTGGAATGATGATGATGGCGATAATGAGCCTATAAATGCTATGTTATGGATGCCTTTACCAAGAATAAATTTAATTCAAAAATAAATAATAATATGAATATAGAATTATATAAAACTGATAATGGCGTTGCTATTATTAGTAATCTTTGTAATTTTATAGTGAGTTTACAAGATATAATGTTATCTGATATAATAATATATCAAACTAATTTAAGGGATAGAAGAAATTGCAATACAGAAGTAGAAGCACTATTTGATTATAATGGAAAAGATAATACTGAAAAAATGTTGTGTAGTAAAGTAGCCAATTTGAAAGAAGGAGAATATATACCTACTTTAGGACAACTTGCTATAATGTATAAAGTAAAAGATGAATTAAATTTTTTATTAGAAGAATGTGGAGGTAAAAAAATAGATGATAGTTATACGTCATATTATTATAGTTCAAGCAGATACAAGGACTCTAGAAATTGGCATATAAATTTTAATAGAGGATTTATGGTAGATATTGAAGAAGATTGTAATATGGCAAATATAGTACGTCCAGTGCGAGATTTAAAAATTAAAAATAGTGATAACCCATTATCAAAAATATTAAGAAAATTAGGACTGTTAGACCCAATGACTAAATATTATGAGTGATTTATTACTAGCAATAAAAGAATTAATTGATAAACATCAATGATACAGACAATAGAAACTATTATTAAAAGACTTACTAATAATCCTGTTAAATACTGGGCAAGAGTTACAGATTTATCTGTTTATTCTAAATGTGTTGAATTTAATTACCCTATTCGTGTAAAAATAACTTTAGAAATAATAAGCACTCCTATAGATAAGTTTAAATTAGATATTGAAACTGAGCATCTTCAACCTATAAATATGCTTATTAATAAAAAAGATGGTTTGCATATGAGGTTTTTAATTGATGAATTAAAAAAGGCTTGTATCAAAGAAACTAGAAATTATTTAAAGAATATAATACTTAGTTTATGAATGATTTATTATTAGCAATAATAGTAGGGATTTTATATTTAATATTAATTATGAGTATATCAAAGTTAAGAGAAGTACTTACTGAAAAATGGAGTAAAGATACTCCTTCAGAAGATGAACAATATTCATTTATCTATATATTAGATTATAGTGTTCCCGCTATTTATGAAATAGAGATTAATGAAGAGAACTATAAAGATCTAGATGATTTAAAAACTATTGAAGATATTTTGAAAAGATATAAAATAAAAGAATCACAGTGTAGTTATATGTTCTCTCAAGAAAGATTAAGTTTACATTATATCAATGATAAAATAAATGATAAACTAAATGAGTTGGATAAAAAATAATTTTAATTATTGCTTATTAATAATAGTATTAATTCCAATATGTCTTATTATAGGAGATTATTGTGGAAGAAAAGAAGCTTATAGTACTGCTGAAATTCTTTATGAAGAAAGGTCTGACTCTACTATTGGAGTTAGACCTTATTTCTTCATGAATACTCCTGAAGAAGGTTTAAAAGCTGCTTTAGATTATTATGAAGTAAGTAATACTGATATAGTATATGCTCAAGCTATACTTGAAACAGGTAATTTTACTTCAAAAATATGTAAAGAGTATAATAATCTATTTGGTTTATATGATAGTAAAAAGAAATGCTATCATAAATTTGATCATTGGTCTGAAAGTGTAAGAGCTTATAAGGATTATATTCAAAATAAATATAATGGAAATCAAGATTATTATGATTTCTTATATCAAATAGGTTATGCTGAAGATAGTGAATATATACAAAAGTTAAAGAAATTATTAAATAAATAATATGACAAGAGAAGAAATCCATGATTTAGCGTTATCTAATATAGATAACTCTAAATGTTTAATACTAGAATTAGCTACAGGTATGGGTAAAAGTAAAGTTGCTATTGACATTATTAATTATATTAATAATCAATATCAAAATAGTAATAATACTCTAAATGTTTTACTTATAGTAGCTAAAATAGTACATAAACAAAATTGGAAAGATGAATTTGCTAAATGGAATCTTAATGAGAATATTAAAGTTACTATTGAATGTTATGAATCTTTAAAAAAATATGAAAATACTGAATTTGATATTGTGTGTTTGGATGAAGTACAGCATTTATCTTTACAACGAATGGAATATCTTCATCATATAAAAATAAATAGATGTTTATTGGGTCTTTCTGCTACTATTAAAAGAGATTTAAAAGATTATCTTAAATATGCTTATAATGCTAAATTCATTTCTTGTGGTATTAAAAATGCCATAGAAGATGAAGTATTACCAGAACCTACAGTATATTTATTACCTTTACAATTAGATAAAGTAAATTGTAATTATAAAGTAGATAAATTTGGTAGCAAATACATGAGTACTCAGCAAGGTTATTATCATGCTATGTGCTCTACAATAGACTGGTATAAAAATAAATACTTTAGTAGTAGAAATCAAAGAATAAAAAATCTTTGGTTATCTAAAGCAGGAGAAAGACTTAAATGGTTATCTAATCAAAAAGAGTATATGGTTTTAAAATTACTAAGTTTATTTAGAAATTATAGAACTCTTACTTTTTGTTCTAGTATAGAACAATCGGAAAGATTAGGTAAATATAATATTAATTCAAAAAATAAAGCCTCTGTAGAGAATCTTAATTTATTTAATTCAGGTAAAATTAAACATATTACATCAGTAAATATTCTTAATGAAGGAGTAAATCTCACTAATTGTAGAATAGGAATATTTTGTAATTTAAATAGTTCTGAAATAGTAGTAAAACAAAGATTAGGAAGACTATTAAGACATAAAAATCCTGTAATAATAGTTCCTTATTTTAAAGATACTAGAGAAGAAGAATTATTACCTAAATTACTTGAAGAGTACAAAAAAGAATCAATTAAAACAATTACAATAGATTATTTAATTAATAAAGGATTATGAAAACTTATATTAAAATTAAGAACGAAAAGTTTATTAGAAATGGTAACACTACAGTTTGTGTAATATCAGTAGTATTTAACGAAAAGCTTTATAGAATGTTAGGCAATGAAGCTTATGGTAAAGTACATAAGAAGTTCCCCGAAGCTATGCGTGGTAGTATTTTAACATTCACAGGTAAAGCTAAAAGAATGGAAGGGGATAAAGACAATGAAGTTATTGCTAGGAGAGTAGCTCAATCAAGATGTAAAGCTAAAATCTATAAATACTTTAAGAATCTTTATACCTGTGCTATTAATGCTCAAAATGAGTGTAATAAAAGTTTAGAAAATCTACAACTTGCTTGTAATTATGCTCAAACTACTGAAGAAGATAGAGTAGTCTATAATCTACAACAATTTAATGATTAAAAATTAAATGAATAATACTATCTGTCTTAACAGAAAAGCTATTGAAGCATTAGGAGGGACTATTGAAATAGCCCTCCTTTTGCTTATAATAAACAATAAAATTGATTTACAAGAAACTATAAATAAAGCCTTAAAAGAAGGATATATAGGAAATATTTATGATCAAGGAGACCTTACTGGAGAATATTTTATTTCTGATAAAGGAATAGAATTTCTAAATTCTTCAATAATAGATTCTGATAAATATGTAGAGCCTACGGATTCTTTAGAACCTCTTGCTAGAGAATTAAAGAAAATATATCCTAAAGGTAAGAAAGATGGTACTAACTATTATTGGGCAGAAGGAGTTGCACTTATAATAAGAAGATTAAAGCTATTCTTTAAAAAATATGGAGATAATTACTCTCACAAACAAATACTTACTGCAACTAAAAAGTATATAGAAAGTTTTAATGGGCAATATCAATATATGAAATTGCTTAAATATTTTATACTTAAAGAAAAAATAGGAGCAGCAGGAGATTTAGAGAGTGAATCTGAACTTGTAAATTATATAGAAAATGCAGGTCAAGAGGATGAACTTAAAAATGATTGGACTTCAACATTAAAATAATATGGAATTACGTGAAAGAGTACTTCAGAATCTAGAAGAAAGAAGAGAAAGACTTCTTAATGGAGAAGTTAATTGTATTCCTTCTCCTTTTAAAAGATTTAGTAATGATTTTATAGGAATAGAACGAGGATGCTATTATTGTGTTACTTCTTTTACTAAAGGAGGTAAATCACAATTTACTTCTTATACTTTTATATATAAACCTTTAATGTATTGTTATTATACTAAAGCTAATATAGATATAAAGATATTATATTTTCCTTTGGAAGAAACTCCTGAAAGAATCTTAGAAAGATTTATTTCTTGGTTATTATTTGATTTTAGTAAAGGAGAAGTAAGAATTTGCCCTAGAGATCTAAGAAGCACTACTTCCCCGGTAAATCAAGAAATATTAGATATAATTAAGACTGAAGAAATTCAAGACATTATTAAATATTTTGAAGAGCATGTTATATTTCCTGGAGATGCGGGTAATCCAACAGGAATTTATAAATGTTGTGTTAAATATGCAGAAGATAATGGAACTACTTATTATAAGAAAGGTAAATATAAAGATGAACTAGGTATCACTAGAGAAAGAGATGTGTTTGATAGGTATGAACAAAATAATTCTAATGAATATAGACTTATAATCATTGATACTATTAATCTTATAGATACAGAAAAAGGAATGACTCTTAAACAATCTATGGATAAACTTAGTGAATATTTAGCTAAGTATCTTAGAAATAGATATAAGTTTAGTCCTATAGTAATTCAACAACAAAGTTTTGAATCAGAAGGAAATGAAGCTTTTAAATTAGGAAAAGTTAGACCTTCAGTTGCAGGTTTAGGTGATAGTAAATATACTAGCAGAGATGCAAATGTAGTATTAGGATTATTTTCACCTTTTAGATTTGGATTAAGAGAATATGAAGGATATGATATAACTATATTTAAAGATAATATTAGATTTCTTGAAGTTATAGTTAATAGAGATGGTGAAATGGGAGGATTATGTCCTATTTTCTTTGATGGTGCTGTTTGTGATTTTAGAGAATTACCCTTACCAGCAGAATTAGTTAAACTACAAAAAGTTTATTCCCATATTCAAAAAATGAGACATAAACAAGTAGGTAAATTGTTTTTTACATATAGTATAAGTAATTTAGAAAAGAGTTTGCATAAATTAAAATCATTTTCTATTTTTGCAGCTCTTTTTGGTTTTAAATCAAAAAATTAATATTAAAAATGGCAAATTGTATTATTATTTTAGGTGCCAGTGGCACAGGTAAATCAACCAGTATTAAAGGATTAAATCCTGAAGAAACAATAGTATTTAACACTTTAAAGAAGAGACTTCCATTTAAAGGAAGTAAGAGTCTTTACAATAAGGATAATAAGAATATGTTTGAAATTACAGATTATGATAAAGTAATTACATATCTTAAAGGTATTGATACTAATTGCCCTAATGTTAAAAACGTAGTATTAGATGATGCTATATATGTAATGAGAAAAGAATATTTTGATAGAGCTAAAGAAAGTGGTTTTGGTAAATATACCGATTTAGCAGTTCATTTTCAAAAGATTATTAAGACTTGTGAAGAACTTAGAGAAGATTTAAATGTTTTCTTGATGCTTCATAGTGAGCCTGTAATGAGTGATAATACTATTAATACTTATAAAGTAGCTACTGTAGGTAAATTATTGGATAATCAATATAACCCTGTAGAGATTGTTCCTATGGTTCTTTTTAGTGGAATTCAATTTAAGGAGAATAAACCTGTTTATGGTTTTTATACACATGCTGTAATAGATAAAGGAGCCTTAATTCCTGCTAAAACACCTGATGGAATGTTTGAAGAAGATTTTATTGAAAATAATTTAGGTACTGTAGTGACAGCTATGAATGATTATTATAATGGATAGATTAATATTTGTAAATTATCTTAATAGTAATTGGAATCACACGGAATTTAATTTAAAACTGGTAAAAGATTATTGCTTAGAAAAAGGTAAAAAGGTTGAGGATACTATGTTATTAATTAAAATATTGGAACAAGTACCTATTATAGCCAGATACTATGTTGAAATAGCAAAAGAATATTATATGAAAAAATATGCAATAATCACTGTATCTACTATAGAATATAATCAATTTAACGAACCAATAAAAAAAATATTATTATATTATTAATTATTTAAAACGAATAAATTATGGAAAAGAAATTTTCAAAGTTTGAATTGGCAACAATTAAGAGAACTGCAATGAATGTAAACCCAATGGTTACAAAAAAGAATAAACTTAAAGCAAAGATTGCAGAACTTAATGAAGAATATTCTCAATTGGAGCTAATGCAGGAACAATATGAATCTTCTATTAGAACTCTTACCGGGGGATATTCTACAGAAGATTTAGTTGATAAGGTAGTAGAACCTACTAATTCAGTAGATAAAAATGGAAATGTAATTAAAATCACAAAATATGTATTTAAGTATCCTGATACTATTATTCCTCCTGTAGAAAATGAAAAAGAAGATTCTACAGAATATTATAATGTTATCAAAGAACATGAAGTAGAAGAGGGTATTGAAAATAACGAAAATACAGAGTCTGAAAATTCAGAAGAAAATCAAGAAACAGTAAATTTCTAATTAAGTGAATTAAATATAAATTAAATTGAATAATAAATTAAAGAGTAAAAATTATGGCATTTGCAAGTGGTAAACAAACAGCAGATTCAGCTCCTATTAAGAGATATATTGGAGTAGCATCATCTTTCGTATTAGCAGTTAATCCTAATAAAGCTAAATTATCGGAAATCTATGGTAGAGATATTACTGAAGAGCCTACTTATATAGGAAAGGATACTACTCTTAATGTAGATAATATTAGAATAGATTTTATTCTAAAGACAGATCCTAAAAGTAACAATGGTATTGAGACTATTTCTAAGCTTTCTTATTATCTTTCTAATTCAGTAAGATATAATAGAGATAAAACTAAAGTACAAGTAATTGATAAATATGGTAGAACTGCTTGGGCTACTATTGAAGAAGCTAAGAATCACACTGTTCCTCAATATTCCAAGGGTCCTGCTAATATTGATTCAGAGTTTAGACCTGCATTTGTAGGAGAAGAAAACCTTGTAAATTTTCTTATTAATTATCTTGGTATTCCCTCTACTGTTAAGCGTAATAGCGATAATTCCTATAGTCCTAAAACAGGTGCTGAATTAGCTGAGTGTGAGGCTGGTTTGGAGAATATTTCAGAGTATTTTAAAGGAAATATACAAGAACTTGTAGATATTGTTAATCTTCAACCTAATAATAAAGCGCAATTTCTTTATGGTGTTAAAACTACTGAAAAGGGACAATATCAAGATGTATTTAAAGAAATGGTATTAAAAAACAATGTTTATGATTGGAGTAAACTTACTGCTGCTCTTGAAGAAAGAAAAGCAGCAGGTGCTTATCCTAACACTGTATTTGATATTTGCTCTCTAAAGGAGTATGAGGTAGAAGCTGATACTTTTGAAAATCCTCCTTTGACAGCACACGATGATCTGCCTTGGTAAAAAAAATTAAATATATAAAATAATCTAATTATGGCATTTAGTACAGGATCTAGAACTACTAGAGTAGATGAGATTCTTACTCAAGTAACTGAAATTGATATATTATCATATTATTTAAATGTGAAAGAGGTACCATGTGTTATTAATAGCCCTATAAGAGAGGATAAAAACCCCTCTCTTGGGCTTTATAGTACAGATGGTACTAAGATCCATTATATTGATTTCTCTACTGGAGAATCTGGAGGAACATTTGATTTATTGAGTAAGATGTGGGGAATGAAGTTCAAAGATGTATTGCTTCATATTGAAAAGGATTTATGTCATTTTACTGTTAATAATAATATTAGAAAAAGTAATCCTTGTCTTGTAAGAAATATAAGTAATTATAAAAATGAATCTAAATTACTTTGTAAAACAAGAGATTGGGAGACTTACGATATTATTTATTGGGAGCAATTTGGCATTACTTTACAATGGCTTAAATATGCAGAAGTATATCCTATAAGTCATAAAATAATAATAAAAAGAGGTAATAAATTTGTACTAGGTGCTGATAAATATGCTTATGTCTTTGTCGAGCATAAAGAAGATAAAGTTACTTTAAAAATATATCAGCCTTTTAACTCAAAAGGTTTTAAATGGTGTAATTCTCATGATAAATCTGTAATTGGCTTATGGACTAAAGTACCTAAAAATGGAGATAATATATGTATATGCTCTTCATTAAAAGATGCTTTATGTCTATGGGCTAATACAGGTATTCCTTCAGTATATATACAAGGAGAAGGATATAAAATCAGTAATACTGCAATTACTGAATTAAAAAAAAGGTTTAAAACAATTTTTATATGTCTAGATAATGATAAACCTGGTTTAATAGATGCTGAAAGATTGGCAAAAGAAACTGGATTTATCAATGTGGTATTACCACAATTTGAAGGAGGAAAAGATATTGCAGAGTATTTTGTATTTCTTCAAAATAAAGAGAAGTTTAAAACTAATTTAATTAATTTATTTAACAATCATTTAATAATTTAAAAAAAATGGAATCACGTAAAATTACTGTAGTTTCATCAGCTACGCAATCTACAAAAGTTATTATGTCTTCAGCTACTACTCTGAGAGAATTGAAAGCAGATTTAGATGCTAATAATATTAGTTATGTTAATATGGCATTTTATGAGGGAACTGCAAGAGTAGAGCTTAAAACAGATGATTCAATATTGCCTCACGATGTTCCTTATAAAGGAACTATTACTAATGAACTGGTAATTATGCTATCATTACAAAAGAAGAAAATTAAATCAGGAGCTTATACTAGAGCAGATCTTTATTCTTTGATTAAAAAGTATCGTCTTCAAGATAAATGTATTTCTACTTTTAATAGAAATTATACACAATGTAAAACTGAAGATCTTAATAAGATTGTAACTAGTTATATTAATAGTATTACTCCTTGTGCGGCTAACCCAATTGCCAGTAAGAAAGAAGAAGTTAAAGAAACTTCTAATGTAGAAAATAAGAGTATTGAAACTAATTGCAAGCTGAAAGAAGAAATAGAGCTTAAAAATATTCGTAAAGATATTTTAAATATCAAGCAAGCTATTAATATTATAGCAAATGCACTTGAGGATGTTGAAGGTATTGAATACGTTTATGATGATGTCATGGAAGTTCTTGAAAGAGATGTAACTTCTATTGAAAGAAAAGATGTTGAAATAAAAAAGAATCCTGTTCTCGAATCTCCATATTCAAAAGAGGATATTGATGATATGCTAAAAGACTTGATTTAAGGTTAATATATATTTTAAGGTAAGAGTATTATTACTCTTACCTTTTTATTCTAGTATTATTTAAGCTTTGTTATTTAAACATTATTAGATATGCAACTAAAATGCCCTATTTTATCTCCTGAATTAGATTCTGAAATAGAGAAACTATACAATAAAATTATAGAAGGTCCTTTAAAAGTATATGAAATATTTAAAGAATTTTATGGAGAAAACTTCGTAGATTTTCAAGGAGCAAAAACACTGGAAGATTTTAAACTTTACTTAGTAAAATCTGTTTTATATGTGCTTAAACATGAAATAACAGTAGATCCTTGTGATAAAGAGTATATACAATATGAGGATTCTACTGAAACAATAATAGAATCTTTAAATAAATTCAATACTTATAATACAATTACCAATAACACTATAGGAAATTCTTATATATTAGTTTATTTCCCAAAAGTAAGAGTTACTAATGAATATGATCATTTTGTAGATATTTCTAAATTCTTTGCAAAAATAAGCCTAACTACAGATGGTAGATTAAAAGATAGTCCTAGATTTAATAGATCTGAATATACCCAAGCTCAGATTTTAAGTAGTTATATGCACAGTCACTTAAATGGTATTGATTTTTATAATCTATCAACATTTAGATATGGTTGTTTAGGTACTGGTCCTATAGTACAGACTTGTAATAATCTTAAGAGAGAGTTTAATGAAAATCTTTGGGAATTATTTTGTTTTGAATTAAAAAATTATGTAGAAACAGAATCTGTTGCAGGTACTCCTTATATGCACTTGGAAAGAATAGGAAATTCAGAAGGAGGCGTCCCACTACACGATTTCTGTGTGATAAACAAAGTTTTAAACTGTAGATTACTTAATTCTGAAGATAGAAGGGATTTCTTAGAATATCTTTTAAATAAGAAAGTATTAAAATTTAATTATTATAATAGTTCTTTTGGGATTGGAATGTCTTACTCTCAATACATGCTTTGTATAAGTAATGTGTTTATAGAATGGTATAATAAACAATATAATGATAAAAAGATAAGTTTTTCATTCTCTAGATTAAAAGATGAAGGATTTATTTATGAAGGTTATATTAGTGAAAATAAAATTATAATACCTGATAATAGAAGAAGTATTAATAATTATAAACAATATATAGGGATTAAAATTTGTACTTTTAAAGGTAAAGATTATACATTTAATATTACTAATATTAAAGAAGAATCTAAAAATACTCTTTATTTTATAAATGATAAGTTTGCATTGTGGATATTAACGTCAATATTAAAAGTTTTAAATTTTAGATATGGAAGAAAAAGTAGCGAAAGTTCAGGAGACTCTACCGAAATTGAACCAGAAGTCATCTATTTATAAAATGATTATTCCTAAGGATGTAGAAAGTAAAATAAGATATACTTGCTCTAAAATTTCTAATATAGAGTGGTCGGGTATATTATTTTACACTTATGAAGGTAATTTTGAAGATGAGAGTCTTATCATTAGATGTGTAGACATCTTTATTATGGATATTGGTACTACAGGATATACAGAATTTGAAATGAATCCTGATGTAATCAGTTATATGACAGAAAATCCTGAATTACTTAGTTGTAAAACAGGTTTAATTCATTCTCATCATGAAATGAGTACTTTCTTTAGTCATACAGACACTTCTACTTTAGCATCTGAAGGTCATAGTACTAATAATTTTGTTTCTCTTATAGTAAATAATGCAGGTACATATACTGCTGCTATTACTAGAAAAGTAAAATATATAAGAAATATTAATGAATTAGCTACTTATGAATTCTTTGATCAAGGTACTAAAAATGCTCATAAAGAATACAAAGATATTCAAGATAATATTGAATGGTACTATCTTAAAATAGAGAAAGAAGGAGCTAATATATTTGAAGATATTCAAAATAGATTAGATGAAATTCAAAAGTCTAAAGAAATTACTAAAATTAAACAACCAGAGTTAAGTTCTGAAAAGAGAGTTTTTCCAAAATTTAATATGGATGATGAGCCTACTTTGTTTGATGATTTAAATAAATCTAAGAAAGTATTAAATTCAATAAGTAATTGTATCAAGAAAGATAGCTTAAATACTTTAGAGAATATACAAGAAGAAGAATTAAAAAACTTTCATTTAAATGAAGATATACTTAAAGCATTTGTAGTTCAATTACTTACTGGAAGCTTATTTGTAGGAGTAGATAAATTAGATATTGATAAATGGGTATCTAAGATGAAAGAGGTTTACTCTAGAAGATTTAAAAATGAAGAAAGCTTTAGTCAGTGGATATATACTTTTATTGACTATCTTATATGGGAAATAGAAGATCCTGAATTAAGTAATTTAGGATTAAATAGTGATGAATTAGCCTATATTGTAGCTAATGATGCTATTAATGCTTTGAATAAATTTCCACAAAATGTTTATATTAATGATATGATTGAACAACTTGAAAATTATTTAGTAATATGAATGAAAACAATGCAGCTATAAATGATGAATTATCATCAAATTTAACTCAAGAAGAAAATGAGCTACTAGTAGCAGCTACTGAAAGAGCTCATGAGGAAAATACCTCTACTGAAAATATTATTGAAGATAATCATGTTGAAATTCCAATTAATTCTGAAACATATAATATTGATGAAACTACCTCAAGATTTAGTTCGGCTACATGGTTTGAGGCTGTTCAACAAAAAACTATAATTCTTGCAGGATTAGGAGGAATAGGTAGTTTTGTTGCTTTTCTATTATCAAGAATGAAGCCTAAATCTTTATTCTTATATGATAATGATATAGTAGAAAGCAGTAATCTTTCAGGACAGCTATATAGAATGCAAGATATTAATGAACAAAAAGTAGATGCTATTAATTATTTTATAAGAAATTATTCTAATTACAATAGTGCTTTTAGTGTTCCGGAAAAGTTTTCTATATTTACAGAAGCTGCTGATATTATGATTTGTGGTTTTGATAATATGGAAGCAAGACAGACCTTCTTTAAAGTTTGGGAAAATCATGTTAGTCGTAAAGAGGATACTGATAGAAAGAATTGCTTACTTATTGATGGTAGATTAGCAGCAGAAGAATTTCAAATATTGTGTATCACAGGAGATGATACTTATAATATAAAAAGATATAAAACAGAATTCTTATTTAATGATTCTGAAGCTGATCAAACTATTTGTAGTTATAAGCAAACTTCATTTTGTGCTAGTATGATAGGTTCTATGATGGTTAATTTATTTGTTAATTTTATAGTTAATAATTTAAATCCAAATGTTCCTAGATATTTGCCTTTTTATACTTCTTATAATGCAGAAACTTTATATATTACAGCAGAACAATGAATTATTCATTATATAATACTTTTCTTAGTTTGTATTACAATGATTTTGACAAGGTTCCAGTACAAGAATATGGAATTAATCTAAATGATAATATTTGTTATCAAAGGTTTCTTCAAGTAGACTTAACTAAAGATTATATAGATATTCCTGTATTTGGTAAAGACTTAGTAGAAAGTCTGATGGTTGAAAAGCTAACCTATAATAAGAAAGTAAAAGCACTGGAAATACCTTTATTCTGTAGAAGTACAATAGTAAAAAATATGAAATCTGAAAAGATACTGGAGTCTTTTTTTAAGCGTAGTTTCAGTGATAGACTTTTAAAAATTGTTACTTTAACAGGAAAAACATATTATGGGGGAAAAGGAATTTTACTAGATTCTAATTATAATATAGTATTATTAGCTGTAGTAAGAGGTACTTGGAAGCTAAATGATACAAAAGGAATAAATTATAAACAATACATAGTTAAACTTAGTCCAGATTTATTTTCAGAAAAGAAAGATGCTTTGTACAGATATATAGTAAATAAAGTAATGCCGTCATATATAGGACATGAAGTTAATACAGATTACTATAATAGAGGTATTAATAAATTATCATTAGAATCAAATAAAATAATATTTACAATTGAAAGTGATTTAAATAGGTATATTGTAAAACCTAAAGTACCTAATATAAATACTACCAATGAAGATTATAATCAAGTACTTTTAGATAATATAGAGGACATTAAATTTTTATTATAATAATATGAAAAGAAAATTTTATTTAAAAAACGGTGAAGAAGTAAATATTGGAGATATAATTGTTTCCGAGTACACTGAAGGTAATAGAAAGATTCATGAAGAAATTGAGATTAATGATGATTCTATTCCTGAGTTGCTTCAAGATGAAATTATTCAAGTATCTTATGAAGATAATGCTCCTAAAAAGATTATTGAAGATCATTTAGCTTATTATATTATCAAACTAGCTGAAAGAAAAGGACTAAATTCTGAAGAAGTAGCTTGCATTTTAGATGATGTTGATAAACTTAATCCTTCAACTTCTTTTACTATTCTCCTAAAGGAGATTGCAATTGAATTTGATAAGAAATATTTAAATCATATTAGAAAATGTAAATCTATTTTTATAGTATCTTCAATTGATGGTAAAATTTATAAAGTTGATAATGATATTAAGAACTTTAATAATTTTGCAGCATTTAGAACTAGGCAAGAAGCTGAAAGAGCATTGGAAATCTTGGAACCTGTATATAAAAATTTATTTTAGAAAATGTCAGAAAATAAAAAGATTAGAAATGCTACAAAATGTAAACTAGGTAATATTACATTTAAATCTATGCTTGAGAAGATGGCTTACAACTATCTTCTTGAGCAAGGATTTAATCCTTCTTATGAACCCAAAACATTTACTCTTTGGGATGGATTTACTCCTGTAACACCTTTCTATGATAGAGAAACTGATGCTCAAAGAAATAAAAGAGATCCTAACAGTCCTAAAATGCTTATTTTAAAAAAAGCAGGTATAGTAGGAATAAGATATACTCCTGATTTATATTTTAAATATAAAGATATAGATGTTTATATAGAAATGAAATCTATTGAAAATGATGTATTTTATATAAAGAAGAAGTTATTTATTAAATACTTAGATAATAAATTAGAATATACAGGACAAAAATCAATTTATTTTGAAATATATACTAAAAAACAGTTAATGCAAGCTGTTGAAATAATTAAGGACTATGCAAAATAAAGAATTAAAAGATATTAGCTGGAATGTTACTGAAGAAGAATACAGAAAAGATCCTGCTTTAAGTTATTCCACTCTTGCTAAATATGAAAGGACAGGATTTAATGGTTTAAATACTTTATTTGATAAAGTAGAATCACCTTCATTAACTTTTGGTAGTGCTGTTGATGCTATTATAACTGGAGGAATGGAAGAATTTAATTCTAGATTTGAAGTAGCTTCTTTTCCAAAGATTGATGATAGTGTTGTTAATGTAGTAAAAGAAATATTCAATGAATTTGGTGAAATTTATAATTCGCTTGATGATATTGATAGTTCTAGCATTATTACTATTACTGAAAGAGTTAGTTATAGAGCTAATTGGAGACCTGAAACTAGGGTTAAAGTTATTAAAGAGCAAGGTAGTAAGTATTATGAACTATTAGGAATATCAAAAGATAAAATATTAATAAGTTCTGATACTTATAACGATGTAATGAATGCTGTAGATGCTCTTAAAAATAGTGATACTACCAGCTATTATTTTGCCCCTGATAATCCTTTTGATGATATAAAAAGATATTATCAATTAAAATTTAAAGCTAAAATTCAAGGAGTCAATTATCGTTGTATGTTTGATTTACTTATAGTAGATTATAAAAACAAAACAATACAACCTGTTGATTTAAAAACAAGTCATAAAAAGGAATGGGATTTTTATAAAAGTTTTGTAGAATGGAATTACCAAATACAAAATCGTCTTTATGCTAAAATTTTACAGGAAAATATTGAGAAAGATGATTTCTTTGAAGATTTCAAAATATTAGATTATAAGGACATTGTAATATGCAAAGATTCTCTTACTCCTTTAGTTTGGGATTGTCCTTTTACTAAAGAAGTTGGAACTCTTCTTTTTGGTATTTATAATCAAATAGTAATGAGAGATCCTATTGCAATAGGAGATGAATTAAATTGGTATCTTACTAATAAACCTAAAACTCCTATTAATATAAACATAGGAAAAGATAAAGGAAATAATTTGTCAGAATGGTTAAACACATTATAAAATGGAAGTAATTAAAAGAAATGGTAATATTGAAGAATTTAATTTACAAAAAATTATTTTAGCTGTTAATAATGCTTTTAAAGAATGTAATTCTAAAATTCCGAATAAATTAATAAAAGCTCTGAATGAGTTTGGGACTCTATGTTCTCCCATAGAAGTAGAGGATATTCAAAATAGAATAGAGTTGCTTTTAATGAAATATAAATATTTCAAAGAAGCTAGAGCCTTTATATTATATAGAGAAAAACATAAAGAAACCAGATTTATTAGAGAAAGGCTAGATTACATGCACAAGTATGAAAATTCTAAAGATAATGCAGCTACTTCTTCAGAAACTGACTCTAATGCAAATGTAACTCAAAAAAATATTGCAAATCTTGAGGGTGAAGTGTATAAAGAGAATAATAGAATTATTCAAAGGCAAAGAATGAAAAATAAATTAAATGAGTTATTCCCTGAGGTATCAAAACAATATGAAAGTGACTTAAATAACCATATAATTTATACTCATGATGAAGCCACCACTCCAACATTAAAACAATATTGTATGGCAGTTAGTTTATACCCATTAATGTTGGAAGGTGTTGGTAATATTGACGGTATTACTCCTTCTCCTCCAAATGATTTACAGTCTTTTAGTGGTCAAATAACTAATTTAACTTTTTTACTTTCATCTCAATGTAAAGGAGCCGTTGCTTTTGGAGAATATTTTATAGTATTAAATTATTATATTATTAAAGAATTTGGAAATAATTGGTACAACAAATTAGACTGTATTACTACTACTGAACATAGTATCATTAAACGCACAATAAAAGATAATATTTATAAAGCTTTTAAACAGTTTATTTATGGTATTAATCAACCAGCTGGAAATAGAAGTTATCAAAGTCCGTTTACTAATATAAGTTATTATGACAGTGTCTATTTTAACTCACTATTTGAAAACTTTTATTACCCAGACGGAACTAAACCTGAATGGAAAGCTATTGATACATTACAAAAATTGTTTATGAAGTTTTTTAATAAACTCAGAACTAAACAGATATTAACATTTCCAGTGGAGACAATGGCAATGGTACATGATGGCAATGATATTATAGATAAAGATTATAAGAATTTTACAGCAGAAATGTATGCAGAAGGACATAGCTTCTTTACTTATATTTCTGATAGTGCTGACAGTTTGGCTTCATGTTGTAGACTCAAAAATGAGCTGACTGAAAACACTTTCAATCCTACTTCCGGACTTACTGGTGTTATGACTGGTTCATGTAATGTAATTACCCTAAATATAAATAGAATAATTCAAGATTGTATAAAAGCTTTTTGCAGTAATCCAGAAGATATTAAAGAATTATATACGGAATTCTCTGAAAAGATAAATAATGGAATTAAGAAATACTTAATTGATATTCTTGAAAGAGTTTATAAATATCATATTACATATAAAACAATGCTATATGAAATGGAGGATAAAAAAATGTTTGCGTCTTCTAATGGTGGTTATATCTACATCTCTAAGCTGTATAGCACTATTGGGCTTAACGGACTGAATGAAGGTGCTGAGTTCCTTGGTTTAACTGTAGGTAACAATAAAGAATACTTTAAGTTTTTACAGCTCATTCTTAGTACTGTTAAGGAGCAAAATAAACTTCACTCTATTCATGATAAGAAGAAACCTTTCCTATTTAATAGTGAAGTTGTGCCTGCTGAAGGATTAGGAAGTAAAAATTATAATTGGGATAAAAAAGACGGATACTATGTTCCTAATGATAGAAATTTATACAATTCCTATTTTTATAATGCTCATGATAATACTTCAGTATTAGATAAATTTATTCTTCATGGAAGAAAAACTTATCAATACACTGATGGAGGAAGTGCTGCCCATATAAATCTGGAAGATCATTTAAGTAAAGAGCAGTATTTAAAATTACTTGATTTTGCTGTTAAACAAGGAACGAATTATTTTACTTTCAATATTCCTAATAGTAAATGTGAAAATTGTGGTTATATTACAAAACATCCAATAAAAGAATGCCCTAAATGTGCTAGTAAAGATATTACTCAATATACAAGAGTTATAGGTTATTTAAGACCTATAAAAGCTTTTGGAAAAGATAGACAGATAGAAGCTAGTAAAAGAATTTATACTAATGTGCAAGATAAAATATGTTGATTCTAAAATAGTATTTTCTGAAATACCTAATGAAATAACATTAGCAATATCAATTAGTGATTGCCAAATAAAATGTAAAGATTGTCATTCTAAATACCTTATAGAAGACAAAGGAACCTTACTTACTAAAGAAGAATTGTTTAAAATTATTAATGAAAATCAAGGAATTACTTGCTTATGTTTTATGGGAGAAGGGAAATATCCAGAAGATATTAATTATTTAGCAAAAAAAGTACGAAATACTTTTAATCTAAAGATAGCTTATTATACTGGATATAATAAAATTCCAAAAGAAATAGATTTAAAATATTTTGATTTCATTAAAATAGGCCCTTATATAAGTTCATTAGGAGGATTAAATAAAAGTACTACTAATCAAAGAATGTATTCTATAAAAAAAGGTAAAATAGATAAAGATATTACTTATGTGTTTTATAAAAATAACTAATGATGAATATGCTTTAGAAAATGTGTGCTATAGAATAAAAGAATTTAAAATATTTGGTATAGTCATATATCGTATTATAAACTCTACAACATCTAAATCGGCATTAGCTGAATTAGGAGATGACAGTGATAACAAATATACAGTTAGTGGTTTTAAAATTAATAAAAATGAAAATAAAAGTAAAAGAAATAACTAAAGGTTGCGCTTTTGAAGCAACTAAAAAAGGTGATTGGATAGATCTAAGAGCTGCTGAAGATTTAACTACAGGTTATCCTCAAGTAAGCAGTAGAAAAAGAATTACTGTAGATGGAGTTACTACAAGTTATAGAGACTTAAAAATAGAAAACTATCTTATTCCACTTGGAATTGCAATGGAGTTACCTAAAGGTTATGAAGCTATTATGGCTCCTAGAAGTAGTTCCTTTAAAACATGGGGAATTACAGAAGCTAATTCTTTCGGAGTGATTGATAATAGCTATTGTGGTGATAATGATGAATGGAAATTGCCTATATTAGCTTTTAAACCATCTACTATTAATAAAGGAGATAGAGTGTGCCAATTCAGAATTCAATTGAGCCAAAAAGCTACTATATGGCAAAAGATTAAATGGTTATTTACCAATAAAATTGAATTTGTGTGGGTAGACAGTTTGGGAAATGATGATAGAAGTGGATTTGGTAGTACTGGTAAACAATGATTATATTAAACATTATTTTAATTTTGCTACTCATATCTGTAGTAGCATTTTGTCTTAATGGCTATGAGGACTATAATAACAGTAGAATGTCTTTTAAAGAAGCTCTTGATTTAGTAGAGCTTCCTATATTAACATTTACTGTTGGAGATAAAAAACTTAATTTAATGTTAGATTCAGGAAGTAATGTATCTTATATTAATGCTTCTGTAGTAGAAACTATTCCTTGTGAAATAGCTGAATCTGAAATAGCTTATTTTACAGGAATTGATGGTGAAAAAAGAGAAACCAGTGCTATAAAATTAAATATGTTTTATAGAAATATTGGATTTGAAAATGTTTTTCATGTTTCATCTATGGAACAAGCTTTTGCAGATATTAAAGCATCTACAGGAGTACAAATACATGGAGTCTTAGGTAATAGATTCTTTACTAAATATAAATATATACTAGATTTTGAATCTTTATGTGCTTATAGTAAAAAATAAAAAATGAATAATTTTTATACAAAGAAAGATAAATTTCCTAGTAATGCAGTTACAGCACAATATCTAATAGATTATTTAAATAATTTAAGATTACCAAAAGATATAACATTAGATGATGTTGTAATAGGTATAAGGGCTGTAAATGATAATAAAGAAAGTAGAATTATTCCTTGTTTTAAAACACAACTTGTTTGTTCTTTAAATGGACTAGTTATAACTGTCTTAAATGTTAATATTAAAACTCATAAAAGAACAATAAAAGAAGAAATTATTAAAACTAGCAAAATTATTGATGACTATATAGATAACAATGGAAGAAAAATATTATAGTTTATGATTTATCTAGTAACTAAAAATCAAGAGCTGTTTAATAATAATGTTTATAAGATTATAGGGGTAGATGAAAGTCTATCCCTATTATCTAAATTAAGTATTGTTGGTCTAGACACTGAAACTAATAGTTTAGACTGCTGGACTGGCAAACTACTTTCTTGTCAATTAGGTTGTAAAGAATTTCAAGTAGTTATAGATTGCTCTACTATAGATATTAAATTATATAAAAGTTTTCTTGAATCGGATAGACTGTTTTTATTGTGGAATGCTAAGTTTGATTTAAAATGGTTATTCAGAAAAGGTATTGTACTTAATAATATTTATGATGGATTTTTAGCTGAAAAGCTTATGTATTTAGGTTATCCTACAGGAGTTCATAGTATGTCATTAAAATCTGCTGGAGAGGAATATTTAAATATTGAGTTAGATAAATCTATTAGAGGGCAAATTATTTATAAAGGACTTGTTGAGGAAACTATAATTTACAGTGCTAAAGATGTAGAATATCTCGAAGAAATAATGAATCTTCAATTAATAAAGCTTAAAGAAAAGGGTTTAGACATTGCAATTAAATATGAAAATAAGTTTGTTTTGCCATTAGCATATTGTGAATATTGTGGTATTAAATTAGATTTAAACAAGTGGAAGGCTAAAATGGCTAGAGACCAAGAAAAGCTTGATACTAGTTTAGCTAATCTTAATAAATGGGTTGTAGAGCATTATCCTAATGATAGTAGATTTACTTATACAGATTTACAAGGAGATTTATTTTCTGGATTTTCTACAGACCCACAATGTATTATTAATTGGAATAGCGCACAACAAGTAATTCCTTTATTAAAAGATTTAGGGTTTGAACTTTTAGTTAAAGATAAAGTTACTGGAAAAATGAAAGCTTCTGTAGATGCTAAAATAATAAAACCTCAAAAAAATATATCATCTTTAGCACCTATTTATCTTGATTATAAAGCTGCTCAAAAAGTTGTTAGTACTTATGGGGAAAATTTTATTGAACAAATTAATACAGTAAGTGGTAGAATTCATACCAATTATCAACAAATGGGAGCAGACACTACTAGATTAACATCAGGTGGTAAAGATAAAGCTAATAATACTGAATATATTAATTTACTAAATTTACCACATGATGCAGAGACTAGAAGTTGTTTTATTGCTGAAGAAGGAAACTGCTGGATTTCACTAGATTATAAGGGACAAGAGACTTTTCTAATGGCATCTATAGCAAATGATGAGGCTCTTATTAAAGAATTAACTGTGGGCTCTCAGGATGTTCATAGTCTTACCGCCTATATTAGTTATATGGAAATTCCAAGAGATACTCCTATTAAAGAAATTAGTACAAAGTATCACAATCTTAGACAAGAAGCTAAGGGAATTGAGTTTGCAATTAATTATGGGGGAACCGCAGATACTATTCATAAAAATAAAGGTATTCCTATTGAAGAAGCTCAAAAAATATATAATAACTATATGTCTGGTTTCTCTGGACTAAAAAAATATCAAGATTTTTGTAGAAAAGATTGGGTAGATAAAGGTTATATTCTTCTTAATCCTAAAACTGGGCATAAAGCTTTTATTTATGATTATGAGCAATTAATGAAAGATAAAGAATCTTTTAAAACTCCTGGATTTTGGGAATACTATAGAGATATGAAAGCTAATTCTCCTGAATGTGATACTGTACAAAAAGTTAAACATTTTTTTAAAAGAAAATCAGATATTGAAAAGCAAAGTATTAATTATAGAATTCAAGCTACAGGATCAATGTGTCTTAGAGTAACTATGATTAATTTCTTTGAATACCTCAAAAAGAATAATTTATTATTTAAAGTATTGATTTGCGTAACTCCCTACGATGAAGTAAATTGTGAAGCCCCTAAAGAAATTGCAGAAGAAGTTACTACTGCTTTATATAATTGTATGGTAAATGCGGGTGCTTATTTTTGTACTAGGTGTAAGTTAGATGCTGATATTTCAAGAGCAAAGGATGGTAGTCTACCTACTTACTGGATTCACTAAGTTAAACATTATTAAATAGGAGTATTATATGAAATATAATTGTAACTTTGCAATAAAAATAATATCTTATGAGAAATAGAGACGTGTGTAAAAAGTTCTTTGAAGGTAATGGAGATTACTATGGTAGTAATTTATACTGTAATGCTAAAAGAATCTTCTCTTATCAAACTTGTATAGGCGAAATTGTGGATGAAGATGATGATTATATCACTATTATATTAAATACAACTAAATATTCTGCTACAACTTCAAAGCATCAAACTTATCTTAGATATGCTTTACAAGAATATCAAAATAATTGTAGTAAACATGTTATTGTTCATACAATAGATAATGTAGAGATAGGAGCAAGATATTTATGGGTAATATTCAAAAACAATTAAATAATAATAATTATGAAGTACAAACATCGTATTGAAAGATTAAAAGCTAGACAAAAAGCATGGGAATCTATGTCTCCTGCTGACCAAAAAGCAACTACTAAACCAGGATCTTTAAAGAAATAAATTATGGAAACTTTATATTGGATTACTGTATTAGGAAAATTCAATGTACTTATTTGGATAATATTTACTGTATCTTTAGTAATGTCAGTTATTATAGGAGCAAGTTGGCTACAAGATGGCTTAGAAGGAGATGGACTATTTAATAAAGCACATAAAAAGAGCATGATTATATCTACATCTATAATGCTCAGTAGCTTATTAATAGCAGTATTTGTTCCTTCAAAAAATGAGTTATACATGATTTACGGTGTAGGCTCGGTAATAGACTATGTAAAATCTAATAATAAAGCTAAAGAACTACCTGATAAAGCGGTAGATGCTATTTATAAATATTTAGAGGCTATAAATAAAGAAAATAATGAATAAAGAATTTACAAGTCCTAATATTAAAGATAGAATTGAATACTATAATAATCTACTTACAAATGATAATGTAAATCATCCTAAGCATTATACTACACATCCTTCAGGAGTTGAGTGTATAGATATTGCCAGACATTATTGTTTTGCTATAGGTAATGCTATTAAGTATTTATGGAGAGCAGGTTTAAAGAAAGACGTAAGTCTTAATGATAAACAAAAAGAAATTGAAGACCTTGAAAAGGCTATTTGGTATATTAATGATAGAATTAAACAATTAAAAGATGGGATTAAAGATTAGTTTAAAGAATTATACTAAAGCACCACATAGTTTGAAATTGCTTAATAAAATAGAATCTTTTCTGTTTGAAGAAGAGTGTGGAGAGTTGGAACAATACTCTCCCACTCAGATAGAAAAGATAAAAGAAGTTAGAGATATTATTTATAATATAGTTTTAGGTCATGGGAACTAATATATACTTAGTAAAGAAAATTAAAGAAGTAGATACTAAAAGAATTTCTAAAGCCTTTAGTAACACAGTTGCTAAATGCAATAATACTTGGGATTTAGAAGCTATACGTGATTTAGTTCAAGAAGAAATAGATAATTTAGGTAAAGAAATTCATATTTGTAAAAGGTCTGCTGGATGGCAAATATTATTTCAACAGAATCCTCAATATGAATGTACTTTAAAGTCATTATTGAATTTTATTAAAGCTTCTTTAGAATCAGGTGAATGGGAGCTTCTTGATGAGTATGGAGATTCTTATAGTATTGAAGAGCTTAAAGAAGATATAAAAAGCTTTAGTAAAGGATATACCCTAGAGTCTTATAATAAAGAAAAAGGAGGTTACAATCCTTATGAGCATGAATTTATTAATGATGGTTTAAGATGGGCTAAAAAAGAATTTTGCTAATATGAAAGATTCAGCATATTATCCAGCAGGAGCTTATAATGACCCAAAAGCTCCTTATAATGAAAAAGAAAATCCTGAAGAAGAAATTGAAGTTACTGTATCAATGACTATAAGTAAAACAATTAAAGTTCTAGTTAAAGATTATACTACTTCAATAGAAGATGATGGGGAACAGTACTATAAAGTAAATGATTATAGTGATTGTGATTTAAATAAAGCAGTCTGTGATCAAGTAACTCTGCCTCCTTATCTTGCAGGATTTGTTGATGAAATGTTTAAAGTAGATTTAGACTTAAAAGCAGCTAAAATGCCTATATGTCTTCAAAGTGCGGTAGAAGATTGTAAAGGGTGGAATTTAGATGAATTTGAAGTTATAAAAGAGTAGTATGAATAGAAGCAATTGTAATAGATGCGAGTATTATACTGGAACATATTGTCAGTTATTGGATCATCAAGTAGGTGATAGTAATGATCCAGATTGTAATTATCATGATGCTATAAGTTATTAATATATGAAAATAATAAAGTTTTATAGACAAAGTTGTGGTCCTTGTAAAGTACTTGAAAGAAATTTTCAAACTGCGGGTATTGAACATGAAAGCATAGATATTGAGGAAGTTGATGAAGCTGTTCTTGAAAGGTATAAAATTACAGGAGTACCTACTACTATTATAGAAGGTGTAGGAGGTAATATCTTAAAAAGATATACAGGGTTAATGAATGTTGAAGATTTAAAGAAATTTTGCAATGAATTTAGTGAAGCCTAAAGTAGAACCTATTATTCAAAAGAATAGTTTAGAAGGAATATTAAAGCATATAGAACTATGTGGTAGAACTTGTTATAAATCTCAAGATAAAATTACAGAAGATTCTTATATTAAATTCATAGAAAGAATTAAATTAAATAAGCATTTATCTGTTTCCGAACATGGAACTATATATTTAAAATGTATTAAAAGTACTGTAGAAGAAGATATTATTGATTGTGTTTTAGACCACTATAAATTTAATCAATATTCTAGAGTTAATATATTACATATAGGAAGTGATTTAATTTATTTTGTTACTACTAATTATAGAGTAATAATTGAGAATGGTTGGGAATATGATTTAAAATATTTATGTGAACCTACAAATTATCATATTAAAAGATATACTTTTAAAGTAATATGCCCTATATCAGTTTCAAGAGAGTGGAATAGACATAGAACAATGTCTATAAGTGAACAAAGCACTCGCTATTGTAATTACTCAAAAAAGAAATTTAATAGTGAATTAACTTTTTGTATTCCTTATTGGGTAACTCATTATTCTGAGAATGATAAAGATGCGAAAGCAGGTGCTTCTAGAATAGAAGATATTTGGCGTATGGATTTATTAGTAATTGAACATGATTATATGGAATTACTAAATAAGGGTTTAAAATCCCAAGAAGCCAGAGAAATACTTCCTTTAAGTACAGCTACAGAAGTAATTTATACAGCATTTGAAGATGATTGGAGAAAATTCTTAAAATTAAGAACAGCACCTGATGCTCATCCAGAAATTAGAGCATTGGCAAATAAAATCCAAGATTTATTACCTAAACTAGGTAATTAATCTTATTAATATTGTAAGGAGGACTAAGTAATTTATTTAGTTCTCCTTATTTTTTTAAACAATCTCTTGTTTATTATATTAATTTACATTAACTTTGCACTTAAATATTTAAATATTAAAACTATGTGTATTATACATAACAAAGAAAACATTACAAAAGAACTAGAGTTGTTACAACAGTTTCCTGATGAAACTTTTAATACCTTGGACACACTTATTTCTTTATATCAAAACAGGAAGAACACAAATGAGTTTCCTAGTAAATCTGAATTAGCTAAATTTAGAGATGAAATTAAAGAAACTAAAGTAATATCTGAAATAAAGGAAAACATTGCAGCTGGTCAAAAATATGTCAGACAAGCTAGGGAAAATTGGACTAGGCAAAGTGCTTATCAAGATTCAAAAACTTTACACATTTTTACAGATAATACTGATAGAGATAGTGGTAGAGGAGAAATTGATGATAATACAGAATATGCTAAAAAATATGGTAAAGGAAAACATTTTCCTGAACAAACAGCTGCTGTTGTTAGAGGATTAGATAATGCTAAACCTGTAAGCACTCAAAGATGGTATCATGATGGAGCTAAAAGAGAAGCAGGTAGATGGCAAGATTCTGACTTTATAGAATTTAAGAAAGTAATTGATGATGAATTTAGAGATATAATTGAAGCATGGAGAACAGGTAAATACACTAAAATTCTATTTCCTGGTGAAGATGGGTTGTTTAATGGAGCTATTTCTATGATTAGTAAAGAAAGAACTCCTTTATTATACTCCTATCTTAATATAAAACTTCAACAATTAAAATATGAAATAGGTAGAGCTGAAAGAAAGTCTTCTCCAGTAGAACACACTGAAAATTTAAATACTTTTGTTAATCACAGTGGAGGAGCTATAGGTTCTGATAGTTATTGGGGAGAAGTAGGAGAAAAATATGGAGTTAAATCTAATCATTATTATGCTGAAGGAGAAAAAACACCTAATGGCAATACTGCTTTAACTAAAGAACAACTATCTGAAGCAGATGAACATCTTAAAAAAGCTAATGAAAAGTTAAAAAGAAAATTCCCAGCAAATAGTGAAAAAACTAATAATTTATTAAGAAGAAATTGGTTTCAAGTAAAAAATGCCGATGCTGTATTTGCTGTAGGCACTATGGTTAATGGTAAAATAAATGGTGGAACAGCTTGGGCAGTTCAAATGGCTATAGATAATGGAAAGCCAGTCTATGTATTTGATCAGAATTCTAATACTTGGTACACTTATGTAGATGGTAAATGGACAGCTACTGAAACCCCTACTCTTACTCAAAATTTTGCAGGTATTGGCACTAGAGAGTTATCTGAAAATGGAAAGAAAGCTATTGAGGAAGTTTATAAAAAATCTGTTAGTAATTCTCAAACTATTACAGATGAAGATGATCAAGCTTTATCATTAAATAGTAATAGTGATGTAGTAGAAACTACTGGAGAAGAAGATCTTAATGAAGCTCTTACTGGAGGAGAAACAGAAACAACTAAAGAATCCTCTTGGGAAGATAAATATAATAAAGATGCTACTGAAACAACAGGAATTGCTTCTCTTGGAGAGATAGAGAAAGTTGAAGCTGCTTTTACTCCTCAAAAAAGAAGAGATAGAGTACAATTAATAGCTAATTTATTTAGTAGAAGAATTGATGCTCTTATTGAACAAGAAAAGCAAAGACTGCAAAAAAGAATTGAAAATGAAAAAAATCCTGAGATTCAAAGAGAACTTCAAAAATCAATGAAGGATATAAATAGATTATTTATTATTAGAAAATATTCTCCAAAAGGTATATTTAATCAAATATTAGATGAAGTATTTAAACCTTATGCAGAAGCTTCTGATGAAGCCCTTACTCAAGCAGAATTAAAGAAGATTAATGCTCTAAAAGCTGCTGCTCAATACACAGAAGAGCAAAAATTAGAGATAGCTCAAAAGAAAGCTGCATATAAGAAAGCTGAATATCAAAAAGTAGTTGATAATTATAAAGCATTAGCTGAAGAAACCAATTGTATATTAATGGTAACTGAAGGTATTGTACTTGATTTTGATACAGTGGTTGATGGAGAAGCTGATTTTAATGACAATGATTATAGTGATGATGAAGAAGAAGGTCAAGAAAATAGAGCTAAAGATGGGTGGATGATTAAATTTAGAGAAGTTAGTTCACATGAATCTTTATCTGTTAAAGTAAGAAGATTCTTATCTACAGTACCTAAATTAAATTATAGAGGTAAATACGATAAAGATGATTTAGGTTTTAATAGATATTTAGATGCTTCAATGGTTCATGCTTCACTTATGGATAGATTAAGTGTAATACAAGAACCTGATGATATATTTATTGTACTTGATAAAGCAGGTCAAAAAATACCTTGGATTAGACAAGTTGTAAAAGCTTTAAGACAAGATACTCAATTATTCTCTGCTTTTTATCAAGATTTCAATAAGGATTTCTTAGACTATTGGGTACAATCCAGACAAGAAGGCTATGATGGAAGAGTTAAAACTAAAACTATCCAAACTAATAAAACAGAGGGTAGTGGATTTATCACTTCAATGATTAGAGATAATTATGAAAGTGGTAATATGCTAGTACAAGATTCTATCTATGATAGCAATGGAGAAGTAGTAAAAGAAAATGCTAAAAAAGGAGCTGAAATGATCTTGGAATTAGTAAATCAGTTTAATAAACTTAATACTAATGAAGAGAAAAATGCTAAAGTATCAACAGGTGCTGTATTAAATAAAATCCAGAAAGCATTAAAAATGCTTGGTATGGAAATTGATGACGATATAGTTATCAAAGCTTTAACAGATACAGAAACTGCTAGTAAGGAATTAACAATTGAATCTCCTACAGTAAGCTTCTTTTCAAGTTTGCTCACTATATTTAATGGTGTAGCTGATGGCAAAGTTAAAGATAAAACTGATGAAGATGGTAATAAAATTCAAGGAGATTTACTTAACACCTTTGGAACTGCTTATAATTCAGTAGCAATGACATTTGCTCCTTATATGGAAGATATGATTGAAAGTAGTACTAGAGAAGGAGATAAGTCCTATTATGCTCACACTGTTCCTAATTATGTAGGAATTATGATGAGAAAATTAACTAATTCTATGGGCGATGAAGCCAGATTTCAAAAATTCATGCAAGAAGAATATGGTAAATATTCTTGGTTTAAAGATAAGAAAACAGGTGAATGGAAAAATGAATTAATTAAACTATTAGCTACTGATGAAAATTTTAGAAAAGGATTTAAGCATAAAGTATTACTTAATTCAGGTAAAGTAGAATATGATAAATGGGATGATTTAGATTATACCTTAGTACTTTTAAATGAGTATTGGGGAGAACCTGAAAATACTAAATCCAATGATCAATGGTGTTGGATTCCTCTTCCAGTTCCTGCCGATTCACCTTCTGCCGAGTTCTTTAGAATGAAAAGATACACAGATGCTACTTCAAAAGCTGCTGGGTATAAAGGTTATAAAGATGAAATCTTAGACCACATGATTAATCTTGTTAATCAAGAATATAATAGAATTCAAACAGTCTGTAAAAGATACCATCAAAGAGCTAATGGAGATACTAGTATTGCTGTAATAGCTAATTATGATATTCAATCTAAAAAAACTGCTGGTGGTAAAACAATCATAACTAATAAAGGAGGTTCCGAATTTAAATTTTTACCTGCACTTAATACTTATAAGTATAAAGATAATGGTGAAAGTGTAATCGAAAGAATTAAAAGGCTTAAAGAAGCAGGTGCTCAAGATACTGAAATAAAAGAATCTATTAGAGAAGCTCTGGAAGATACAATGGAAGATTCTTTTGAAGAGTTTTATAGAAAAGTTAGTAACAATGGTACTTTAGAATTAACAGAACAAGGTAAATATAAATATTTAAATTTTGGTTATAGTGAAAAATATAATGAGAGAACTATTAAATCAATAGATGCTGCTATAGAATTATTAAATAAAGTAGGAGTTGATCAAGATTTGATAAATAGATTAGCTTATATAAAACAAATGTTATCCAGTAAGCAAGCTTTAAATGATAAATTTGCTAATAACACATTTGCAGAAACAATGGCTAAATTAGAGGAAGCTGTTACTAATAATCAAATAGCTAGTGACGCAGTAAATGCTCTAGAAAGAAATCTAAAAATAAACAATCCTGCTAAGGAAGGTTTAAGAGAATATTTCTATAATCATGAATTTAATTCTTCTCAATTAATTCAATTGCTTGCTACAGATTTAGCCTATTATAAAAATATTACCGATTTCTTTAAGAGAATTAAAGAGGTACATACTCCTACTAATAGATTTAATACAAAGGCTGTATATAAAGGTGAAAGAGTAGGAAGAGAAATAGAAAAGACTGTATATGTGCAAGATGATATGAGAGTAGCTCCTGATCTTGATTATATTCATAAAATGGTTATTAAACAATGGAAAAAAGGACATTTTAATGATTATCAAGCTGCTTTTATATTAGCTAAATTTGGATACTCTAATCATACTATAACAGATAAATTTGGTAAAGCTGTAAAATATGTAAAAGTAAATGGAACACTAGTTAAAACTGATTTAGTAAATGTTACCGATGCTCAAGCTTACAGAAGTCTTAGTTCTTATAGAGCTATGATGATAATGCAAGATAGCTGGACTGATGAGATGGAGGAAGCCTATCATAGAATTAAAGCAGGAAAATCAGAAGCTGGAGATTTCTTTGTATTTTGGCAAACTCAAAAGCCATTCCTCTATGGTCAATATGGAGTTGATTCCGGGGTTGGAGATGGTGAAATTAAAATGGGAGTACAACATAAAAATTCAGAATTTTTATTACTTGCAATGTATGAATCTCTAGGAAGTGCTGTTACAGAAAAAGATGAAAATGGCAAAGAGAGCAGACTTGCAGGTCTTAATAGGTTTATGGAGGAGCACGATATTGATGTTATTCAATATGAATCTGCTGTTAAAGTAGGACTTCAAGGAGTCGTTAATATTAGTGATGCTGCTAATGGACAAGAAGTTTATGATAGACTAGTTGAAGCTTCTGGAGTAAAAGGTGAGCTTAATACTAATGTAGTACACATGGTTAATTATGCCGATTATGGTAATGCTTCAAGAACTCCTGAACACTTATTTGATATGCTTCAGGGAATAGGTACTCAGTTAAGAAAATTGATTTCTGCCGATATTTCTCCTGAAGCTGTAATTGAACTTAAAGTAAATGGTAAAACAGTAAAGAAAACAAAAGCAGAATGGATGCAATTATATAATGAAATTACTACTGAAAATATCCTTGAGAAGTTTACAGAACTTGATAAAGAATTTTCTGATATTAAGAATGTTGAAAAACTCTTACAAGAGGAATTAAGAAGTAGTCCTAGGTATGGTATTGAGCTAAGAAGAGCTTGTACTATAAATCCTGAAACAGGAACTTTTAATTTAGCACTGTGTGACCCAGTTCAATCTATGAGAATACAGCAACTCCTTAATTCTATTATTAAAAGTAGAGTTACTAAACAGAAAACAAGAGGAGGTTCTGCTATTCAGGTTAGTAGTTTTGGACTTAGTGAAGATTTACATATTATATATGGTAAAGATGAAAATGGCAATGAAAGAATAGAAGGTTTTGAATGTTATTTGCCTGCTTATTCTAGAAAATTAATAGAACCTTTAATGGGTAAAGATGGTAAATTAGATATAAATAAATTACCTGATAGTTTAAGAAGAATCATTGGTTATAGAACTCCTACTGAGGATAAATATTCAATGCTTAATCTTTATATTAAAGGCTTTTTACCACAGCAAAATGGTTCTGCTATTATGCTACCAGCAGAGATTACTACTATTGCAGGCAGCGACTTCGATAAACTAACAATGTTGAAGTAAAACTGTGTTAATTGCTGGGAAGTCCTAATGAGTAAAGTCAAGGATTATCAGCAGCCAAGCCTCAATTAGAGGAAGGTTCAACGACTAATTTTAAGAACAAAAATTTCCTATATGGATAATAACAAATTGTATGAAAACTAAATTTAATAAAGACTCAAGAAATCTTTTAATAGGAATGTTATTAGGAGATGGTACAATAAGCAATAATTACGTATTTAAAATAGCTCATGCAGAACAATATAAAGACTATCTAGAGTGGAAAATAAAGCAATTAAATAACCACGGTATAAGAAACAACGGTCTTAAAAGTTATATTAAAACACGAGGATTTAATATTGGCGTGCCTGTTTATTACACTCAATTAAATATAATACCCTTTATTAAAGTTTTGCGTAGAGTGGTTTATAAAGAAAAGAAAATAATTGGAAACCGAAAACTTCTTAACAGATTAACTGCTTTAGGAGTGGCTATATGGTACATGGACGATGGGCATATTAATATAAGAAAATCTAAAGAGGGAAGAGTTCATGGTTTTTATATTAAAATAAGTACTTGTGAACCTAAAGAAGAAGTACAGGTTATTATTGAGTATTTTAAGGAAGTCTGGGGAATAAATTTTTACATGTTTCATGAAGGTAAAAAAGAAGATAGTTATTCTATATGCTGTGGTACAAAAGAAGGATTGAAATTTATAGAAATAGTAAAACCTTATGTATCTCAAGTACCTTCAATGTTATATAAAATACAATTTGATTTAAGCCAAAGAGAAAGAGCATTATATGACAAATCTCCTTGGAGTAGTGAAGAAAGAAAATCTCACGAAATGCACAGCACTCATAAAGAGTGAAGATATAGTCTCATCTTTATAGTAATATAAAGCTAAGAAAATGGTTGATAAAGTATATTTAATACTTCCTGAATTTAAAGTAATAAGACATTATGACAGAAAACAATTTGCTTATGATTTACTTAGAGAACAATTAGGAGATAGGAAAATAGATAAAGAAACTTTTAATAATTTATTGCATAACTTTATTTCAGCTACTTATGATAATCTTGAAGGAGAAAATGATGAAGCTGATGAAAGTATTAAAGAAATTAGAAAATTATGGAAACAACATAAGAGTGAATATGAAGTAGGACAACCTACTGTAGAAAGAATTGAATATGATTTAGATAAACCAGCTAAAGATAATTCAAGAGCTGCTAGAAATAATATGCTACTTGAAATGATGTATGGAGTTATGTCAAACTCTGATACTATGAGTAAAATAATGAATCCTGGTAATTTTGATCCTTTAAAAAGGACTGATAGAATTGTATCTATTCTTAACAATATTAGTCAAGGAAATATTGATACAAATATTTTAGCGGAGAAGTTTGGAACAACTAATATAAGTGCTTTATTTAAAGCTTTATTTAATGCTTCATTAGATGATCTTGAAGATATATTATCTGATGTTAATAGTAGTATTGACCCTCTATCTCCTAAAACTCAAGTAGATATTCAACAAAGAAATATGGCAGGTGCTAATTTGATTCCTATTTATGCTAATCATAATGCTAATCATGCTATTATTCAGCATACGCAATTAGGTATTATGGATGATGCTGCATTTACTTTGAATGGTAAGAAATATACCAGTCTACATGATATTAGAACCGAGGAAGGTCAATTAATTACTAAAACAGTAGCTATGTTCTTGGCAGCTTCAGTAGATAATGCTAAAGAGCCTGTAATGGAAGGTAATGGTCAGAATCTATTTACAGCAGATGCTTCTATGTTACTTGCTAGATTAGGACATACTCCTTTAACTATAGGTCTTTTAATGTCTCAGCCAATTGTAAGAGAAATAGTAACTTACTATAGTAGAAATTATAGAAAAGGTGTTTCAAAGAAAATGGCTATTCAAGAAGTTCTTCAGAAATACATTGATAAAGCAAAAATGGCTAATGTAAAATATGAGTCTATAAAGAATAGAAAATTCTTAGATGAAGAATTAGCTGAGAATCTTTATTATGAGCAAAGAGCTGGACAATCTACTCAAGATGAGTTAGAGCATAGTGAAAGTGCTGGTATTAGAGAGTGGTATGGCAATCAAGCTGCTGTAGGTCTTTTATTTCAACAGATATTTAGTGTAGGAGAGGCTTTAAGAGAAGTAGTAGCAGCTACTAGGTCTGATACTCCTAATGGAGCGGCAGGTCCTTCTATTGCCCACACTATGAATAAAATATCTAAAGTAGAAGATTTATTAGAGCATAGTTCTAAAGAGAAATTTCCTCTTTATGGAGCCAATGTGATAGAATTCTATTCAAGACAAGGTAGTGAAGTTTTTGATGCGGATCATTTTAGAGAAGAAGCTTTGCAACAACCTCTTCCTTATATGTTTGCTTTCTTTAATTTAGGTCTTGTAATGTCTGAAAGAATATTTGGTAAATATTTTCCTCAATATACCAGATCTTTTTATGAAGTAATGAATGAAGTTAAAGTACTTACTAAAACAGAAAGATTAAGTCCTAAAACATTAAACACTATGTATAATGATTTATTTGCTTATATAATGTCTTCCTTGGAATTTTTTGGAGAAAGTTCCTTTACAGATTCTGAAGGAGTTACTCACAATGTTACTTCTAAAGATAAAAGAGATTATTTTATTAATGCTTTTCCTAGTTATTTTGAAAGAGTAAAATCTGAAAATCCTGATATAGCTGAAATTGAGTTTATTAAAAGATTAAAATTTATTAGAGCTAATAGATATAATCCTGTAGCTACTATTCAATTTAAAAATGTCGGTAATTTAACTCAAACTTTAAGAGAAGCCTTTACTAGAGATTGGCTATCTTTGGCTTATAGTAGCAATCCTGAAGCTAATAAATTAGCTTTTAATTTATTCTTATATAGTTATTATAGAGGAGGTTTTGGATTTGGTCCTGCTACCTTTATTCATTTAGCTCCTATAATGCTTAGAATGGCAATTAAGGGGTATAATGAAAAGCTTCAAGAAGTTACAGATAATAAATCTATTACAATGGTGGATGCAGGATATGCACCTTTTATAGATCAATTCTTTAGAAATCATTTAGATAATAGAGAATTAGTTCCTCAAGTAACTATAAAGAATGATGAAATAGAATTCATAGATGATAATGGTGTAATAGCTGATGAGATTGAAGCATTTATTGATCCTAAAGAGCCTGGAAGTAAAAGAGGTTTGATAAAGGATATTGTAAAAGTAAATGGTATTGAAATTGTTATTCCTGTAGAATATTTCGCTACTAAAGTAAAGGGTAAAAAGCTTTACTATAAACTAAGTAGCTCTAGCCCAACTGGAGCAATTAAATATCAGAGAATCATGCCATTAGGCTATACTAATAGTTTTATTGAATATGAATTTGGGGTTGGAGCTGATGCTATGCAATCTTCTATTTATCTTAATGATAAGAATTATAAAAGTAAAAAGGATAAAGAAAGGGATCAAGCAGTAGAAAAATATGCTTCTCAAGATGCTGAAGCTATTGATTATGATGCAGCTAATGAAAGAGCTAGCTATCAAGATGATGCTTATTTTGCTTCTTTAGCAGGACTTAGCGTTACTACAGGTAAGAAAGCTACTTCAGAAAGTAATTCAAATGAAAATGCAACTTTAAATGATGTAGAACCAAAAGAGGATTATAAAGATGCTGAGCAAAAACCCTCATGCCCTTTTTAAATAAATAAAAAAATGCAAATAGTAAAAGTTTAAAATTATGCCTGAAAGTTGTTCAATTATACCAAAAGTAAAGAATAAAAAAGGCGAAGTAGTAGAGAGCAAGTTATTTAAAGACTTGCTCTCCTTTGCCAACAATGTTAGAAAAACAGCTAATGATATTTATCTTAGAACTAAAAGTGATAAATTCATTACTCATATACTTCCTAAATTAAAAGTAGATGATAATAATGAACCTTTAATATCTGAATTATTTAAAAAAGCAGGATTAGATAAATTTATAGATATAAAAGCAATATTAGAGAAACTTAATAGAGATATTGGTTTTTATAAAAAAGGACAGGAAAGGCCTGCTTTTTATAGAAATAATAATAAGAATGCAGAAATGCTTAAACAAAAAGCTATTAAGTTTAATAAAGAAAATGAATTTAGAGAAGATTATGTAGCACATGTTGTAAGAGTTACTAATCCCGAAGATACTCACCATGATTATATTAATGTTAAAGTAGAGAGAAAAACTCCTGAGTATTCTTTAGAAGCTAAAAAAATGGAATATAATGAAGCTCTTAATAAAAGAATTAGAGAGTTAATGCACAGATTAGGAGTAGCAGATACTGTAATAGATGCTGCTATGGAGAAAATGGGTATTAATGGTGTTACTGATTTTGAAGGAGCTGAAAGATTAGCTAATGGAATGATAGCTATGATTAAATTAGCTAAAGGAGAAAAAGGAGAAGCAGCTTTACCTGAAGAATTTGCTCACTTAGCTTTAGATATGTTAGGTGATAATCCTTTAGTTAGTAGATTAATTAATCTTATTATAAGTAAAGACTTAGCTAGAGAAATATTAGGAGATTCTTATGAAGATTATGTTATAGCTTATACAGGAGATAAACTTAGATTAGCAAGAGAAGCTGCTGGTAAATTAGTTGCTAGAGGGTTTCTTAATAACTATAGTGATAAAAATGCTCCAGTAGAGAGTAATAATACAGAGGGAGGTACAGATATTAATTATAAAGAAGTTAATACTATTGAAAATAAACCTTATACAAGCTTGCTTAAAAGAGTAATTCAAGCTATAAAAAATTTCTTAAACAAGTTTAAAGTTTCAGATTTTGAGAAAGCTAAAATTGAAGCTGATAGTACTGCAAATCAAATAGCTAAAGATATATTAACAGGAGCTTTAGAAAGTTCTATGAGTTTTGATAACCTTAAATTTAAAGATAAGTTATTTAATTTAGCAGAAAGAAATGATAAACTAAAGAAAACAGCAGAAAAACTTATTGAAAATGAGTTAAAGAGATTACATATTTATCAAAAAAGAAGTGAAAGATTTAAAGAATCTCAGACAGAACTTATTGCTAAAATGCAGGCTGCTCTTGATGAACATAGAGTAGTAGAGAGTATTATTCTGTTTAATGAAAGTGCTTTAAAACATTTACAACAATTACAAACTAGATTTGATAAATTAAAAGATCCTGCTGCAACATTGCAAGAGAAAGCTAAGATATTAATTAATATTCATAATTATCTTAGTAGTTATAATCCCATGCTACAAATAGTTAGAGAATCTGTATTAGATGAAGAATCTTTTGCAGATAATTTATTTGGTAGTAGAATAAGACCTTTATTAACACAAACATCAGAATTATTAAGAGATTTAAAATCATTCTATGATAAAAATGCAGTTCCTTTATTTATTGAATTTATTAAACCTTATGTAGGAGAAGGAATAGTAGTTCCTTTTGGTAAATGGAAAGGAAAGGTTATTACTGCTAAAACATTAGTTACAGAAGCTGATAAAGATATATCTTTTGTATCTAGATGGCTAGATTCAATGGCAGAAACTCCTGATATGATGCTAAGAACTATAGGTAGTATAGTTAGCCAAACTAAAGAAAAAGCTAGACTTGATACTCTTGATTATAAAAAGAGAATTGAAGCATTAGGAGTTGCTTTAAAAGAAGCTGGTATTGATAGCACAGAGTTTATGTTTGAAGTAGATAAAGATGGACATAAAACAGGAAGATATATCACAGAAATTGATTGGCAAAGATATAATTCTGACAAAGAAGAATTTTTTGCTCACTTAGATGATAAATATGGAACCACTCCAGTAGGAGTTGAAGAAAGAGAAAAGCAAAGAGAAAAGAGACAATGGTTTGCAGAAAATTTAAATAATGGTATTCCTGTAGCTAAATATCAAAATGAAGCATTTACTAAATTAAACGAAGCGCAAAAAGAGTTTTATAGAGGTATAATGGCTATTAAAGCAGAGCTTGATGCTATGTTACCTGAGCATTATACTAGATTAACTAATGCAGTTAAAATAAGAAAAGATTTAATAGAGAGACTAAAGTCTTCAAATGGTGTTAAATCAGGAGGACAACAATTATGGGAAGCTATTAAAGATGCTGTTATTAGAAGAAGTGATGATACTGATTTAGATACTAAAACTACTCTAAGAGATTTTGAAGGTAGAGAAGTACAATTCTTGCCTATTTATTATACTCACATGAAAGAAGGAGAGAGTGCCGATGATTTATCTACTGATGTAGTTTCTACTATGACTGCCTATGCTTCTATGGCTAATGATTTTAATCAAATGAATAAAGTAGTAGATGCTCTAGAAGTAGGAAGAGATGTACTTAGAAAAAGAGGAGTTAAAAAGAGTAGTGGTGGAAAAACATTAAAAGAGAAATTTAAAGAATTAGGCCATGAAGTTGAAAATGATTTAATTGTTTATGGAGATGCTTCTAACTTTATGGGTAGATTGAATGATTACTTTACAATGCAAGTATATCAAAGATATATGGCCGATGAAGGTACTACTTGGGGCATGGATAATGCTAAATTAGCTAATCTTTTAAATAAGTTATCTGCTATTAATATGTTAGGTTTAAATGCTCTTTCAGGAATATCTAATGTAACTACAGGTACTGTAATGATGAGAATTGAAGCTTTTTCAAAACAATTTTTTACAGAAACTAATAGTTTACATGCTGATAAATATTATGCAGGAGCTTTAATGGAATACTTAGGAGAAATAGGTAAATCTGTTAAAACTAGTAAACTGGCACTGTGGGATGAAATGTTTAATGTCTTACAGGAATATGAAACTGAAATTACAGATACAGAGTTTTTAAAAGGAAGGTTTGCTAAAATGAATTTATCTTCTGCATTAATGGTTATGAATCATGCTGGAGAACATTGGATGCAAAATAGAACTTCTTTGGCTCTTGCAGATGCTTATAAAATGAAATCTCCTTCAGGAGAAATAGTGAGTTTATGGGATGCTATGGAAGTTGTTCCTGTAGATAAGAATCATCCTGAAAGAGGAGCTAAATTACAAGTAAAACAAGGCTATACTAAAGAAGATGGTTCTGAATTTACTAGAGAGGATATTATAGCTTTTAGTAGAAAAGCTTATGAAATAAATCATCAAATGCACGGTATTTATAATAAACTCGATGCTAGTGCTGTACAAAGATTAGCAGTAGGTAAAATGGGTTTATTGTTTAGAAAATGGATAAGACCTTCTTGGAATAAAAGATTTTCAGATGTAGCTTTTAATTATGATTTAGATGATTGGACTGAAGGTTATTATAAAACTTCTGGAAGATTTTTAAAAGCTCTTTATGATGATATAAGACAAGGGCAATTAAATATTGCTGGAAGCTGGGAACAATTAGATGATGTTGAAAAAGCTAATCTTAGAAGAGCGATGACAGAAGTAATACAATTCTTAGCTGTAGCTATATTCTTAGGAGTAGTTAACTGGAAAGACAAAGACAAAGATTCTTGGGTACTTTCAATGCTTGAATACCAAGCAAGAAGATTATATACTGAGTTAGGTGTTATGATTCCCGGACCTCAAATGCTAAATGAAGGTTTAAAAATTCTTGATTCTCCTTCAGCAGGTATAAATACAGCACAAAGAACTTTAGATTTATTTAACTGTTTTAATCCTTATAATTATGAGGAAATTGCAGGTATTGAATTTGGAGGACAAGATGCTGTAATGAAGTCTGGTAAATTTAAAGGACATAATAGAGCTACTAAGTATTTATTTATGAGTCCATTCACTCTTGTAGGAAATACTATTTACAGAGATTTGCATCCTGATGAAAGTATTAATTTCTTCAAAAATAATTAATAAAATATTTTATTTACGATATATATTTTACCATAGTTTTTAGTTTTATGAAAAAAGGGATATAGATTAATTTCTATATCCCTTTATTTTTATTATTAAGGTTCAAGCCTTAATAAAAAATTTCTTAACCTAGACTAAAAGCCTACACAATTTAAAGCTTCTTCTTTTCCAATTTTTGGCAAACTATCAAATTCTTCTTTAGACATTCCATTATCTACTAAAGCTTGATATTCTGCATCAGTTAAAGTTTCCCAAGTAACTCCAAGAATATCTCTATAAATTTCTCTTAAATATTTATCAGAAGTAAGAATTTTATCTGCATCTACTTGAGATAAATACCTATTTATAGTTTGTTTCCATCTCAGAGTTTGATAAAATTTACCACCTCGCTGTCTATTATGTTCTCTAAAAGTCTTTTCAGGAGAATTTAAATATAGATCAAAATCATCAGGATATAATTCCATTAAAGCTAATACAGAAGTAAATACTACTTTATTTTCTCTTTTGGCTCTATCTTTTAATTTTTCCCAATTTTCTTTTAAGAACTCAATATATTCAGGGTGTTCTGTCCAATTAGCCATATACTCTCTTACAAGCTCTTTAAACTCATCAGAGTCCGTACTAAGAGCCCAGGCTTTTGGAGATTCTCTTACTTGTTCCCTAACAAACCTATCTCGTTTTTCTCCAACTTCAGCATCCCAATCTAAGATATTAGTAGCTCTTTTAAGATACTCTGTTTTACCTATTGCAGGATGTGCCCAAATTACTTTAGCATTCTTTAATTTTTTAGCTATGTATTTATTAGCTCTTTCTTTTGCATCTTGTAAATTAGTATATTCTTTATCAGTAAGGTATCTAACATAATCCCATATATCTTTAACTCTTTGCCACTCTATTTTAGCATTTAAAGCATTTCTAGCATCAGCTACCAAATAAAGTTTACCGTTTAAAGTTTTTGGTATAGCAGGGTACCTATTATTGCCTTCACCAACAAAGAAATCCAAGAATTTACCATGAACGCCTTCATTTAATTTTACTTCAGAACCTTCATAATATCCTAAATATTCTCCAGTTTCTTTATCAAAAATATCATATTTAGCTACTTTTTTACCAAATAAAGATTTCCACCATTTACCTTTATTTAATTTAGTGGTATAAGCTCTATCCATAACAAAATAAGTAACTGTCTGCTGATTCTCGGAATTAACAATTTCTGTTTTGAAATGAAAATATTTAAAATATTTCTTTATAATAGCTGCAATTTCTTCTTTTGATTTACCCATAGAATTGAAATCAATATCATGCAAAGGATTTTCTGAAGGTCTAAATAAAGTTCCTGTAAGAGCCATAGAAGCACTTCCAGCAAGAGCAATACCCTCATTAGTCATATTAGATATGATTTCTTCCTCATAAGGATTTTCTCTAAGAGCTTGTTCTATTTCAACTCTAACAGCTTTCTCTTTAGTTCCAGGTTTATAATCAGAATTTAATATTACAGAAGCATCATTAAGATGTATAGCATTTACTACATGACTAGCAAAATTTCTAGCCACTTCTAACTTTAATTTTGCTACAGGAGAAAACATATTAAAGAAATCATTAATAAGATTCCATAATGTTTTAACATAAGATTTGCCTTTAGTTTTCTCTACATCTCTATTAGATTCTAACCCATAATAATTTCTTAATTCAGCAATTATATCAGCTCCCACTTCTTTTAAATAAGCTTGTCTTTGTGCTTGCCAATTTTTTCTTAATTTCTTAGGAAGCCAAGGTAAATTATACTTTAATAAAGTATTGATATTAGGATTATGTTGCATCATAAAAGCTACTGCATAACCTACTCCTTCTGTAAGATCATCAGCATTTCTATAATTAACAATTCTGTTAAGAGCATCAAATAAAGGCATTTCTCCCTCATAATTACTAACATCTCTAAGTTTAATACCAAAATTAGCCAAGAATTTAGCAGTTTCTCTCTGCATTATTTTCAGATTCTCTGCTTTTTCTTCTTCTAATGCAGTATATTCACTCTTATCAAGTTCTCTTTTTTCATATACAGGTATTTTAGTTTTTTCTCCAGTTTCTTTAGAAGTGACTTCTCTTTCTTCTACTTGAAACATTTCAGAACCCAATCTCTCTAATCCTCTAATACCTCCTTTTGATATAGAACCCCAAGTAGATACTTTAGCTCCTATAGGAATAACCTTGTAAAGTTCTTCAAATAAAATAGCTCTTTCTTCTGGAGTAGAAGCACTAATTAAAGAATTTCCAAACTTACCATTATTAGTCTTAAAATGAACTGAATAATAATTCCCTTCATCATCTTTTACAAGCTCAAAATAACCTTTATTTTCCTTACCTTTAAGATAAATTCTGACACTTTTATTAGTTCTAGTGCTATCACTTCTCCAAGGTTTATCATACTCTTTAATAGTTACTTTGGAAGTATCTACATTTTCAGTATTAAAAGGTTTAGCCTTACTAATAGCGTTCTCATTCTTAGTATTAAACTCTTTATTAGCATAACTACCATTATAAATATTATGAAATAAAGCATTGATTGAAGGATTCTTTCTATTCCAAAATTGAATCTTATACCAAAGATGAGTAAAGAACTCTTTAATATTTGAATAAATAGACCTTTTATTATATCTATTACTTAATCTCTTAGAAGCTTCTGCTAATTGAGAAGTATCTCCTTCAGTAACAATAGATTGAAATACTGCATTAATACCTGCTTTAAGTTTTTGAGCTATAGAATAATCTTCATAATTGCTAGCTTGTACAAATCTTCTAAAATCTTCAGCTAATCTTTCCTCTAATTCATATTTTGAATAATAACCATATTTTTCTCTAGCCTCATCAAATATTTTATCTCTTGCTTTAGCATCTAATAAATAATGGAATACTGCATGAAAAGCTTCATGATAGGCAGTTCCTTCTGCTGCAACATCAGATAATATAATTAACCCTTTAATAGTTCTACCCCAAGCTTTTCTATCATTAACTTTAATTAATCCTTCAACTATTTTAAGTCTTTGTTCTCTACTTAATTGAGGTAATACTTTTTCTAAGAAAGCTAATTCTTGTTCTCGATCCCAAACATCATAATCTATTTTTTCTGATTCTCTTAATTGCTCGTCATCCTCGAATTCATCATCACCTTCTTTAGCTGCATTTTCTAAAGCAGCTCCAGTATCTAATTTTTGAGCTTCTTCTCCAGTTATAGCATCTTCTCCCATAGGTAAATCATCTGCTATTGTAGGTTCAATACCAGTAATAGCACCTTCAGGAATTAATGGTGTGTTAGTATTATCATTATTTTCACCATTCTCTCCTGCATTCTCACCAGTATTTCCTTCTGTAGGAGGAGTAGTTTCAGGAGCTTGTTCTTCAGGAGCTTTAATTTGAGATTCTTGACCACTATAATTATTAGCTTCTGATACTAAAGTTTCTTCATTAGCCAAAGAAAGAACCTTCTCAGGTTTAGCTTTCATTTGATTGAAAAATTCTTGTAAATTACTCATGGAATCTTCTAAACCTTCTTTATCAATAGCAGATTCTACTTCAAGTGCTTTACCATTTCCTAATACTATATAAGAAATTGCAGAATCAAATTTATTATTTTTATCAAGAAAATCAATATAAGTAGCATAAACAGGAACACCATTAATATTACCTAAAGGAATTAATTCTACTTTATGAACTTTGTGCTCAGAAGTAGTGGTTGCTGTACCAACTCCTTGGTCATTTGCTCCTGATAATTTAGTTATTTCATGCTCTACATCAATATAACCAGTAACTGTTTGTACTCCTAATTTTTCTGCTACTTGTTTAACAGCTATATTAGAGTTAGGTTTAGCACTACCATGTTTTTGAGGTTTAAAAATAGCATGTTCACTAGATTTAGTAGCTGTAGGAGCTTTTGTACCAGTATTTCCCTCTGTACCAGTATTTCCTTTTGCAGGAGGATTACTTTCAGAAGTAACTTTACCATTAGCAATAACATATTTTAGGAATCCTTCAAGTATTTTAGCTTTCTCAATATCAGTGAATTTATCATTATTAAAATATAAATCCATAGATTCTTTTGAGTAGGTACTTATTTCAATTTGAACCTTTCCATCAATAACTTTAATTTCTAAATTATCTATATAATAATCTCCCCTAGGCACTCCTTCTTCTTTGTTATCAACTCCTTCAGCAAGTTCTAGTAATCTTTCTAATGATATTCCTACAGATTCTGGAGTAATTGAAAACGCTCTTTTAAAATCTACAGTTCTATAAATTTGTGTGAGAACACCTCCTGTTTCCATTACCATTGCATCATATCCTAGACTTTTAAACAATTCAATTGCTTGTTTATCAGTAGGAGCTAACTTTTGAAGTTGTGCTAAAAGTGCTTGAATACTAGCAATTAACTTATTATATTCTTCAGATTCTTGTGTATTAGTTCCAGGAGTATTAGTATTAGGAGTTTTAGCTTTAGGAGGATTAGTATTTGGGTTATTAGTCCTAAGAGCTAATCCTTTAGCATCTAAAGGAACATTAACATTAGGATTATATTCAATAGGAATACCCGACTCTCTTTTAGCTTCTGTTATTTGGTCATCATTATTGAAAGTAAGTTTAACAGGTACTATTTGTAAATTATGAACAGGAATACCAAATTGAGATTCAAACAAGTTTTTATAAGCAGATAATTGTAAAGTGTAATAATCCTTATTACTCATTATTTGCCAACTAGCTTTTGTCTCAAATTTAGATTTATGATTTTGATAACTATGGAAGGTATATTGAGAAGTTTTAGCATCCCAAATTTGCACATTACCAGTCTTCTTATTAATAAGGAGCATATCTACTTCACCTGCTATTCTCCTACCATCTGGATATTTATGATAAATAGTAATATTATCTGTCATAACAATCCAATCTTTTTCTAAAGCTTCTCTCATTTTAGTAAATGAATCTACTATTTTGTCAAAAGCTTCTTGAGTCATATTAGTAGGTTTGGTAGGAGTTTTATTAGTAAATATATCTCTATAAATACTATCAATAGCACTACCAGCATCTAAAGCTCTTTGAGACTTAGCTCCTAGCATAGAATCTCTTACACTATTAAGTATAGCGTTTATATCACTATTAGATAATGATTCTACACCTTCAAATTGATCTAATTTAATACCATATTTTTTAGCAATACTCTTTATATAAGCAGCTAATGTAGTAGTATTATTATAAGAATTTAAATTTTCTTTAATTTTATCTAGATCTTTTTGTTTACCTTCTGATAATGTATCTGTACTATTAGATCCTAAAGCTTTATGTACTCTATCATAAGCATGGTATTCTCCATCTTCTTCTCTAATATAATAATGTTCACTATCTGTTCTAGTTTTATCTATAGCAGCTTGAGAAGATTCTATGGTTTGTTTAGTAGCTTCAGCTTTTGAAGTAGTGTTAGTGGTACCTCCGTTATTCCCTTCTTTATATCCAAGAGTTACTTTTACTTTCTCAGCCTCTTCTCCAGTAATCCATTTCTTGTTAATAGTATCTAATACTTTTCCTTTAGGAGTAACACATTTTCCTTCAGTAATATCAGGACCATTTTTAGTATCTCCAAAAGTTTTTTGTGCCCATACTAAAGCCATTGCTAATAGCTCTTCTTCAGTAGTAGGTTTATGAGCCTGTTCTCCTTCTTTTCTAATAGTAACAGAATTTAAATCTACAAAGTATTCAGTATTATCTAATGTATAGCTAACTTCATTAGCATTGGTTCTATTAGTACTAGGTCCTATAGGATTAGTTCTTCTTTCAGGATTAACAGCTGCTTGAGATTTACCTTCTGCATTAATATATTCAGTAGTAAACCAGTTATTTTGAACTTCAGCAGAAGTAATATTTGAAGTCAATACATTACTTTCAACTAAATCATCATTATAACTACCTTCATTAATCATTCCAGAGTTTACCTGAATAGGAACATTAGCAGATTGAAGAACTTTAGTCAATTCTTGTACTATGGTTTTATGAGGAATTTCTTTTGTTACTTCGTGCATACCATCATCTTCCATAATCATTTGGGTAGAAGATATTTTAATATAAGAGACTTTCTCCTTTCTCCTCTTATTACCTTGACCATCATCTTCATAAATCTCATCTCCATTAACATCTCTTTCTACTTGTATAATTCTAATAGCAGTATCTCCGCTATTTTCTATTAAATCAATATGAAGATTTCCTGTATAAAGAACTCTACTTAATTCAGAAAAAGCTGCATTTAAATCCTCTTCAGTTAATACATCAGCCATCTTTTCAATAGCTTCCATAATAGCTTTACCAGTTTTAGTTCCCGCTACAGTAGCATCTGAAAGATCAAATTCACTAGCATTAAAATGTTTTACTCTTACAGCTACTGGAGAATATGTTCCTCTAGCATTAGGAATAAGTAAATAAAGTCTACCTTCTTTATTACTAACATCTTGTAATTGTTCTATTTGAGAAGCAGCAATTTTACCATTAGTAATAAGAGTGCCGTTTCTCATAATAGCAAACATTGGATGTGAACCCTGTTGTTGTACTTTAGGAATATCTTTAAGACTCTTTTCTTCACTATTGTAGCCTACTTTACCAAGCATTATTCTATCTACTTTAGTATTTCTAGTTTGAGAAATAAACTTCTCTGAAATATTATTAGCCTCAGCATATTCTTTTCTAACAGCATCAATAACACTTTGTAATCCTTCAAACTTAGCAATACTACCAGGAGATTCATCAAGAGAGCCTATTACTTGACCATCTTCAGTTACCATAAAAATAGTAGGACCTTTATGCCAAGGTTTATCTTTAACAGATTCCTCAAATTGAGGATCTATCATAAATCTTACAATAGCTCCGGGTTTTAGTTTTCCTTGATTTACATATTCAAAAGCACCATTTTGCTTTAAATAATTATAAATAGCAGAAAAATCCAATCCTTGTTTTTGCATTGCTTCATCAAAAGGAACAAATACTCCACCTTCTTGTGACCAAATATAAAATTCAGGTACAGCAGGTCTATAATATTTACTACCCTCAGTAGCTTGATTGGAAACAGCTCCTTTTCCTATTTGCTCATTTTCTTGATTTAATTCTTCACCACTAATATTACCTACAGGAGCAACATAAGTATTCTTGGGAGGAGTTGTAGTTTCTACAGGGTCTACAGATGTAGTACCTCCATTATTGGTAGTAGTATTATTACCATCATTAGGAGGAGTTTCAGCAGTAGCTACAGTTTCTTCTACTGTAGGAGCAGATTCAGAAAAACCACCTTTAAAGGATTCAGATTTATTAATAGTGTCCATAGCTTTTCTTACAGCATGTTGAGCACTCATAAAAGCTTTAGCATTTTCATCAGCAGTAGCTCCTTCTTTTGCAAACATACTAGCACTATTATTAATAGCATCTGATTGAGGATTGGAAATTTCATCAAGTGTTTCTGCATTTAACTTATGCTTATTGAACAAAGCTTTAGCATTTTGTCTTTCTTCTGCTGATAAATCAGTGTCTTTATCAATTGTATCTAATACTTGTTTACCATAAGTATTAACCTTTCTTCTATTAGCTACTACTTGATTACCTTCTTTCTCCATTTCAGAAAGAATATTTTCAACATCCTCAACTTCATTTTCATTGTAAGCATCCATAACCATAGCATCAAGCTCTGATTTAGTTTTAGCTGTAGAAAATTTAGTCTTTAATGGATTTTTCTTTAATTGCTCTTCTGCTTTTTGAGCAGCCTTATCAGCTTCTTCATGATCCTTCTGCATAGCTCCTGGCTCATAAAGATACTTATTAATTCTATTTGAAAGAATAGTACTTCTATTTAAGAGTCCTACCATATCAAGAAAAGACTGCATTGTATCCATAGCTTTATTAGGATCCTCTATAGTAGCAAGTACATCAGCTGTTAGCATTAGTCTGGCATTTTCATTTTCTTGCATACCAATCATTAAAGCAGCAGTTCTATGATCAGCTTTATATAAAGCTTCGAGCCAGCCTTCATAAGACATTTTGACTTTTTTACCATTTTTATCAAATCCTATATAGTCTAATGATTCTGAAGTTTCTGCTTCTTGAGTGTTAGCAGTTTCTTCTTTTTTATTCTCTTGAGTTTGCTGAGCCTGTGTCTGTTGTTGTGCCTGAGTTTGAGTTTGCGCTTGTTCTTTAGATTTTTTTGCAGCTTCTTTTTTTGCAGCTTCTGCTGCTCTCTTTTGTTCTTGTATTTTATTTCTTCTTTCTCTTAAAGCTTTTCTTTTATCTCTACTTTCTTCAGCTTCTTTTTCATTTTCATCTAAAGCTTTATCAAACCATCTAGGAATTAAAGAATCATAAATACTTTGACCTATATGAGACATACTTCTAGATAGTCTGTTATGCCCTCCATCAGCTTCTCTATGATTTTGTAAAATCTGTGATAAAATTTCCTTATTTTTATCCCAAATTTCTTCGCTTCTTTTAACAGACCTCTTTCTATCTACCTCCATAGCAGTAAGCTCTGCTAAATCTTCATCACTCATGTTGTCTCCATAAGAAACATCAAAATCATTTTTAGTAGATTTATACTCTTTATATAAGTCATCGAATTTCTTTTTCTCATCCTCTAACTTTTTAATCATAGTTTGCTTATCTTCCTCATTATCTAGATTAAGATTAGCAAAAGGACCTACTTTTTTACCATTTACTTCTTTAGAAGTTCCTTCTTGAATAGCTTTAAGATTTTCATCAGAAGTATCAAATCCTCCCATAGTTAATTCATGAAAATCATCAAGATAACCCGCAGAATCAAAAGCTATCATTGTACTGACAAGACCTGCTAAATCAGCATTCTCATACTCAAATTTGTCGTTGTTTTCAATAGCTTCATTCATGTCATTGTTAGCCTTAATAGCAGCATTTATACCTCTATATAATTGAGCTTTATTTTCAACAGCTGCATTAAGTCTATTAACAACTTCATTTCTTCTATTTACAGTTTCATTATAATCTTTAAAAGCACCATAAGCACCTCCTTCAAGAACCACAGGAGATTGTAATTTACCATTAGCATCATGTATTCCTCTAAATCTGGGCATTCCAAGTACTCCAGTAAGACCTCCAATAAAAAACTCTTCCCAAGCACTTAAATCTTGAGCGGTTTCAGAAATACCTCTTGCAGCTTCTTTTATCCAAGAAAGTTGTTCTTGAGTAGCATTAGGGTCTCTCTGCATCTTATAGTAATTAACTATATCATCTCCATAATAATCTGATGCTATTTTACTAGCAGCACTTTGCGCGATTTCTTCACTACCTTCAGCTAAGAAATCCTTAGTTAATGCTTTAGTTACTCCCCAAGCTGCATTACCATTTTGAGCAACATATTTTCCTTCTTTCTTTAAAATATTACTTACAGCTCTCGAAGTTTTAAATCCTCCTGCATAGAGTTTACCAAATTCTACTATATTAGAGAAAGTAAGTATAGGGATGTTCATGAGTAAATCTGCATTACCCATTTTTAAAACATCCTCATCTATTTTCTTTTTATCATTTTCATAATTCTCAATTTCTTTT